TTAGAAAAAAAAGTATTAGAAAAAAAGTATTAGAAAAAAAGTATTAGAAAAAAAGTATTAGAAAAAAAGTATTAGAAAAAAAAGTATTAGAAAAAAAAGTATTAGAAAAAAAGTATTAGAAAAAAAAGTATTAGAAAAAAAAAACGGTGTTGAAAAGTTGAAAGTTTTCAACAATATTAAAAGTAGTTTTCAATATTTTATTTTCCTATATATTTCTTCTTACCGGACCTTTATATATATTATTTGCATCCGTTAACATATAAATAGTATCTGGATTTTTTTATTTTATACAATTTTCGGAACAAACATATTTTAAAATTTAAAGTATCTGGCGGACCTTGGAATCCATAATTTACAATTTATCCATAAAATCAATATAAAAACTACTTTTAATTTTTGCTGCAATGGTGTATAATAATAGTATCAAATATGAAAGTAGGAATTAGCAATGGAACGAACAAAAGCAAATAATCAATATTTTGGAAAAGCGTTTGAAATTTTGGTGGTGGAAACACTAACCGGAAAAACCCCCGAAAATTCAGTGCTTGAAAAGTTTTCTGATTTGTCTGAAATTCGTGCGGATGTCAACAACTTTTTAACGACTTTTGGTAATCATAAGAATGTAGAATGGTGTGGAAATCATACTAAAACCGCCGTGTGTGATTTGATAGCAGACGGGAAACACATTGAATTGAAGTATACAAGCAGCGGAAATGGAACTTATTATAATACCACTATTTATCAAATGATTGAATATGGTTTTGATTATAGAGATTATATGAATTATTTTGCACTTTATGACGGCATAGCAACAATACCGAACATAACCATAAATAAAAAAGCAGGTTCTCCAGTATCTGTTGAAGATTCGCTTTACATCCGGAACAATTTTCCAAATGAATATGATTTTATTTCGGGCATTGAAAAGCGTTGCCGTGAAAAATTTGTTAATGATTTATTTGACTATTTTTCACAAAATTTTAATGTTTTTATTGACTTTTTGAATAAAATGTTAAGAAAAGAAACAAAAAATGGATTGCCGGACACAATTTATATATATAATTATAAGAAAAAAGAAACAAAAGTTCTTGAAATTGATAAGATTTTAACAATTTCGCAACATTTAGAGCTAAAAAAGACAACAAATTCTTTAAAATATGGTAATATTCGTATTGCTTTTGGTTGGCAAAATGGAAACGGTTTAAATAATCCAACTATCAGAATATTTATAGATTAAAAGTATTAAGAGGGCAAATATTTGTCCTCTTTTTTTTGTGGTGCGGACCGTTGAATTTGAAATAGACTGGCGGGACCAATTACGTGATAAAAAGAAAAGAGGGAATCCAAAAGGAAACCCTCTTTATTTTAGCCTTTAAGAATACTTCTTAATCTATAATCAATTTTCTTTAAGAACGACAAGACTTCTTCTTCTGTTATATTTGAATTATTAAAACCTCTAAATTCTACTGTTTCATTCATTGATGTGCTATATCGACAAGTATAAACGCTTTTTGATTTATCATTTTTCCGTCTGATAAAATAAATTAGAGAAAAATTTGCAGCAATATCATCACAATAATAGTATCCAACACAATTATTTTGTTGTTGTCCTTCTACAATTAAATCTTCTAAAGAACGAGGAACAACGACACAATAATTTTCTGTTGTCATATCTTCTATTTCAAGAATTTGTAATTCATTTTTAGCAATTTGTTTTAAAGATTTGGCGTTTTCTTTTAAACAATAGATTTTATAAATGCGGTTAGATACTTTGAAAAAATCGTCTTGTGGTTTAATTTCTTTCCATAATTCCGGCATTTCGTCCAATAAATTAGTAATTCTATAAAGTTGTCCTTTGTTTATTTGTTTTTCACTATTGTTTTTCAAAAGTCTTGCTAATTTGATAAGGTCTTTTTTTTCAAAAGCAAAAGATTCATCGTCACCGAAAATATCTGGATATTTTAAACATACTTTTTGTAAGTCTTGTGGTATTTGCTGTTTAATTCTTTCAAGATTTAAGAATTTACCATAGTAACATGAACTGAAAGGTACTCTTTCATCTAAACAGAATTGAATAAATTTACCGTTAAACATTTCGGAATCAATACTAATGCGTCCGTTGAAATTTAAATTTGGATACAATTCTTTCAAGGAAATAGCTTTGTCTATCAATTCAATTTTTTCCCACTTTACATCATATTCAGTTAAATATGGGTTAAAAATTGTTGATAACAATTCATATAGTAAAATTGTGTCCACATTAGCACAAATATCTCCGTTTTCAGTCAACAGAGAAATGACACCGCCCGAAAAATTTAAGTCATAATCTTCAAAATTGATTAAAGCTTGTTTTTTAGGAACATCAATAACCATTTTGCGTTTACTATCAGCATCATCAAAAGTATAAACACCCTTAACTCTTGTCAAAAAGAACATAGTTAAAACCTCTTTTCTTTAATTTCTATAATTATTATAACACATCTTGCCCGAAAAGTCAAGTAAACTTTTTATTGACAAATTTTTAAGAAAATATTAGAGAGCAGGCGGGACCGTAGTATGGTTAAAACAAACGGGAATCTTTCAATTCCCGAATGCTTTTATTATTTCAAATTATTTCTAATCATTTCAGCAACTTTTTCGATAATAATCATATCATATCCATTTACATCTTGATTATTTTTATATCTATATTCTACAATATCTTGCTTTTTAATATTATAACGACAAGTAATATAACTTTTTTTTAGGGCTATTGCTATGTCTAATGAACAATATTAGATTTTCACCTCCTAAAATTGATTCGTTATAATAATGTCCAACACAATTATTCTGTTGTTTACCTTCATCTACTAAATCTTCATAAGTTTGCGGAACTACTACAATATAATCGTCAAAGCATTTGCCATTCATAAAATTTAATTGTTTTAATTTAAGACTTAACATATTTTTTTCTTCTTTCATATTATAAAAATGATAATTTTCATAATTCTGAAATACTGTTCTATTTGTATCAAGTAACTCATCACTAATATTGTATATTGTAAGGTAACGAATAAGTTCAGATAATCTGCTATATACAGCTTTTGGATTGTCTGAATGAAAAGTAGTGTATTTTACAATTCTTAAAAGTTTTAATAAAGTTGAAGTGTCTAAAAGCTCTAAAGATTCTATTGAAGTTTGTGCAAAAACAATAACAAAATACGGTTTTAAATCTTTTGGAATAAGACTATATGCTTTTATGCTCTTGTATCTGTTCATTGAGTCGTGATTCACGGGTGCTTCCTCTTTTGTACACCATTCTAAATAATCTTTTGTCAACTTATTATGATTAGCGAAATAGGGATACATCGCTTCATTATAATCTAATTCTGGATACTGTAAAGCCATAGAAAGAAAAGCTTCTCCATCCCTATATGCTTTAAAGTCATTTTCGTTTAAATAAATAAATTTCGACAGAATCTTCTTTCAGTTTCAATTTCAATAGTTCCCTTATTCTTTTTCATAGATACAATTCTCATTTCAGTTTCCTCTTTCCGCCTTATCGGCTTTCTTAATTTCTATATTTATTATAGCATATCCAGAATCAAAAGTAATTATGTTTTTCTAAAGTGATTGTAAACTATCTATGAATTGCCGCCGACCGGGACCGTATACAAAACAAAAATAGGGACACCCAATTTCTGGGCATCCCTTAATAGTTTATTCAAATTTATATCTTATTCTTCTGCTGCTTCTGGAATATCCTCTTTTAATGCGTCTGCTTTTCTCTGTGCTCTTTCCGCTCTTTCCTTAATATCACGAGCAATCTTTTCTTTCTTTTTACGGGCATTTGCTGCTTTTGTGTTCTCTTTTGCTACTACGTAATCGTCATAAGCAGTAGCAGCTTCTTCAAAGTCGAAAGCCGGAACAGGCTGTTTAGAACGAACAGTTTCAAACCAGTTCTTAATTTTTGGGTCAATAGTGACAACTACATCTTGTGGGAATCCGTCTGAATCAGTCAAGGAAACCTTGAAACCGATTTCATTTGTCAAGCTATTAGTACCTGTTCGCAACATATGAACATTTTCTTCACCAAACTGCTCTGTTAATGTGTTGATGAAGAACTCAACCATCTTCTGCTTGATAACGGTTTTCATCTGGTTGTTGGTGGTAGAAGCATCCTGTGTGAAGTTAATCATGTTTTCCATAAAAAATTCCATTTCTCTGTTTTAACGACTTTATCAGCTGTCATTCTCTTTACTACTCTTATATTATATCACATTTTTCTCAATTTGTCAAGTAAACATTTTATGAACTCTTTACCATTCCTTTCTAATTCTATTCGATTGCTATCGTTCTTTTCTTTACCTCTCTTTCTCTCTTTCACTATAATTATTATAGCACACATCCGGCAAAATGTCAAGCAAAAAGTTTTCAACAATAGCCGCAATTTTTTGTCTATTTTGACGAAAACGGCGGTTGCGGACCTATCATCTGTAAAAAAAACAAAAAAGTTCATAAAAACCAGTATACTTGTTAATTTTAAAAGCGTATAATAGAACTATAGCTTAAAGAAAGAAAGAGGTAAAACCGCATGAAAAAAATTATTGTATTAGATACAGAAGGCATGAGTTCTCATAATCCATATAATATCGGTTATGTTGTCGCTGATAGAAACGGCAATATTTATTTAGAACGAAATTTTGCCTATTTGCCTGCTATCATTGAAAATGTAATTGATTGTGAACCAGCAAAAGAACTTGTTATTCGTGGGGCTTCTGAAATACTTGAAACCGAAAAATATTTCTATGTAAGGGATAAACAAGAAATTTTAAACACTTTAAGAAATGATATTATAGATAATAAAGTATCTGATATTTGGGCTTATAATTGCCCTTTTGATAGTCGAATGTTAAGTAAGCTTTTTGGGGCTGAATGTGTTGAAGAGTTAGGTATCACATTCAAATGTATTTGGTCGGCAATTGTCTTTAGCAAACTATTGTCTAGAAATTATTTTAATTTTATTGAGAAGAACAATTATTTAACAGAGAAAGGCAATCCAATCTCAAAAGCTGAAATTGTTTATAGATACCTTTTTGATGAAAATAATTTCATAGAAGAACATACTGCTTTAGAAGATTCTAAAATTGAATTATCTATTCTTTTGAAAGCCTTTAAGACTAAAAAGAAATTAGTATGGGATTGCCGCCAACCATGGAGAATACTAAAAGAAAAATATGATAAAGAGAGGGGCTAAACCCTCTTTTTTTTATCCGCAGGACCGTTGATATTAGGACTGTTGGTCAGGACCTTTCGTAAGAAAAAACAAACGGGAATCTTTCAATTCCCGAATGCTTTTGTTTTATATATTATCGTTAATAAAGTCATTGATATAATAAACAATTTTTTCATCAGCATTATCTATATTACGATTATTTTTGTATCTTGCTTCTTCTACTTTTTTGTTGTCTATACAATAACGGCAAGTAATATAACTCTTTTCCGGTTTATCTTTCTTTCTCAAAAAGAAGATACAATTATTGCTATTTTCTATACTATTATTATAATAATATCCAACGCAATTATTTTGCTGAAAACTTTCGTTGATTAAATCCATGACGTTTTGTGGAACTACTACAATATAATCATCAAAACATTTGCCATTCATAAAATTCAGTCTTCTTAAAGTATTTTCAAAAGCTTCATTATTCACAAATTTTTGTTGTTCAATAATTCTATAATTTTGAGATACAGTACGGTTAGTGTTTAACAGCTTTTTGTTTCCGTCTGTTAAATTATGTGTTAACTCGTATAATTTTTCAATATCATTGATGGCTTCATCTGCTCTTAAATGACAAACAGTATACTTTATAATTTTCAATAATTTAAGAAGTGTTTCTCTGTCTATATTTTTAGTTACGATATAAATTTTCATCATAGCATAATATGGTTTTAATTCTTTTGGAATAGAATCTTCTAATTTCTCTTGATAATATTCTTGTGTGGTTCTCAAACAAACAAATTCATCATGTTCTCTACACCAATTTAAATAATCTTTCGTTAATTTCAAGCCACACATATCATCTAAATCTACACGGTATTCTAAATCTGAATTTTGTATAGCAATAGAAATAAAACTTTCTGCTTTATGATATTTTTCAAAAATATTGCCACTCATACGAATCAAAGAAGAAAGTAGGGCAGTTTCTCTGTCATAAGCCTCTGGGTGCTGACGATATATAAAATAAAATTGTGTCACATCAGACGGCAACTTTTTAATTTTTTTTACCATTAGACAAAATCTTGTCATTCAAAAAGTCGATAACATAAAGTTGGTTATCTGTTTTAATTTCAATAGTTCCCTTGTTCTTTCTCATGGATACAATTCTCATTTCAGTTTCCTCTTTCCGCTGTCTAACAGCTTTCTTAATTTCTATATTTATTATAGCATATCCAGAATCAAAAGTAATTATGTTTTTCTAAAAGAATCATGAACAATTCATTAAAATGTGCCGCTAAGAATTTCCATAATAGAGTTGTGGACCAATAGCTGTAAAAGAAAAGGCGGCAAGTCATAACAACTCACCGCCATGTTTTAACAGTATTCTTTTAAGTATTCCACTTCACTAATCAATTCTTCTTTTAGGTCTGAACACAGCCAAAATTGATTGTTAAAAGTAGTAAATGGTTCTTTAGCCAAAAGTCCATTCAAAATATCATTGTTTGAAATAAAGTCGGTTAAATCAGTTTTTGCTTTTGCTAATTTGTTCGCCATGGTAAAAAATTCAGTTAGCTTTTGAGAATCCTCTTCAATACAATTCCAAACATCACCATTTAACATTTCATCAACAAAATCGAGTTCACTTAAATCAATAGTTTGTTCTTCTGAAAGATTAAAAAATTTCATATTTCCTCCTATTAGATAAAACCTTTAAAACCTGTTTTTGCTTTGTAGATTTGTTCTAAATGATAAACTACATTTCTTTTTCCTCTGAAATTTACTTGAACTGCAGACACTTTAGAAACAATTTTACCATTTCTCTGAAAAGTTCCACCGCCATCTTCTCTGAATTGTCGGCACACATTGTTATTATCATCGAACAGTCACATTTCATCAGTTCTTTCTATTGTTGAAAATTTAGGTGTTCCAAAGTTCACAATAGCAATTTCAGAGATAAACGGCAAATTCTTTTTAATCCATTCCATTTTCTCTTGATAACAAATTTTTAAATAATCATCACTAACATTTTTCGGCAACCACGTTGAAACGGCGAATTTTACACCAATTCCCAAAAGCTTGTTAATGATAGTATCAAAAGATTTGCGTTCAACCATAAGCATTTCTTTTTTCGAAAACATACCCACTTCTTCACGCTCAATTCTTTCAATAGCTTTTGTATAACCTTCATTATACAAATCATACAGAGTGTTGTCCAAATCAAATACAATTTTTGTTTCCATTGAGATTTCCTCTTTTCTTTAATTTACTATAGTAATTATACCACACTATCCCCACAAAGTAAACAGATATTTCTTTAAACAATTGTAAATTGTCTATGAATTGCGGGCTGCGGACCTATGTTCTGTATCCTTAACAAAAAGTTAAAAAACATTTCTTATTATATAGTAGATTTTAGCGGCGACCTGTGCTATAATAATTATAGAAAGTTAAGGAAAGGAATTGATAAAAAATGTGATATTGTTCATAGAATGTTTACTTGACAAATCAGCAAAAACGTGTTATAATAATAATAGAGTTAAGGGAAACCGCTCTTAACCACAACTTATTTAAAAAGGAGATTTTATTTATGGCTTATTATGTAAAGAATTTGAATGACTATTGCGAAAAGTGTGTTGCTGAAAACGTATCCATGTTTCAAGGCTCTGAACGATGGGGGTTGCTTGTAAATTCGCCAGCTGGAACGGTTATGATTGTAGACACTGAACGAGGACTTTCGTGGGCTGCTCACTGTCATGAAGATGATGAGTTTGATTTTAACATTGGCTTTACTTATGCCTATCACCGAATGAAGGGTTGGGATTTGCCAGAAGAAAAGAAGAAGCCAAAGGTAAAGATTGAAGCACTTGAAACATTTGATACTTTTATGTATTGTGGGCATAAGTTTAGATTTTTGGGATATACAAAGTACGGAAATTATGTAAATGCTGAAATGATTGGTTATGAAGGCAAGTATGCTACCTTTAGTGTAGGTACAGAGGTAGAAAAGGTATAAAGAAAATGGGGATAGGTTAGAAATAGCCTATCCCTTCTTTTTTTTTGCTGCCTCGGACCTAAGTTTTATTATTAAAAAAATAGACCTCTCATTTCTGAAAGGTCTAATAATTTTTATTTAAGATAATTGTTGATTAATTCATCTATTTCTTTTGTGAAAGTCCAGAACTGTTCATGGGCTTCTTTGTTATTTTTTTCTTTCAGTTCAATTGTTTTTCCAGAATTTACATTATAACGTGCGGTTGCTACTGATTTTTTAGGGTTGTCTTTTCTTCTGATAAAATAAATATAATCTCTACCACAAATAATATTATCATTGTAAAAACTACCAACGCAATTATTTTGTTGCTTACCTTCGTCTATTAAATCGTCAAGCTTTTGCGGAACTACTACAATATAGTTCCCTTTAGTGAATTGGTCTATAAAGTTAATCTTTGTTAAGTTTTTAATAAATAGTTCTTCTTCTTTTTTATCTCGATATTCTCTTATTATTTCTAAATTTCTTTCTATACTTCTGTTAGTATCTAAAAGTTTTAGCCCTTCTTCTGGATTCTCCATTAAAAAACAAAATGTATCGTAATCAGGCACGACACTACGATAGCAGCAAAAACTATTTATTAAAGTCTTTTTAACAATTTTCAAATAAGTTTTTCCACATTCAGTTTTTAAAAAGTTGATAATATTGGTAGAACTCATAATAAGACTGTTTAAAATTAAAGCAATATAAGGATACCATTCAATAGAAAAACTTTCTTTTATTTGTTTTTCTAAAAGAAAATTAATCATATTTTCATATGAAAAAATTTTTCTTTTTTCTTTTAACCAGTTAATAAAACCAGCTGGAATATGTGCTTCTATTCTACTATTTAAATAGCATTCAAGATTGTTTTCATAACAAATAGAAATTGCTGATTCCAAACGTCTTAAAGACGCTAAAATAGATTCTTCTCTTCTGCACCACCATGGAGAATAACGAAAGAGAATAACACCTTTTATTTGTGATAAAAGGTCTTTATGATAGTCTTGATAATCATCAGCATCACAACCTATATGAATATACTTTTGTAAAACAGTAAAATCATAAAATGTTTCATCTAAAAGACTATCATATACAGTTCCTTTATTCAAATCAGCCACACAATAAATATCGGGTCTTTCGGTATAGAAATAAAGCTTTTCTTTCTGCTTTTTGAAGTTCACAAAATCCATAGTAAAACCTACTTTCTTTTTAATTTCTATATCTATTATAGCATGAATCGCCCGAAAAGTCAAGTAAACTTTTTATTGACAAATTTTTAATAGAATGCGCCGGGACCATAAAATGATGCTCTTAACAATTTGTTAAAAATACTTTTAATAAATATAGTAGATTTTAACGGCGACCTGTGCTATAATAATTATAGAAAGTTAAGGAAAGGCGGTAAAAACTGATGGTAAACAAAACAAAAACGGTTGAATTTATTCGTTTCTTCAACCCAAAAACGCACAAACTAATTTTCAAAATGCCGACAGTAGACAGTGGTTCTATTCTTCTGGATTCAGAAATTCGGCAATCTGTTCCTTTTAGTGTTTATAGCGAAATTTATAATGCTATCACTGGAAAGGAATTAGAAAGCGATGGTTTTTCTACTTATGATTTTTGTACTAACTTTTTGGAGCAGTTTGAAGATGATTCAGAGGGGACTTATTGCTATCTTAAAGATGAAAAAAACTTCATCGACTTTTGTTCAGAAGTGGTAGAAATTACCTACCCAGAGAACGCTGACTATTATCTTGTTCAATGGGAAAATAGTTATGGAAACTGGCAGAACGACAATAGTTTTAAAACATTAGAGCAGGCGTTAGAATATTGTGATAATGATTTAAACAAATATGAATTGATGAGAATTATTCCGCAATATTTCGGTAAATATTTTCAAGAAGAACCAAAAGAAAGAGGTATTTAACTATGGAAAAGAAATATTTTTATGTAGACAACCTTCATGAATATGGAAAACGGCTTTATAGAAAGCGGCTTCCAGAAGATTGGATATTTGCTAACCTGTCAGAAGATGTTTATTGCCTTTATAATGAAAAAACCAGAAAAATTGTAATGTCAAAGAAGCATCCAAAAGACAAGCCAGATATTTACATTGCTTTTGCTATTTGTTACCATAAATATATGGGTTTGGCTGAACCAAAAGAAAGATATGTTTTTATGGAAGTTGTCGCTTCTAATTTAAAGATTGGAGATAATTTTTATCTTTTGAAAAATTCAGTACGACCATTAAGATGTTGTGGATATGGTAAAAATAATGACATTTTGTATGAATTAGTTAAAGGTCATAGTGATATTTTCAGATTAAAACCTTCTACAACTGTTTATATTAGAAAAGAAAACAAATAAATAAGGCAGGCGGTAGATTTTTTCTATCGCCGTTTCTTTCGACCGGGACCGTAATAATAATAAAGTAAAGGGGCTAAATCAATAGCCCCTCTTATCATACTTGTGTCCATTCTTTTTCTTTAATATCACTTAAACTCAACTTTAAATCACCTTTAAAATTCTTTACAAATTCTTTCGCCTCTTGGTAAGTCTTAAAGAAAGCAATGGGGATAGGAAAACGAGCGTTATTATCAGCAATATCAATCATATAAAAATCAGCTTTTTTCTTTTGTGGAATCAAATAAAAATAACTATGAAAAGTTGGAGTATGTATTTTTTCTTTTAAAACGAATTTAAATGCTTCAATCTTGTCCTCCCAGTTATCATCAATAACAGTATAGTATTCAGAACAATGTTTACAAAAATTAGAAAAGCTTACATTGTCTAATGAATCCTTTGCCATTTCATACATCCTGTAAAGAATACCATTTTCAAAGCAGCATTCTTTAGAAGCATCTCTATTATTATTATTTGTAGTTCCAATATACATATCGGTTTCGACATTAAAAATTTTATAAGTCATTTTTATCTCCTCCATCTTTTTAAGATGATATTATTAACATTCATATTATTTTTATTACAATATTCCATAGCAGATTTATAATCTGAAAACGCTATTTTTAAATCGTTGCATTCAACTAAATAATAATCAGCGTCTACCACGTTTTTTTTGGAACTAAATAGAATCCATAATAAGGGCTATCAGAAGATTCTTTCATTATATCTAACATTTTTTCTCTTTGGATAAATACCTTTTCGCATTTTGAAAAAAAGATATGAAGTTTCTCACAAAAAAATTGAATTGTTGTATCAGTTAAATACTTATGTGTGTAATCATACATTTTAAAAATAGCATCATCTTTTAAATAACAATACTTCACATAAACAACTTGTAATGTAAGAAAATCATCTAAATAATTATTATTATACTCTGTTGACGTTATGTATTCACCAGTTTTAATATTATAAACCTCGTATGTCATACTCTTTTCCCCTTTTAATAAACAATCAAATAATCATCAAACAAATCCATATCATAAGTCATTCTAACTTCCATTTTACCAATGACTTTTTCCGGCACTATTCTATTTCTTTTTAAGTTTCTTTTGTAGCAATCTTTAATTGGTGTGGACATTTTTACACCAATTTTTGTATAGTCATTAGTCAACAGCTTTAAGATATTCTCTTTCTCTTTCCGGCTAATATTTGTAGCGTCATAAACAATGTTCTTTTTTTCTTTTGCTGCTTTTGCTATTCGATTAAACACTTCTTGAAAAGTTTCTCTGTTGTGTTGTTGGTCTTGTTCATTTCCCCATAGTTCCAGTCTAATAGAATCAGAGCCAATATAAATAGCATTATCCAATTCTTTTAGCTTTTCTTTTGCCCATGTAGTCTTTCCAGAAGCTGGAACTCCAATCATTAAATAAATAGTCGGCATTTCTCTTTCCTCCTTAAAAAATGTAAACATATTCTTCTTTCTGAATCTGAATCGTTTCTTTTGTAATCACATCTCTTGCAGTTGTTTCACCTGTTTTAATATAGAGCCGTCCGTTATACTTAAAGCAAGAGAAATAAATAACAGTAGAAAATCTAATCATGATTAGTTCTCCTTTCCATCTTTTAAAGCGTTCTTTAGGTATTCAACATAGCTGCCATAGATAGCAGACTTCTCTTTGTGTTCACGTTCTAATCGTTTACATTCCAAAAGTAAATCTAAAATTTCAGCTTTTGAAACTCTCCCACAACGATATAGAATCAGTGCCACGGCAATTGAATTTTCCATTTCAACCGCTCCTTTCCTTTACTGTAATTATATTATAGCACACTCTTCTCAAGAAGTAAACAGATATTTTCTAAAAGAACTATGAAATAATTGTAAATTGAGATGCCGGGACCATGAACTCATTTAACCACAACAATTTAAAATTTCTTAACAATTGTTCACATTTTATCTATTAACAAATGCCAAAAAAGATGCTATAATAATAACATACTAAAGAACAAGGAAAATTCTAAAAACCAGAAAGGCTTTATATTATGGGAAAGAAATATTTTTATGCAGACAACCTTCATGAATACGGACGTAAACTGAGTTGTAAAACTAAATTATCTCCTACCCATTGGAATTTTACCGAATTAGAAGAAGGCATCTATTGTTTGTATAATAAGAAAACTGGAAAAATTGTAATGTCAAGGAAACATCCAGAGGATAAACCAGATTTTTATATTGCCTTTGCTATCATAAAATTATGGGATGGGCAGAGCCAAAAGAAAAACTCCATGTAATTAAAAAGGCGGCTGCTCATTTAAAGATTGGAGAAATTTTCTATTCGGGAGAATCGGAACGACCATTAAGATGTTGTGGGTATTCTAAATATGGAGATGTTTTGTATGAATTTGATGGAGGAAGCAACACTAATATTTACAGATTAAATTCAAGCATGATAATTTACATTAGAAAAGAAAACAAATAAATAAGGCAGGCGGTAGATTTTTTCTATCGCCGTTTCTTTCGACCGGGACCATAGTTTTGTAAAGCAATAGGACTTCCATTTCTGAAAGCCCTACTATTTTTTAAAATTCAAAAGGCCAAGTTGGCAGTGCTCCCTCTGTTGGTAAGTCATTCGCTGCTATCGTTTTAACCCTTACTTTTTTATCATTCTTAACTTCTTCTGTTTCTATAATTTTTTTAATAAATTCACTTGATTTGAGAATTGCTCTTCCATCTTCCTCTTTAGACACTTTATCATTAAATTTGTATCTTGCTTCTACTGTTTCTTTAGTATACACATCGAAGCGACAAGTAATATAACTTTTTTCTGGTTCATTCTTTTTTCTAATAAAATAAATAAAACCTATTCCATTACTCATGGAATTATTGTAATAAGACCCTACACAATTGTGTTGTTGTTCACCTTCATCTATTAGTTCTTTTGGCGTTGTCGGCACAATAAAACAATAATCTTCATAAAGCAGATTTTCTAATTCTTTAATTCTCTTTTGATTTTTTTGAATTAGTTCTTGTTGCTCTTTGTCTTTTAGTAATTTATAATTTTTATCTACGGCTTTAGCTGCTAAAGCAAAAGAAGATTGATTATCTATTAGTTTTATTAGTTCAGGGAATTGACCTACATACATAAGCGTATATTTAAGTGCAGAGTAACCGTTAAAAGCATAGCAACCATATTTTAAAACACTATTCTTGTAAGCCCTTAAAATTTTTACTACATATTCTTTTGATAATCCACTTCTGTTTATTTCTTCAATATATTCCGCCACCAATATTCTAACATCTTCTGGATAATCTTTAATCTTCTTACTCGATTGAAAAATTTTATAACTACTGTCATTAAGCATTAAAGAATTCTTTAAACAAAAATCCACAAATCCTTTCGGAATGTCGCCATCATAATCCCAAGAAATACGTAAGTTTGGATTAGAAAGCAATAAAGAATAAATCCTATCTCCTTTACGCATTCCGAAAAAGAAATCATTTTTTTCTTTTTTCAAACTAATAGTTTCAAGAATATAAACTTCCATACTAACATAGCTTTCATTCTTTTTTGTTTTATCTGACTCTTCATAAAGACCAGAAATAAAGTTTATACGCTTTGCTATATCATGGGCTTTAGCCAAATCTTCAAATACCGTTGTTCTCATAGTTTCATAATCAATAATTTCTCCCGTTTTATTATTGATTATAATTTCTTTTTCAATATCAACATAAAGTTCCCATTCTTTATATCGAATAATGTAAATGTTTTTGTTCTTTTCAAACGAAAAATTTTTCATAGCTTTACGACCTTTCTTTCATTTTCTATATTTATTATACCACATCTTTTTTCTATTGTCAATTATTTTCTTGTTAAATTTTTGTGAACAGTGGTCGGACCTTTGCAAGATAATAGAACAGAGGACTTGCGGCAAGCCCTCTTTATTCTTTTAGTCAAAATTATATTTCATTTCGGTTGTTGGCGGCAATGGTTTTGTTTTAATTCTTTGGAGAATTCGCTGAACCTGCAGAAGAGAATTTTTTACTTTTCTTCTCTCTGTTCTTATATTATAAAGTTTATCATATTGTTCAGCTTTCTCTTCTATTGTCAACTCGCCATTTGCTTCAATCCAGTGTAGAACCTTTTGCTGTTTTTTGTCTAATTCTGATTGCTTTAGAGATAGGTTTTTTGCTTCGTTCTGCAAGTCCTCTAAATAGGAATTAAATTCCATAAAATATTCATTTGTTCTTACAAAAGTTTTTTCCATGATAGTCTACCAACTTTCTTTTTTTTTATTTTTCTTTCAGTAATAATGGTTCTCTTTAATTTCTATATTTATTATACCACATCAAGAATTAAAAGTAATTATTTTTTTCTAAAAGAAATGTAAACTGTTTATGAATCGCCGCTAATGCGGACCTTTCTTTTCTTTTATATTTTCTTTTCTTTTTATTATTTATATTGTTATATATATTAAATATTATTATAATAATTTTTCTAAAAGCTAATTAACTAACCCCTAACCCCTATAAAATATTATATAATATTTCTATGCTATAAGTCAATATTTTGATAATAGTAAAAAAAGAAAAATAAATAAAAAGAAAAGCGTAGCAATGAACTCGCCAGCGTTAGCTGCCGAGAAATTCAGGTTCTTAGGGCGTAATTTCACGCCCTAAGGGGGTAGATAGGGGTTGAGAAACCCCTATCAAGGGGCTTGGGTAAATTAAAAAGAAATTTTATTGTTAAAAAGGCTTGCCGGGCTATGGTTTCATTAGCCGCAATAATTAAAAGTTTATTCACAAATGTTCATAAAAATTCAATTGCTATTAATGTCAACTTGTGCTATAATTATAACATACTAAAGAACAAGGAAAAGTTCCCAAAACCAGAAAGGTATTTATCATGAACAGAATCGTAAAAGTTAGTGGTGTAGAAATTGTATTGAATGGTCATTCAGTTTTTCGGTCAGCAGACAAAAGCTGGCATAATTTCGTTCCGATTTCCATTTACAAAGAAATGGCGGCAGCAATTCATATTGACTTTACGAATCCTTTTGATTTCATTTTCGACAACATTAACAAACTTTATAAGATAGGCATTCTCAGAGATACAACAATTGAAATTGAAAAGTTCTATAAAGAGGGTGATTTCTATGCGGTTCAATTTTATGATGATGATAGTCCATACAACGAAACCAGAACAGCAATTTGTTTCAATGACTTTAAGGCTGCTTGTGAATGGGTTGACAAACACGATGATGAACGCTATGAAATTGTGCCGCAAAAATTTGGTCATGAGTTTGTGAACTATTGGGATTAAAAGAAGAAGGGCAGTAGTTGAAAAGCTATTGTCCTTTTGCTTGTGGCACAGGACCGTTAAAATGAGAGGATTTTTGAAATAAAATTCCTTCCTTTTCGGCACCTAATAGGTGCTGGATTTTAATAAAAGTTATTGATAATACCGTTAAAAATTCCCGATAACACTATTGAAAATTCTTTTCTTTCACTTTATTCGATTACGTTGAATAAATAATAAATAAATACCTGACAAACTTTCATCCCCGACCTGACAAACTTTCATTTTGCCTTGAATTTCTTTTTCGCCCTACCTGACAAACTTTCATCTGAAACTTTTTTAAGTTTTCTTTCATTGTGATACTTTATAATGGGAATCATATTCCTATTAAAATAAAATAAATTAAATATAAGGTGATGTATTTTGAAAAGAGTAAAATCATTAGAACGATATTTTTATGTTTTAGATTACGAAAAAGAAATTAAATCTAAACTTACATCTAAACAATTCATAGCTTATACTTATTTGTTATCTATTTCAAAGTGGGATTCACAAGCAAAAGAAAGACACACAAATTTATAACAATGGCGTTCACGCTATTGACGGGGGTACATGGATTTATAAAGATACAAGTGGCAGATATGGAGGCTATTATACTTTTGAATGTTCAAAATGTGGCGAATTAGTCACTTTATGCGGGGTCGATGGAAATTAAAAAAAAATAGGGGTCGGTTTATTTCAAGCCGGCTCTTATTCTTTTATAGGGTCTAAATAAAATGGCGGAATAGGGGTATAAAAATTTGATACGTTTTAAATTTCAAATTCTCATAGAAAACAAAAGTTGACACTACAAATACTTTATGCTATAATATAACCATAGTAAAGATAATACTTATTCCCAAAGGTATTATCAAAAGCAATGTTATGTGGTTCTAAATCTCCCAGTTCAGGACCAATGAAATTGACAAGAGAGAACAAGTAGTCCTCCCAACTGCCTGCTCTCTCAATGCTTTAGTTATAAAAATATTCTTTAAGTATCTTAACCAAATAGTTCCAATCAGCATAGGTATAATCTGTTGAATTATGTAGCCAGATGTTAACGATACAAGCAGCTACATAGATAACTAAAGTCAACATAGCTAAAGTGAATAAGAATTTAACAATAGCCCGAATAATAAGAATAAATTTTTTCATGGTTGTTTATCTCCCTTTTAAAAGTAGTTTCAATTGCTTTTCTTTTCTTTTTCTTTCTACCATCTATTATAACGCACAAAAATTAAATATCTGTGAAATCAGAAAAAATTTTTATGAAAACAAAAGTAAATAATTTGTTAAGTAGTTTGCCGCCAACTCAAATATTTTATACTATAGGCATTAAAAAATAAAGTAATGCGGCGGCTCGGACCTTGAAATCATGGAACTTTTAGAATTAACAAATTGTTCATGGTTATTAACAAAAAATCTATTTACATTTTTAATTATGAAATTGTGAACATTCTGTTACGAAATCGAAAAAATTGAGTTACGAAAATTCACCGGACCGTAATAATTGATTCACAGAATTTTAATATTTTGGATTGATTGGCGGGACCGCTACAACCCAAAAAAAAGAAACCGCACACCACAACATTTTCTTGCTATGGTATGCGGTCTATGTTTTAGAATGTTTTTACAGAATGCTGGCTAACTACCACGTCACCAAAGACTGTTGAGAAATGCCGTCCTACTGGAATTTCGCTGTAGTCATGCCATTCATCAATAAAGGTGATACACGGGGAACTATAAGAAACGTGTTTCATAGTGTGAATAGGTGTGCCGCCTTTGATAAACAGAGTGCCATAAAAACAGAATACATCTTGCCCTAACGCTGCTGTCATGATGTTTTCAGCGGTTCTTTGGAACATTCCAAACTCAAATATAAAGCGGTCTATGCTCCAACCGTTTTCGTATCCGGTTTTCAAGAGTTTGTCGGCTCTGTTGTCAATGTTTTCAAGAAGCAGTTGTGTATAATATTTCATAATAGAACTCACTTTCTGCCCATTGTGGGCGGTTGTAAATCAGCCCCACGGACGGCGGTCAATTCCATCCGTGGTAACTGGTCTATTTGGCTTTTAGTCGTTGATTTTCGGCATAACATCATCACACGGAACTACAACTGGTTTCCCCGTCTGAGGGTGTGGCATTTTGATGAAAAAGCTATGTGGACATTCATTGAACCACCACGAGCATATAACGCCTATTGGAACTTCTGAAAGTTCCTTGTATCTTTCGCCCTCTTCGGTATAGAATTCTGACCCTTGAATAGTAAATATAGGGTCGCCATCACTGTCAAAAAATGTTCCGAATCTGAAAACAGTTCCGTTCTCTTTCTTGAACTGCTCGAACGCAAGAGCGTCAAACAGGTTAAACAGTTTATGTTCCAAGAAGTTCAACTGCTTCTCTTCGGCTACTGAGTCTGAGAAATTGGTTATCAGAATCCGTTCAGCTTCTTTATTGGCATAGCTGTCAATAAGAGCAACGAGTGCAGCAGTTTTAACAATGGTATTATCAGCTGCATCCTTAATGATGGTAAGAACTGATAAATATGAATAATCGTAAGCAAACATAATATTTCTCCTTTATTGTATATCCCCACGGGTAATCATTCCACCCGTGGGAATTTACTTGCTTGTACGTTGTTGGTGGTTTATGCGAACTTCAAGATTACAGGCTTATGGTCATAGTTAAACATCAGACTAAAGTTTGTTAGCCCTATTTCTGTAGCCCCTACGCCGACAGTCGATAAATAACCGCCGTATTTTACAATATCTTCAATCTGTTCAGCAGTGAATTTTTCCTTATTTTCAACCGTCAGAATATGAATCAGAGAATCAGTCATCTTCTCTCCTCTGTTCCAAATGTTGCGATGAATGACTTCCAGCATATTATTCCAGCACCGCTGAAAGGTTCTTTCTGTCAACCCTTCTGCGTTGTTTTTCAGAATTTCTACAACGTATTGTGCAGAAAAAAGAAATTCCATATCGTCATGTTTGTGTGCCGCAAAATAACGTGCCACGTTGGACAGGTTCTTTTTTGCGGTTGCGGTATCTGTATTGTTGAACATAGTAAATCTCACTTTCTCCCCGTTATGCCGATAGGACAGCGTTATTATATTGTTAACCCATTAAAAACGTAGGCATAAAGCACGTATACTTTATTCCGTGAGTTTTGCCGTAAGCGTTGACTTTTTTTGTAGTACCATCAATCTTTACAGAGATAGCACACTTAAAGTCGACAGTTAAACAACGCCGTTTTCCATCCTCTGAATAAAAGCTATACTGCCCATCGTATTTTGCAGTGGCATCTTTCAAACACCACGCAGATAGCTTCTCAGCTATAGTTGTACCCTTGCAGTGGAACACTTCTAGTATATGCCCCATATTCTGCGGTATTCTATCATAGTCACCATTTTCAGCGACAGATAGTACTTCCGCTGACATTTTTGTAAAGTCAGCTATAGTGTAGCTTCTGACAGGTTTTCTTCCGCTTGCTACAAGTGTAGCATAGTTGGTAGACGAAGCCCGTAAAAAGAACTCTTGCTTTACGGTATCGAACGATAGCCAATCCGTAGGAATAGGATTATCCCTATTGAATAGGTATTCTTCGATAGTTTTCCCGTCTGGTGTGGACAGAGCTACTACATAATTACTCTTTCCGCCTATGCGTGAATTCACCATGCAGCTTACTACAGTTTCGGCGTTTGCTATAACGTCAATTTTAGCAGTGTTATTGATTGCTGTTTTTTCCAAAAATCGGAAAAATCCAATCTCTGGCTTATAATAGTAATCGTTTTTCTCACCGCCTAAACATTCCATTTTAGCAGCGTAAAAACTATATTTTTCGCCGTTGGTGTTTACCAATGTTATTGTACCACGCATTTTTTTCACCGCCTTTCTGTGTTTTTATTGTATCATACTTTTTTCTTTTTGTCAATAGGATTTTTGAAATTTACAAATTTTTCACATTTGTTTTTTCGTTTTTGTTGCGGTGTTTTGTTAACCGTTCCACGTCCTGTTGACATTATTTATTATAAACGATGCACCGCAAAATGTCAAGCATTTTTTTCAAAAAAAATAGAATTTTACGTTTTGCACAAAAAGGTTTACAATGCTTTATGCAAAATGACGAAAAGAGGGGGGGTCTGTTTCTGGCAAAAAGTGGAATAAATCCGATTTTCGGCGGGACCTAGCAATAAACTCCCAGAAGTATTTTTTAAAATTAGGACCATTCTCAGAAGTGATTTTTAAAATTTGACACCACTTTATTTCAAATGTTATACTATTATTATAGGAGGTGATGTGTGTGAATTACTATCTTGATTTCGGCATTTATTATTCAAAAGATAGATGCGAATCAATTAAAAATTTACCATTCGATAAATTATCAAGAAAAGAATTAGAACAAATCGCTGATTTTATTTTATACGGAAAAGACGAAGATGGCACTTCTTCAGTAGACCGCAAAGAAGTAGAAATTAAGACTAAATTTAATACGTGGTCTAAAAAGAAACCTGAATCGTTAGAAGCTTTAATGGAAACACCCGGTTTTAACGAAGCAACATTAAAACCACTAACACCATACAAAAAACCAAAGCCGCAAATTACCGAAAAAGACTTAAAAAATGTGAAAGGTTTGGCTGAACTACAAGAAACAATTAAAAAGTTTTCTGATTACTTAAAGGAGCACGGCGATTCTCTTACTAGAAGACAAAAGTATTTGCTAAATCATCAGCTAATTTCATTGCGACAACAGCAATACTTACTTTTGGGCGACCGCCGAACATCTACGCCAAATCGTTTACAATATTTTGATTGGGAAGCGGCGACACACGTAGGTTTCCCTGTGTATCCAAGAGGTGTAATGAGAACAGAAGACGACACAGCTTTTAAGTTTCCAAGAACCGATTCAACAAGAGAAGCAAAAGCAATGCCCGACCCCAAAAAACTTTATTTTAGTTTTTTAGAGCCTTTTCATATTTATGAGTTAATTTTGGCGTATTATGACTTAAAGGCTTTTGTAGCTGAAATGCCGGATTCCCTCATTCACAATTTGCTTTGGACTTTGGATTTTTATATTAGCGCCGCAAAGCTAACACCAGAACAATTACTCATTGTCGAAGAAAAGAAAAAAGGCAAATCAATTAAAGAGATTGCTGCCACAGTAGAAAAGCAAATGGGTATTCATCACCAAGAAAATTATATTTCTACTATTTGGGGACGTATTACAAACAAGATTGCCGCCGCTGCCAATTTAAATTATGATGAGTTTTTATGTAAGGATTATGATAAGGCATGGAAAATTTGTTCATCTTGCGGCAGAGAGTTATTAAGAGACCCACGTCAATTCTCACGTAAATCCAAGTTGCCGGATGGCTTAAATTCTAGATGTAAAAAATGTGAGAGGGAGGCACGTAGACATGAAAAAGAATTGGGAAAAATTGTTTCAAATAATGAGGGATGATTTTCAGCTTACAGATTTGATTGGTTTTGCCAGACTTTTGGGCGTAAAGGAAAATGACAATTTTGAGGATTTTATGGTTGAAATTTTAGATTCTTACAATCAACAAGAAAAGAAGCGACAACGGCTACTTTTATCTATGGCACGTGATGTGGCGGCAACCAACAAAGAGCTAAAGCAAAAAGACAAATTGGCGGAACTTATTGAAAAAGGTTTGGAGTTAAAAGGTGATTAACTATGGGAAAAATTTGCTTACGTTGTGGACAAGACAAAACGCCTGCCAACTACATTGCTCTTAACCACAATTTGCTGCTTGGTGATAGTATGCCTGTATGTCGTGATTGTGTGAACAGTATTATTGCCGCCGACCCATCGTGGAACAGCGTTAATAAAATTTGCCAGATTATTAACATTCCTTTTGTGCCAGAAGAATGGAAAAAGATTGCCGCCGCAAAGGGTAAAGATGCTTTTAGTTGCTATTGTAGTCTTTTTCGACAAAAAGAATATGAGACTTTGGAATGGCAAGAGTATAATGACTTGTATTTGCGACTTAAAGATGCCGATAAAGTTGAAAGAGTGCTGCCGGAAACACAACAAAGAATGGTTAAGCAGCTTAGACAAAAGTGGGGCGAACAATATGATGAAAAGCAATTGGACTATTTGGAACATTTGCATAAAGGGATGCTTGAATCTTCTAACGTGGTCGGTGTTCTAAATGAAGACCAAGCATTAAAATTGTGCCGCTATAGCTTGATTCTGGAAGAAAAAATTCGTGCTGGCGATGATATTTCTAAGGACTTAAAGGCATATAATGATTTAATTGAAATTGCGAATTTGAGTCCTAAGTTGATTAAATCAGAAGACGAGTTTGAGGGCGTTAGTGATTTAATGAGCTATGCTGAAGTTTTAGGCTTTAAGCCGAAGTATTACACCGACATAAAAAGAGATGAAGTTGATACTTTGATACAAAGCACAAAAGCTTATGCTCGTTATATGTATGTAAATGAAAGCGGCATCGGTGAAGAAATTAGAGAAAGAATTGAATCACTTAAAGTTGCCGCAGAACTCAGTGGACAAAATTTTGACGAAAAAGAATTTATTGCCGATTGCCGTAATTTTGCCGAAGAAGATAATGAAGAATTTAATATTGATTATTAAGAGGTGAAAGATTTGAATGTTTACTGTTGAACAAATAGAAAACACTTGTTCAACATTAGCAAAGGTAGCGAAAAAGAAATTTATTATTGACGGAGTAGAAGTTGAAAAAGGCAGTTTAATGACAAAAAAAAGAATTGAAGAAAATTATGAACTTTATACGAAATGGTTAGAACACTGGATTAATTATCCAGACCTCTTCAAACGAGGAGCATAGTGATAAAAGCTATGGAAAAATTTAAAATTGCTGGGAAGTCCTAAAGCTCTTTTGCCACAATAAAAATCCTAAGTTTTATGAAGGAGCGAAAGCAGAAACAAGTAAAGAGATGAGAATAAGGAGAAATTCATATTTTTAATAATGGGCAATCAGCATCCGAATTAGGGGGCTTAAAGATGGTAAAAAAAATAGAAGAATTTCAAGCAGAATTGACTAAAAGATTTCCATATAATAGTATTGAAATACTAGAATATAATGGAGCGAGTAAAAAAATTATTTATAAATGTAATATATGTGGACGAATTTATCAGAAAGCTAAAGCGAATCATCTATATGAGAACAAAACATTGTGTCAAAAGTGTTATTCTGGAAGAGAAAGTAAAATTAAAAACAAATTTTTAAATTATTTAAAAAAACGTCCAGATTTAGAATTATTAAGTCAAACTATTTGTATTTCAGAAAAAGCAAAAATTCGTTGTTTAAAATGTCAAAGAATATTTTTTGTATCTTTGTCTAATTTTGTAACTAGAGCAGACCATTCTTGTCCTTTTTGTGGAAAGAATGGCGCACCAATAGACCAATTAGAAATGGAACGAAGAATGACTGAAATAGGTAAGAACGATTATGAATTAATAGGATATAAAAACTTTACTACCAAAGTAAAAATTAGACATAAAAAATGTAACTTTATTTTTAATCAATTACCAGCGAATTTCCTTAAAGGTAGAGGGTGTCCAAAATGTTATGGTACTATGAGTATTGGAGAACAGAAAATAGAAGAATTTTTAAGTAAAAATAAAATTATTTTTGAAAGACAAAAAAAGTTTGAAGAAACAGGAGAAAAAAGATTTGATTTTTATATTCCTGAAAAGAAAACTTTAATAGAGTATCAAGGAGAACAACACTATTCTCCTATAGAACATTTTAGAGGAGAAAAAGCTTTTGAAATAAGACAAAAAAGAGACGAAGAAAAAAGAAATTTTTGCAAAAAATATAATTATAAATTAATAGAAATTCCTTATTATCATCAAAACATTTTATCACAATATTTAAGCCAACTAATAGGTTCAACGACTATAAATATAGATTCAAGCGAATTGAAAGAAAATTGAAAATAATATAGTCTACTCTTATAAGAAATTATAAGCCATAAGGGCAAGAACTAGCGATTCTTGTTAAATACAATGTCGTGGATTTAATAACTCCAAGAAGTTCTAAATTTTCTCTTAAACTTTTTCAACGTGCTTTTTTACGAGCGTGTTTGCGGCATGGACGTGTTGATACTATTGCTCCTCGTGCTGCCGGAAAATCGTTCATTTGTGTGCTTGCCTTAATTTTAATTTCTGTTTTCAGACCCGGCAGCCACCAGTTTATGTGTAGTCCGGGCAAGCAGCAGTCAGTTAAGATTGCTTCTGCTAAAATACAACAGATTTTCGAGTTATTACCGCTCTTGAAGAAAGAAGTTTTAATTGAGAAAAAATCGAATGATTATTATACTTTGATTTTTAGAAATACTTCTATTTTAGATATTTTAACACCTCTTAATTCCACAAGAGGGAATAGAGCGAATTGCGGCATTCTCGATGAATATCGTGACCACAAAGCAGAGGATATAAATGAAATTATTCTACCTTTATTAAATGTTGATAGACCAATGAAAAATCAAGATTATAATGAATATGAGCCACAACAAGTTCAGTTCTGGATTTCTTCTGCTTCTGATAAAAATACCTATTGTTATGACAAAACAGTTGAATTTTTTGAAGATTCTATTATAAATCCGGCTAAAACTTTTTGTTGGGGATTCGATTTCAGAGTTCCTGTTTCGGCAGGATTACTTTCCAAAGATTTTTTGACGGAATTAAAATTATCTGGAACTTTTAATGAATTGGGTTTTGCTAAAGAATATATGAGTAGATTTGTGGGTTCATCTAATGATGCGTGGTTTGACTATGAGAAATTATTGAGTTGCCGCCATTTGGTTAATCCCGAATCTCATGCTAAATTTAGAGATGACATTGAATCTTTTTACGTGATTTCGGTGGATATTGCCAGATTAAAATGTCAAACAGTAGCAACAATTCTTAAAGTTTTTCCAAGAAGAGATACTCCATGGAAAGTAAATTTGGTAAACTTGTTTGTATTAGGAAAAACAGAAAGTGAAAAGGTTTTTGATAAACAAGTTATTGAATTAAAAAAATTAATTGAACTATTTTGTCCGAAAGAAGTAGTAATAGATATAAATGGCATAGGTGTATCCTTCGCAGATAGCATGATTAAAGAATCTTTTGATGCTACTACAGGAAAAACTTATCCAGCATATGGGTTTTCAAACAGAGATGAATATAGAAACTTGCAGCCCAAAGAAGCTAGAAAAATTCTGTATGGAATTAAAGCAAATTTAGACCTTAATAGCCAAATGCATTCTATTCTTTATTCTAAAGTTTATTCTGGTTTGCTTAACTTTTTGATTCCGGAATCAGTAGCAAAGACAAAATTAATGTCTACTCGGCGTGGGGCTAAAATGTCACCTGAGGAAAGAAATAAAAGATTGTTGCCACACGAACTAACAACTATTCTTTTGGATGAAATTATGAACTTAAAACAAAAACCAACAGGAAATAATAATCAAATTGTAGTAGAACAAATTAATAAAAGAATGACAAAAGATAAATTTTCCGCTTTGGAAATGGGAATTTATAGAGTTCAAACACTTGAAAATGACTTTATTAGTAAGAGACAAAATCGTGGCTTAGGGCGGCGACTTGTTTTTACCACTAAGGCAAGGGGGTGAGATATATAAATACACAAGAACTAAAAGACCAAAGAATACTGCAATTTAAGAAAGCATTAAAAGACATGATTGCTACTTCTAAGGCGGCTTACGTTCGTTCTGATGCTAAATCTTATAGAGAAAGGAATCCAATGTATTCTAAAGAAGAGATTAAAAGAATTGTGGAATGCGGCGACCCAATTGAACGAGCGAAATTGAGCGAATTCTTTTTTGCTACTTCTGGTCTTTATAAGAGAATTATCTTACACTATGCGACTTTTTTAACTTATTCATGGGTGCTTGTGCCGCACATTAAAAGTCCAAGAGATAAAATTTCTAATAAAAAAATTTCCCAAGCTTATTATAATGCTTCTGATTTTTGCACTTCTTTTCAGATAGAGAGAAAATGTACATTATTTAGTAAGGATATTTTGGTAAAAGGTGCTTATTATGGACTTATTCATGAAGATGGCGATTTTGTAGCAATTCAAGATTTACCTTTTGACTATTGCCGTAGTCGTTTTAAAAACTCTCATGATGTTGATATTGTAGAATTTAATATGGCTTTTTTCGACACTATTAGAGATGAAGCATTAAGAAAAGAGATTCTTGAAACTTACCCTAAAGTAGTTCAAAAAGGTTATTACAATTATAAACATAAAGGAAAAGATAGATGGATTTTCCTTCCTGCTGAAATGGGTATTTATTTTTGTTATTTTGATGAAAGACCATTCTTTTTAGATTTAATCCCATTGTTAGATGATTTGGACGACTATAAGGACATTGACAAAAAACGGAATTTACAAGCTTTAAAAAGAATTCTAACACAACAAGTAGGTGTAAATGGAACTGAATTGGTTTTTGAACCAGATGAAGCAGAAGTTATGCATCAAGGTGTTGTTGATATGCTAAGAGATAATCCAGATGTGGATGTCGTGACAAGTTATAATAAAATTGACTTATTAGATTTAAGTGGCGATAGCGATGAAAAAACCGAAGTCGAAGATGTCCAAAATCTTATCTATGAATCTGCTGGTATATCAAAAGAACTTTTTTGTGCGACAACAGAAGCAGGAATTAACTATTCTTTAAATAATGACTTAGCTATGACTATGATTTTAGGAAATCGTTATGCTAACTTTTTTACTGCTCTTATGAATTACAAGTTTAGTAATGCTAAAGTGAAATTTAAGCTATTGATTTTGCCCATTAGTTATTACAATAGTGCTGATTATACTTCTAGAGCAAAAGAATTGGCAGCATTCGGCTATAGTTTCTTAACACCTATTCTTTCTACTGGTGTAGACCAGACTAATCTTGCCGACTTAAAGACGCTTGAAAATGATTTATTAGAACTCGATGAAGTGCTAAAACCATTACAATCTTCTTACACGCAGTCCGGCAAAAAAGCGGGAGAGCCAATTGAAGGAAATGGTAAAGATTCTACAGAAGATAAAAATAAAGAAGAAGAGGTGAATACTGACAATGAACAAGAAGAAGATTCCAAACAGACTTGATATTAGTCTTTATGGCGATATGACAAAAGTAAATGATATAACGTCTAAATGTAGAGTCCGCATTTTTTATAAAGGACTTAATAGAAACCGCACTTTTATATCAGAAGAATTTGCTAATAAACTTATTGCTTCTTTACCATATGTTCCAATTAAAGGAATTTTTGATAAAGATGATGTAGATTATACAGACCATGGTTGGAAAAATTCAGATGGAAAGATTTATGGAATTGTTCCAGAAAATCCTAATTTTGCTTGGGAAAAGCATTTAGATGAAGACGGCGTAGAACGTGAATACGCATGCTGCGATGTTATTGTTTATACTGCTTTATATCCAGAAGCTAAAATTATTTCTGGTAAATCTCAATCTATGGAAATTTATAGCGGCACTTTAAAAGGTCAGTGGAATATTTGGGAGGACGGCGACCCTTATTTTAATTTTGAGGATGGCTGTTTACTAGGATTACAAGTTTTAGGTGATATGACTGAACCATGCTTTGAAGGAGCGGCGTTTTTTAGCTTATATAATGATGCTAAAGAATTAATTGACACAATTAAAAGCTTTAGTAAAAAAGATAACAATGATAATAAAAAGGTAGGGGTGAAAAAACCAGTGAATACAAATTTATTTGGCGTAGAAGCAGAGAACTTTTCTGCTATTTTTGCTATGCTTAATCCAAATTATGAAACGGAAAAAAGTGAAACATTTGATTCTGCAATTTTTAGTTTAGATAATGACGTAGTTTCTTATGTAAATAAGGATGGTGTTCATTATAATAAGATTGAAAAGGATGAACAAGGCAATTTTACTTTAGGTGAGTCTGTTGACCCTAAGGAAATGACCGTCCTAAAGGATGAAATTGTCACCTTAAAATCTCAGTTAGAAGAAGCAAAGGGAACTTCTACAGATGATGATAAGGACGCTTTAGCAGACTTTCAGAAGAAATTAGATGAAAAGGACGCTGAAATCGCAAACCTAAAAGCCAATATTGTAGAGTTTGAAAATGAAAAGACACTTTTAAAAGGGCAGATTTCTGAACTTTCAGAATTTAAGTCCAATATTGAAAATACTAAGAAAGAAGAAATCCTTGATAAGTTTTCTGAATATCTAAATGATTCTCTTATTGATGAATTAAAGGGTAAGATGGATAAGTTTGCTGTAGACGATTTTAAGAAGGAAGTTTGTGCTACTGCTTACGACAATAGTTCTACCGCTTTTTTCTCTAAGAAAAAAGATGAATCAGATTTAATCTACAAAGTTAATGTAGACAATAAAGCAGAATCGGGTATTGAAAGATTATTAGATAAATATAAGAATGGGGGTAATAAGTAATGGCAATTAAATTTTTCGACTGTCATGGTTTTGGTCAGATTGAACCAAATCAGGTTTGGTTTACAAGAGCTGGTATGATTGAAGCACAGTGTGCTTTAGACCCAGAAAAGTTTGCTTCTCATTTTCCAATGACTGATACAGAAGCAACTACTGGCAAGATTTATGGTGAAAATGGTTCTTTCTACATGGTAGATAAGGTTAAGAAAATCGTAACGATTCCAACCAAGGCACTATCTGATAAGGGCTATCCAATGGGCATTAATTATTCTACTGAAAAGATTTATAATCAGTTTACTCCGGGTCGTAGAAATTTCTGCATGATTTGTAATGAATTCTATCCAAGACTTGGCTATGTAGAACCGGGTATGAGAATTACTACTAATTCTGTTGCTTGGGATACAACTAACACTACACTCTTTAAGACAGCTAATACGAATTTTGATAGTGATATTATGTATAATGATGTAAAGGCTGCTGTAGATAAGGGTGAAGCAGTTTACGCTTATGTTGTAGAAGGCTCTCATGGTAAACTAACCATTGGTGCTGGTATCGCAAATGCACTAGGTCATGTATACGCACAGGTTGTAAAGGCTTACACAAATGCTGATGGCACAAAGTCTTTCATGTTCCAGTTCATTAATGAACCAACTGCGTAATTTTAGGTAAAGGAGGTAGAAGAAATAATGGCAACTGATATTAAAGCAATTAAGGACTTAGTTGTGTGTTCTTATTATGGTACTAGTCCAAATCCAACTAAGTTTTCTAATAATGATGTAAAAGAAGCACTATATAATGAAATTCATAATCTTTGTTATGATTATAATTCCTATCGTAGAAATAAATTAGACCTTTTTGAAATTCTACAGGAGGCTTATGATGAAATTCTACCACGTTATGTAGAACAGATTATGGGGACTTTTGCTGAAATTAAGACCGTAGCACTTGGTCAAAAGGCACAGTTCGTAAGAAAGAGAGGTCGCCAGCGGGCTAAGCAGTTTATTACTGAAGTAGGTCTTTCTGGTGCTTATGAATCTTTCAGACTAGATAAGGATAGTTTTGAAGTTGGTGGACACGCTATTGGTGGTGCAGCTTATATTGACTTTGAAAGATATTTAACCGGTGACGAAGACATCTCTGAATCTACTGATATTCTACTTGAAGGCATTCAGGAAGCTCTAATGGGCGAAGTTCAGAAGGCTCTAATTGCTTCTGTAAACGCCGAAGACCGTCCAACTAAGAATGTTTATGTTGGTGCTGGTTGGGATGCTAATGCAATGGCTTCTTTGATTTCTGTGGCGAGAGCTTATGGCGGTGGTGCTGTAATCTTTGCTGCTCCAGAGTTTATTGCTGAAATGGGGCCTGATGCAATTGGTCAGCCAATCTTTAAGGGAACTCCGGGTTATGCTGGTGCTACTCCGGTATATTCTCCAAAGGATATTGATGATATTGCTCGAACTGGTTATATTACATCCTTTAGAGGAACTCCAATCATTCAACTACCACAGTCTTACACCGATGAATCAAATACTACTACTCAGATTAATCCGGCTATGGCTTATGTATTCCCAACTGGCGGCGAAAAGGTAGTAAAGGTAGTATTTGAAGGTAATACTCAGGTAGATGATTGGCAGCATAGAGATAGAAGCTTTGAAATTGAAGCATATACACGTTTTGGTGTAGCTATTCTAACTAATCATAACTGGTGTGTATATGAAAATACCACACTAGCTAATACAGAAAATTATCCTACTAAGTATCCAGTAGAATAAGATAAAACAATATTATAAGATGAGAAAAGATGGGCGGGCCTAAAAGCTCATCCATCTTTTTTTGAGTTTAAAGGAGGAATTTAATAATGGAAAGCAATACAAGATTAGTTCAATTACAGAACATGGTTAATAAGACTGTTGGTGTAATTAAACCTGAATATGGAGTCAATAGAAAATGGACAAAAAAAGGACAAACTATTCCACTACCTTATGATGTTGTAGAACAGCTTTTATGGGATGAAGGTTTTCGTAATATGATTGACCGAGGTGTTCTTTATATTAATGACTTGCAGGATAAGATTGATTTAGGTCTAGAGCCTTACGGAGCAGAAGAACCGGAAAATATTATTGTTTTATCTGATAAGCAGATTGAAAACTTACTAAAAGATGTTCCTTATTCTGTTTTTAAGACCGAAATTAAGAAATATACCCTTGACCAGATTAATAGAATTGTCAACTATGCTTTAGAAAACGAAATTGTTGATGTTAATAAATGTTCTTATCTAAAAGAATTGACCGGAACGGATATTATGAAGTCTATTGCTACTAAGAGAGATTTAGAAAGAGAAGAAAAGAACCGTAAGGTGAGAGAAGATGAAGACGCTAAGAGACGTGTATAACGCTTTTTTATGTAAAGTGAATGAGGATGATTGGGCAAATTGCTATTCAGAAGAAGATTTAGAATGGTTTACTAAAGATTGGCGTTCGTTCCTTGAATCCGCTATTCCTTATTTTAAATTTCCAAGATGTGGCTTAGAAATTGACGAAGAAAAAGAATGCTTTAAAGATGAATTTCTTGGAAATGCCGAAATTGAAGTTTTGGCTTGCTTTATGAAACAAGAATGGCTTAAAAGAACGATTGATTCGTGGGAGAATATTAAGACTCAATATGAAGAAAGTGACTTCTCACAAGCAAATTTGCTAAAGACTTTTATTTCTTTAAGAGAGCAAATTAAAGATGAAGCAAGAAAAAGTGAAGCTAGATACTATCGTTCTATTGGTAGAAAACCTTTTGATTTTAAAAAATTAGCTGGCAGTGGTGGAAAGTCTTGGAATTAAATGATGTAAAGCAAGCTTATATTGATAAAATGAAAAGTCGTTTATATGGCTTATTAAGAGAACGTGAAAAAGGCGGGCAATGGGAGAAGTGCTTAGATACTATTTTAATTGAACTTGAGGGCTATAAAGAAGACCAAAAGACAATTAACTTTTATTTGCTTTATAGTAAATTGGCGGCGTGTCGTTATTTATCTTTTAAATATTATAGAAAAACGATTTTTGAATGTATGAATCTATTCGATAGGATTGATGTCTAATGGATTATTTTAAAGAAGTATATTTAAAAAGAATGAATATAGATGGACACACCCGACAAGAAAGAGTTTTAACTAGAAAAGAAAAAGAATTTGATAAACTTTTTTTGCGGCAATCACAATGGCAAGCTAATATTTATCAAAAAAATTTAGATGAAGCAGACATTCTATGTTCTTTGCAACCAAACAAATGGAATGAAAGTCAAGAAATCTCAAATCTTTTGGTTTCTACAAAGACTGATAGATTTAATACAGGTGATATTTTAAGAATTTATCAACGTATTAAAGATATTGAGTATAATAAAATTTGGCTGGTTTTATTTTGTGAAGATAAAATTGCTAAAGGCTATTTCTGTTATAAGCTAATTTGTCTAGATTCTATTATCAATTTTACCAATGAATATGGAGATACTCTCTATTCTGTTCCTGTAAAATTTGTAAATAGTTCAGCAGCAGTAGTAAAAGATTTGTATAATTATGGAATACAAAGTAATGGCTATCGTGAGCCAAATAGAGATACAAAGGTTATTACGCAACGCTTTGATTTTTTAAAGAAAGAAATTTATTTTGAATACAAGAACAAGGGCTTTCAAATAGAAGGTATAGATGATATTAGTATTGATAATGTTGCTTATATTACTATTGGCGAAAAACTTAAAAGAGATATTGAGCCTCGTTCTTCTGAAAATATTGAAGTCGGAAAAGATACTAATTTCTTTTTGAATAATGTTTAAATGGTGATGATGTAATTGGATTCTAAAGTTAAATATGGACAAGAGCATGGCAAAAATTTAATTAAGATTGCCAAAAAAATTCTTAATAACCAAGATTTATGCAAGCTATTAGTGAATACCAATTTAGACCCCCTAAACAATAAAGATGAAATTAATGGAATGCAACTATTAAATAAAAATGTAAGAGTTGTGCCACTATTAGGACGAGATGAACAATTATCTGATACAAAGTTAGTTTTATTGTATACGGATGGAGAATTAAGTGAAAGCAATTCTGATAATGAAGTTATGACTTTTATTGTTAGTATCTATTGTCCATTTCAACAGTGGTTAATAACAGGTGAAGACTTGCGACCTTACAAAATTATGAGTGAAGTTAGAAAAAGCTTACAAGATAAAAGATTAAATGGATTGGGAGAAATTAAATATATTGGTTTTAATTTTAGCACACTAACAGAAGAAATGGGAAATTTTGTTATGGAGTTTAGAATTTATGCTTTCTCTTAATGATATTGAAGTTATTAAAGAACAGTCTTATGCTTGTTTTCCAAGTCAACTTTCTAATGTTTGTGAAGTCTATCCATTAAAAATGGAAGAAATTATAAAGATGGGGTCAGACAAATATAAAGGATACCTAAATTTATTATTGCTTACTGAAGCGGAAATTGCTAAGATGATTGAGGAAAAAGCAAAGATAGAAGTAGATTTGTCTGAAATAACAACATTATCCTATTTATTACAAAGTGCTAAATTATCTGATTCATTTTTATTGGATTTACAAAATGCTTTCACTACTTTTATAAAAGAAGAAGTTTTATTGCTTCCTAAAATTAATGCCGTGTTAATTGGCAATGATTTTTCTAAAAAGCGGCTAATAACAGAAAAAAATTTTTCTGATTTTCAAGACATACTAAGAATCCAAAATCGCCGCCCGATTGAAGAACCGCCGCCGGAAAATGAATCACCAATTGCTAAAAAATTCCGTTTAAAAAGAGAAATGAGAGATGCTGTAAAGAAAAAGCAGCAACAAAAAAATGGAACTGGTTTATCTACTTGTGATTTATTGGGAATAGCAGAAACTTTTCATATAGATTGGAGAAACTGCAGTGTTTATTCTTTTTATGTGTTGCTGGAGCGACACCAGCTAAAAGAAAAGTGGCAACAAGATATTCAAATGCTTTGTGCCGGAGCAGATTCTCAAAAACTTAAAACAAAATATTGGGGCGAAAGTCTCGACAAAAAAGATGAATAAAAGGAGGTTTTAAGATGAACAAAGTTCAGAATCTTTTTGATAAATATGGTATCAAAGAAGTTGCTGACGTAACTTTTTACCGTATTGAAAAGAAGCAAGAAACTTATGAATCTCAGAGAAAGATTTTAGCGTCTTCTATCCTAAAAGGGGCTTTAAGTTTAAAAACCGTTTATCCTATGACAGATGGTAAAGGTGATGAAGAAGGCTTTGAAGCATATGTCTTTGAAAATGCTGATATTCTAAGTGGAGCAAATTATGATTGTGATGATAGTTTTGATGTAATTGAAACTCGTATTTTTACTAAGCAACAAGATAATAAAGAAGCTTTAAAGACTATTGAATATACAGACGAAGATGTTCAGAAAGCTACTAATATTACCATGGTAGATGCAGTAGAAAAGACAATTATTAGTCAGTCTAAAATCGTTGGCTATACCCCAGCTGGCACATTTGTTTCTATTGTTGTTTGTGGTAAGCCAGTAGAAGAGGAAATTGCCGATGGGCTATCTAGCACAAAAACAGTTTATAAATATAAGTATAAGGCAGTTTTCAATGTAAAGTATACTAATACGACCGAAGGTGCTACAGGCATGACTGCTGGTGATACACCAGATGCTAAGAAATATCCCGGCACTCACGAATACTCTTATGTTGAGCAGATTCTAATGCTTTTTGCTAAGAATCAGAATTTAATTACTAAGACTGGCGTTCGTTATCAGTTTAGTGATGCTGATACTATTTTTGGTGATTTGGAATTCACTGATGATTTTGCGGCTGCTCCTAATTCTACTGAAAAGGTTGTTGTATGTAGCTTGCCGGGCAAGGTATCTCAGTTCTCTTATGATAAGGATGATGTTCTTGAAGCTATTGAAGGCTTAAATACTTCTTATACAGCTAAGGCTTATGATGTAAGATATGCTGATTATGCTGAACTAATTGTTGAAGATGAAATGGGTTATTATAAGCCAGCATTTTTAGGTTCTACAGCAACTCGTGAATATGATGGTTCTTGGAGCATGACGCCATTCTCCGCTACTGATACTTATCTAAAGTTTGCTAAAGCAAATAAGGGTGCTGATATGGCTATTGCTAATGCTGTAATGTGGGGCGATGATGAACATTATAGTATTAATGATGCTATTGATGCTTTGAAGCAAAAGAAGAAAGTTCTTGATGCCAGCGAAGAAAGTGCTTTAAAGGGCATTAATTCTATTTTCGGCGGCTATAAAGTAAAATCTGATGCTGACCCAGCTGTTGGTAAGTCTGATGAAGATACGGCTTCTAATAAATATAATTATACTGTAGGTGGCAATAAACTACAAGACATTGATGGCGTAGATATTAAATCTACCTATGCCCTTAACAAAGTTCTTGATGCTTTAACAGAAATTTCTTATCAGGATTCTGTAGTTGGTAAGGACTTAAAGGTAAATGCCGAAGGTAATCAGTCCAATAGAGCAATTTATGTTCGTGTAGATGGTATGGTAGATACCGCCGCAGGCGCTTATATTTATCTATTACATAACAAGAACTTTAAGCGACTTTCTACTGATAAGAGTGGTGTATTTGAATTCGAAGATAAGAAGGGCAATCATTTGTTCTATCAGGACAAGATTTTTGCTGGTGTAGAATATCTTGCTCTTGTTGTTATTGGTAAGAAGGGCTTAATTTTTGTAGTAAATAGACACGGTGCTAAAGATGTTGAAAAGGTTGCTTGGATGATAAATGAAAACGGTTATCCAACTAATGCTCAGTGTGAAACATTAGTTCATAATGGTTTAATTCATACAGTAGACATTACCGTTGAAGATGAAACTTTTGAAGCTACTTGTTCCGTTAAGCGTTTAAGACTACGTAAGATTGAAAAGCAAGTTCTACGTTATGTTCCAGTTTTATTCTTAGACACTCTAAAGGTTTCTACATTAGAACAGACTGCTGATAATACAGCTGCTACTGGTGGTAGAGGTAATAGTCAGTTAATTATTTGGGACTTTGGTAAGGAAATTACTTTAACACTACAAGACGCTCTTTATAGCCCGGCTTCCATGAGTGCTATGCTTGGTAGCGGCGGCGTAAACTTCTTAAAGGGTGTTAAGGACACACACAAGATTGATAGAACTGAAAAGTGTATTGCTGAACGCTCTTTCATCGTTCCGGCAGGCAACAGTGCAGGCGTTCCTTCTGAAGGAGATAATACACCACAGGCAGTGTATATTGACTTAGCAACCATGGACCCGTATCAAGACGGTACGCCAATTGCTGAGGGAGAAGTATACTTAAAATGGACTCGTTCTGTAGCCTATGGTGACAACAGTCTTGGTAATACTATTGAAATTTCTGCTGACAAGTTCCCCGGCACTTACAAGGTTGTTGGTGATACTTACGCTCGCTCTAAGGACACTGGTGAAGACCAGCACTTCCAGTTTGTTATTCCACAGGCTAAGCTTGGTAGTGAAGTTTCTATTACGCTTGAAGCTGATGGAGACCCAACTGTGTTTGATATGACACTGAGTGTTCTTCGTCCAGAAGATGGTAAAATGGTTAAGCTAATTCAGTATGATGTAGTAGAGAATACAGAAGAAAGAGATGGTTCTACTATGGTTAAGGATACAGAAAATCTAAATCTATTAGATGATGCCGAAATGTATCGTGTAAATCCAGATGCTAAGGAAGATGAAGACGCTATTGGTGCTACTGAATATTAATCTATAAAGAGGAGGGAAAAGGCTAATGAACATATTTGAACAATATGGCATTAAGGAAGTAGCCGATTGCACTCTTTATAGTATTCATAGAAAAAAAGATGGGAGCGGTGAACTATATTATGTTCCCGCTCTTTATTTAGATACTTTAAAGATTTCTACTGTTGAAAAAACAGCTGAAAATGTGTGGGCTACTGGTGGTTTAGGAAATGCGAGATTAATTAACTGGGATTTTGGCAAAACAATTAATGTTAATTTAGAAGATGCTCTTTGCACTCCTGCTTCATTAGGAATGTGTTGGGGTGGCGTTTTATCTGCTGATTGGAAAGACGCTGAATTAGAACATGATTATGGTATTTCTTTTAATAATAAAAATCCAGTAGAAAGAATTGCTAGAATGGAGAAGGCTTTTTATCCAAGAAACGATAGAGAGAATGGTGTTATTAGTAAGCTTATTCCATTAACGACTTATGATAAAGAAGATACAATTGGTGATTTACCAGTAAAATCTTCTGTTATTGATGGAACTAAAATTGATGGTTTTGGTTACGTAAAGAACAGACCTTACCATTGGTATATGAAGATTGAAAGCGGTGCTAAATCTATTGGTGTAGTTCCAAATAAAATTTTTGATAAAGGCGGCAAAGCTTATAAAGTTGACACAAGCAAAATTGTAGTATCTGAAATGCCGACACAATCAAACGGTGAAGAATACAAGTTTAGCGTAATTTATTTAATTAACCCGACAGAAAAGATTACAAAGACTTATAATGAGCAAATTGTTTTAACAAAAGAAAATGTAGTTGCCGATGCTGGTTTGGATGTTAATCTAAAGAATGCCAAGTTTTTGAGAATTTTAATTGATAACAATAACAACTATAGCGCTCAATTGTCTAAAGGAACTGCTGAATCTCCAGATACTTTATGGAAATTATCTGATTGGTCGGCTACTGATGAAGTTGATTTAGAGTTATTTAAAGGAATTGATATGTGGCTAAAATTTGATAGTATTAATGAAATGACTTATTTCTTACTTACAAAGTATGAAAAGAATATTAGCTACATTGGGACAAGAGATATAGATTATTCCAATAAGAAAACCGATTTAGATGAAGCAGAAAACGAAACGGATGTAGACAAAACAACAGAAGGAAGACTTTGGTCATATGTTAGTCCAAAATCTATGAAGCCTTTTGATGATGACTATTGGTTTTCTCAGGGTGAACCTTATTTTATTAAGTCATTAACTTTAGCTACAAAAGAAAAGAAGCTAAAAGCACATACAATTCGTATAACAGCTGGACAATTTCCGGGTATGTATATGTTAGTTGGGGAAACTTATATTCGTGATAGAGATACTGGAAAAGACGAACGCTTACAGCTAAAATTCCCATTAGCTAAAGTTCGTTCAGAACAAACATTAACTCTACAGGCGGACGGAGACCCAACGACATTTAATATGGCTTTGGAAATTGCTAGACCAGAAAATGGTATTATGATGGAAATTACTCCGTATGAAGTTGCTGATACTATGATTCAGAATAGCGATGGTACTTTCTCTACAGAAGTAAAAGATGGCTCAACAACAGTTTTGAGTGAGTAAAAGGAGGTGAAACCGATTGAACATCTTTGAACAATATGGTATCAAAGAAGTTGCGGACTGCACTTTATATAGTATTGAATTGGATGAAAATGATGATGAAATTTATATTCCAGTTTTGTATCTGGATACACTAAAAGTATCGACAGTAGAAGGAACTGCCAGTCAAGTATCTGCTACTGGTGGTTTAGGGAATGCCGAACTTATTACATGGGATTTTGGTCGTGAAATTACAGTAAATTTAGAAGATGCTTTATATAGTCCAGCTAGTCAATCCATGACATGGGGTGGCAAATATGGTACAAAAACTTTTTCTATTTTAGGCAGCTTCGCAAAAGAAGAATATCAATTAGACAAATATGGTCGGCACATTTACTTAAACGATGATGGCAGTGTGGCAGCACATACTACCCAATTAGCTAAAAAGGCTAAAGTAAATATTGATAACTTTGATTTCTTTAAGGAAACTGACGATGATATTAAGAAATATATGTGGCGAGTAAATCTTAGAATGATGTCTTACGATAGTGTAGACTCTTACTATAAAGAGGGCGAAGTTGGTATTTCTTATAACTATGATGGTGAATTATGGAGATTTGAAATTTCTAATTCTAATTTTGAAAACACCACTGCTACCACTACTACTGATAATTTAATTTTTTATAAAAAAGTAAAAAACAAGAACGGTGATTTAGTAGAAGTTCCTGTAGGCAAATTTACTATTGTAGATGAATTGAATCAATATGTTGTGCCGCCGCAAGAAGCTATTTATCAAATTAAACAGGGTATTGATAATGTTTATTATTTAGATAGATGTGAAAAAGTTCGAGCTTCGCAAACTTTTGTTATTAATACAGATACTAATACATTACACGCTAATTATCGTTATTTGCCGAAATATTCTCAGTGTGAACTTACCGTTTTTATCGACCCAAAAACTATGATGCCTTATGAACCAAACACGGATGAGTATACAAGAAAAAATGGTGAAGTTCTTACAGGTAATTTAAGAGTGATTAAACAATACGATATTTATTATAAATGGACACGTAGTAAAGCTTATGACCGTACAAGTTTAGGTTCTCAAATTGTAATTGATGCCACTCATTTTCCGGGAACATATAGATTGGTTGGTGAAACTTATTCTAGAAGTAGAAAGACTGGTAAAGACCAAAGATACCAATTTGAAATTCCTCTTTGTAAAATGAGTTCAGATACTAACTTAACTTTACAAGCTGATGGAGACCCAACGACATTTAATATGGCATTAAAAGTTTTACGAAAAGAAGATGGAACAATGATGAAATTAACTCAATATCATGTTAAACAAGCTACTTATGATGGATACGAAAGTGGTAGCACGGTTATTACTCCTATTGATGAAATTTATAGTGAAGACTTGAGTGAATTTACGGATGGGATAGTTAGATACACTATTGATAAGGTTGGGGAAGATGAATGGAGACTCAAAGAAACTATAAATGGAATTTCTGAATATGTCGGAGAGCCAGTTAAATTTGAATAACATGATAAAGAGGTGATATAAAAATGAACTTATTCCAAAAATATGGTATTAAGGAAGTTAGTGATGTTGTTTTCTATAGTATTAATGAAATAGGAGATGAAGTTTTTTATACACCTGTTTTATTTCTTGATACACTAAAAGTTTCTACATTAGAAAAGTCTGCTCAAAAAGTAAGTGCTCAAGGCGGCAAGGGAAATAAGAAATTAATTACATGGAATTATGGTAAAGAAATTACTTTAAATCTTGAAGATGCTCTATTTTCACCAGCTAGTATGAGTATGATTTGGGGCGGACTATTAGAAAGCAAATTATCTAAATATACAAGTGCTATTGTTAAGTGTAATATGGCTAATAAATATGGAACATTACACTATTCTATTAAAGCATATCCATCTCCTGCTTTAACAGACGAAGAATGGGAAATTATTTTTGAGGTTGCGGAAGAAAATAACTTAGACAGTGGTAGCGGTAATCAAAATGCCACCAAGTATAAGAAGAATGGTGATATTATTGAATCTTATGTGGCAGAAAATAGAAATTCTTTAATTTATAAGTATTTTAAAAGAAAATGGGCTACTGAAACTGAAAAAGCAATGCCGCAGTCAATTATTGATGCTATTATTAAAAAAATTGATTCTTTAGATAAGGTTGGGACTATTGAAACAGATATTCATGAACTTGAAGTTATTGACAGAATGGAAAAATGCATCGTCAAAGATAGAAAAGGGTTAGAAATTAGCACTAAAAAACAAAAAGAAAACTTATTACGCTATTACAAAGACGATAAAACGAGTTCTTATACAATTTTTTATGATGCTAAAACTATGTTGCCACTATTACAAGTCAATGATGCCGGAAAGGTATTAGGCTGGGATGGCGACAAAGATGATGATAACGATGGCATTTTAGAAGAAACAGACAAGTTTAGAATTAAAATTGGGACTGTTTATTATAAATGGACAAGAACAGTAAAATATAAAGAATCAGAGGATGATGGCATTTTAGGCAGAACTCTTGTGATTGATGCTGAAACATTCCCAGATGATTATAAGATTGTTGGTGAAACTTATATTAGAGAACAAAAGACTGGTAAAGACCAAAGATACCAGTTCGTTATTCACAGAGTTAATGTATCTTCTGACACTTCCATTACACTACAAGCTGATGGAGACCCAACAACTTTTAGTATGCAAATTGATGTATTAACCCCTCCAAATGATATACAAATGGAACTAAAGCAATATAATGTTGAAGATGATTTATTAGAAGGTGGAACAAGAATTGTGCCGCAACGCTCTAGATATACATACACTCCAACAAATATTGACATGGTTGAATCTATCAATGTGCCTAATAATGAAATCTATTGACAAAAGGGATAGTAGAAATACTATCCCTTTTTTTGTAGCTAAATAAATATTTTTATACTTTTTAAAAAGAAGGAGGTGAAAGAATGGAAGACTTTTATGGAATAAAAGAGCTATATAATGTAGACATTAGAGCTTTAAGACCAATTGACATCGGTTCTAAAAGATTTGACACAAATGAAAGCATTTTATCTTTTAAAACGGCAGAATTAGCCAGAGTTGATGAAAACAAAAAATTTGTTTCAGCGAACGGCGGCTATCATAATCCGGCATTGGTTAATTGGGAAGTGGATAAAGAAATTAAATTTGGAATAACTCATGGCGTATTATCGCCAAAAAGTTGGTCAATTTTAAGTAATTCAAAACTCTTTAGCCCAAAGACAAAATCAGTGCCTTATCAAGAAGAATTGGATGTTATTGAAGATTCGGAATACTGTTTCTGCAATTTAAAATTTATACCCAATGCTTGTTTAGAACTTATGGGGGTGCAGGGCAATCCAAATAATGAGCCTATGCCAATGGGACGTAGACCAGAACTTATGTTAAAGCCTTTGCCGCCATCAAAAGAAAAGTATATCTTTTGTTATGATTATGAAACGGGTGAACGCATTAGAAATTTTGATATTTGCGGTAACAGAATTTTTTTCAAAAGTAGTAATTATAGAAAAGTTTTTGTTGATTATACTTTTGATTATAGTGGTGGAATTGAACTGATTTCTATAGGCAACAGATTAAATAATGGCTTCTTTAGACTTACAGCCACGATGAGCAATAAAAGCGAAATTAGTGGAGAGGTTAATACTACTTTATTAGAAATACCCAAATTAAGATTTCAATCCTCCTTGTCGATTCAGTTAGGTAAAAATTGTGATAATAGTGTAGTAAGTGATTTCTTCTTTGTTGGTTATCCTGATGAAGATAGAAAAGATAAACAAAAAACAGCTATTATTACTTTTTTAGATAGTGAACTAACTGGAGATTATATTTGAGAGGTGATAGGATGGCTTACTCATATTATTATCAATTTTATGCCGGAAAAGCTACTTATTTACCTGAATATAAAGAAAGATTTAATAAAATACAGAATGAATTAATTTCTGCTAAAAAAGCTTATAGTGAAATTATTAATAAAAATAATGGTGTAGCGGCGAATAATGGAGAATTAAATACTAATTTTTTGAGTGGTTTAAAAAAAGAAATTGCCGCAAGCCTTAAAGAAGAATCTATTCTCTATAATGCCGTTGGACTTTCTGCTCCCACTTATGATATAGATAATATTGATAGTTTTTTATCTGAAAGTAAACAGAAAATTTCAGAACTAACAAATCATTTTGTAAACACAGATAATAAAGGGCTATTTGATTTTCTAGCAGGATTAAATGACAGTAGAATACTTAATTCATTAGCTGGCTTTATGACAACATTGTCTTTTACAAAAAGAGGGGAAGGTAGTCGTTCAAAAGGTAAGGCACTCTTGACTGGAAGTGTCAATCGGGCATTAGGAAAGCGAGGCTCACAATATAATAGATATAAAGAAATTATGGAATATATTTGGAACGATTTTTTTGCTAATGATGAAGTTATAGAGCTATTAGAAAGCTGGAATGATGAAAATAGTATATATAAAAATATTACAAAAGAATCTTTTGTTAGTTCTGAGCCAATTTTCGAAATTATTACGAACGCTTTAGATAGTCAATTCGGGGCAATTTCTAGTAAAGGATTACGAAGTAAAAATAACTCCGCTCGTTCTAAATCTTTAAATACAAGCACTGGTGAAACTAAAATTAAGCGTTTTTATAAAAAAGTTTGGACAGACTTATGTGCTCAATTTAATGTGAATTCTGCAGATAGGCTTTCAAAAGTTCAACAAAAAGTAGGGTTTTTAGGCGGCTCTTTGAAGCTTGAAACAAATATACGCTCTTCAACCTATGGTGAAAAGGTTTTAATGACACTTTATCAAAAAGAAGAGGGCGTTGAAAAAGCAAATAAAAGAATTACAAACGGACAAGTGGTAAAAGCTTTTATAGAAGCTCTTGAGAGTGCTTATGCCGCCGTTCCAGATTATGTTGATGCTTTAGACTTTATAAAACAAAACACGAGATTATTAAAAAATTATATCCTGTCTTCTTATGGACTAAAAGAAAAAGCCGCTGCGGCAAACGACAATTCCGCAAAATCTATTTTTGCTTTATTTTCTAAATCTTCTATATCTGGTTTATTGGGTGAAATTGGAGCGGCGATTGCTTTTCGTTCATCAAGTTCAGCTTTGTTATCTTATGACGCTATTATTACTGGAAGTGAAAAAGATACTAGTGGTAAAAAAATAGCAACAGACGTAAAGCTAGAAGTTAGAAAAATAGGAAAGAATGGAAGAGTTTATAATCCAAAAATTCTAAACATTCAGGTAAAAAATTATACTACACAAAAGAACAACATTCAACTGTATTCCGGAACTGAGTTGAGTATTGGTTCAATGGATTTAAGTCGATATACTTTTAAAGGCTCTAAAAATTTTACTAAAGTATTAAATTTTTTAATAGCAAACCAAGAAATAATGTCTTATTTTGGGGTTAATGGTTTTACAAAAGAAGAACTATCTGAGGGTTTTAATCTTTTTATTGATACTTTTTTGCGTTCTGCTTCTCAAAGTTTAGAAGGTGAATTAAGCAGTATAACACGGAACGCTTTTTATTATATAAATAATCGAATAGTTCCGGCTTCTTATATATTGGCAACAGCATATCAGCAAGCGTGGGAATTAAAGCAACAAAATAAACAACTTTTTAGTTTAGAGGGAATTTTTCCAAATGTAGAGCATATTAACATGGAAGACCCTACTAGAAACTATTTACCTATTGATACGAATTTACAGCCAAGAGCAAGAAAAGGAGGTGTTGGGTACAAGAAGAATAAAGCAGGTAGAAATCAGCATTATCCCATTAGAGCCTATAGTTTTGAATTAGGTAGTGAACGCTTTCCTAGAGAAATTAATGAGAATTTGGTGGCTGGTTTAAAGGTAAAATTTAAGGGAATTACGGTTAAATTTTAAATGCCTTTTCGTGAGGTGAGATATAATGGCAAATAAAAAGGTTTATACGATAGAGGGGCAATTAGATACCCGACAAATTATTGATGGCTTTAGAAATATGGCTAAAAGTTTAAGAGGTGCTGTAGATACTAAAGCTTTAGAAAAATTAACAAAAGAATTTGACAAATTAGAGTTGGCGGCAAACGATTATAATCGAATTATGTCAGAGGGAATTGTTGATACCGCTGGACTTAAAAAGGCACAGAAAGAAGTAGAAAATTTCTATACTAAAGTTCAGACTGTTTTAGGACGAGTAAAACAAACTGCCGGCGACTCGACTTTAGCGATTTTATCAGATGAACAATTACAATATTTTAAGAGAAGAAAAAGTGAATTGAAGACGCAAATTACTGAATTAAATAAAATTATTCAGGATTCTAACTTGCGTTTTACAAAAGCTTTTTCAGGAATTGAATTTAAAAATGGGCAAACAAAAATTGATTTTCAATTAGATACAGAAATTTCACAAGAATTATCAAAAGCTTTATCTACTGGTAATTTGGCAGATTTTAATAAACAAGTAGATAAATTAGGCGAGAGTGTATCTCAAACACTTGCTAAAAAGCTTACAGCTGGTTTTTCAGATGGAATGAAAAGAAATGTAAAGACATTGGAATCATTAGGTGCTAGAGTAGCAACGCAAGTTCAAAATATTAATAAAATTTGGAATAGTGAAAAAAATGTTGCTGATTATTTAACTGGTTCTGATAAAGGAAAAGCTATTAATCTATTAGGGGTTAATAAACAAAGAACTATTTCTAACAGAACCGCTCAAATAGAAGCAATTGACCAAGCTGGGGTAATTAGTTCAGAAAAGTATAAAGATAATTTAGAAGAAATTGCCCGATTGGAAAGCGAAATCACTAAAGAAGAACAAAAGGCTGCGGAAGTTAGAGAAAAGGCTAATATTATTAATCAAAAAAGACTCGAAATAGAAAATGAAATCGCAGAGATTAAAAAGAACAATAATATTGAAGGATTAGAAAAACAAGCAGCTGGAGAAGCTACTGTTCCGGATAGATTTCGAAAATATTTAACAGCAACAGAAGTTCGAGAAAATGACATTTCTTCGCCATTGGCGGCGTTAAGAGATATGTCTAAAAGTGGTATTTTAAGTGAAAATGTAATTAAAAAATTAAACAATATTGGTGCTTTATCAGGAACAGATACAAAAGGTAATTTTTTAAAGATTTGGGAAAAAGTATCAAAAGATAAAAAAGTAATTTCAGAATTACCAAATGAATTACGTAGAGTCTTTAATGACGCCTATAATCTTTTAAAAACAAATAAAGCAACAGGAGCAGATGGTAAACCTATTGATTATAGTAAAATGTATCAATATGTTGTAGCCAAAAGCCAAGTTGACAAGCAAGCAGAAGCAAGTTCAAAATTAGATGTTATATACGATAGAATCAATAAGCTCAGTGACCAAGCTAACGCTTTAAAACAAGAATCTAAAAGTGTGTTGCCCGGAAAAGCTGAAGAAGAATCAAGAAAAAATATAACAAATTATCGAAAACAAATTAGCGATTTAAATAAAGAAAATACTCAATTTTTAAACAGAGAGAATCTACAACAAGAATTAAATGAATTAGAAAGACTTACAGACCAAGCAAATATTAATAAATTAGAACAAATTAAAAATATTCTGTCTGAAATGGGCATTGACACAGCTGATATTCAAACAATTGAACAAGCAACCGAAGCAGTAAAAGAGTTACAAGCTGCTGTAAGTGGTGCTCAGCAAAATCGTCAAGCGATTATGGAGCAAGTTAGAACTGCTGGACAATCTGCCCTAGGAAACCAAAATTCTTACTCAATGGATTCTTATGCGGAACAAAGGGATGAAGCTCAAAGACAATTACAAAATGTAGAACAAGAACAAGCTAAAGCGATAAATCAACGAGTAAGCCAAAGCTTAGAATCTATTAGTGAAGCACAAAACAATGTCGCTCAATCAACTGAAAATGCCACTAATGCTCAAAAACGTAGTGCTTCAGTAATTGGTGACTCATTAGAAAGACAACAGCAACTCAATTCTTCTCTTGAAGATTTTAAAGATAGAATTAAATATTTTATTTCATTTCAAAATGTTCTATATGGAGTTAAGAATGCTGTTTTACAAACATATAACGATGTAGTAGAATTGGACGAAGCACTAGCATCTATTGCTATGGTCTCTGATTATTCTGTAGAAGATATGTGGGGATTTTATGACCAATATGCCGACATGGCACAGAAGATGGGACAAAATACTAAAGATGTTATTCAATCTAGTGCTTTATACGTACAACAAGGGAAGGATTAAGCCTTTACATACGTAAAGGAGTTAGCGTATTAAAGTATTCCAGCAATCCCCTTATGTCCATAAAGGTAGCCACAACAACATGAAAACATTTGAAAGCCTTTATGAATTATGATATAATAATATTGTAATAAAGAAAAGGAAACTTTTCTAATAAAAAGATAGGAGTGATTGCGAAATGACTAAAACAATTATTATTGACGGAAAGGAAACTCATTACACAATTTCAGACAAGGGAGAGGTTTTCAACAAGAAAACAGGTAAATTTCTAAAAGGGACTTATGCCAGAAATGAGTATCATACGGTTCAATTAACAATTGATGGTAAACCAAAAACCTTTATGACACATAGACTTGTAGCAGAAATGTTTTTTGCCAAATCCAGACAATTTATCAACTGTAATCCATATTGATGAAGACAAATATAATAATTCTTTAGACAATTTACAATGGAGCGGTGAACCAAGAAGAAAAGGTAGTCGTCCTCCCAAAGTAAAAAGGGAAACTGTTATTATTGAACCAAGTGATGATTGGAAAGTAATGCCATTTTGTAATACTTATTTAGTAGGTAGAAATGGACAGATTTACAATACTTATACTCAGAAAATGGTTAAGGGAACAAACAGAAATGGATACTTACGAATGCAAATTGATGGAAAGTTTTATTCTGTTCATAGACTTGTTTATGAGACCTTTTTCGGGGAAATTCCAGAAGGAATGGTAATTGACCATATTAATGGAATTAGAGATGACAATCGAATCGAAAATTTACGTTGTATTACACAGTCTGAAAATGCTATGAATGCTCAGTCAAATGGGCACAAATGCCAACATAAAGTTGGACAATACGAAATCAATAGTGATGTTTTAATCAAAGAATATCCGAGTTTCGCTGCGGCGGCAAGAGAAATGGGAGTCTCTTCGGGTGCTATTATCAGTGCCGCAAAACGCAATGGAACAAGTTGTGGATATAAATGGAAAGAACTTTAATAATTAATTAGCCTTTGAAACGATTTGAATTGCGGGAATCTCCTTAGAGCTTTTGTTACTAAGCAATTATTATTGTGGTAAGATTAACAACCTTAGTATAGTAAAAAGGCAAAAGATTGGACAATCCGCAGCTAAGTTATTTTTTTAAAAAAATAAAAAGTCCAACGATTATCCCCTTTCAAAAGGGAGTAGTATTAAACAATGCGAAGTGAATCACCTTATTAGGTAAGATATAATCTTGGCTCTATAGAAATATAGAGCTGTTTTTTTTAAACAGTATAAGAAAGTAGTAATTCTTATAGAAAGAAACGCTAAGTTTGGAAGAATCAATGGGATTAACTGAATCTACTTTAAGATTAGCAACACTAGCACAAGAAAGCTTTACAGAATCTACTAAATATTTGACTTCTGCTTTAAGAGGTTTTAAACTCGAAATGTCAGATGCGGATAGAGTAGTAGATGTATATTCTGAATTAGCTGCTAAAGCGGCAGCAGACGTTAGTGACATTGCTAATGCTATGAGTAGAACTGCATCAATTTCTGAATCAGCAGGTATGGCTCTTGAAACCACTGCTGCTTTCTTAACACAAACAGTAGAAACAACTCAGGAATCTGCTGAGAATATTGGTACAGCTATGAAATCAATCATTGCTCGCTAAAATGTATGGTGAGGGTAAATTTTCTTAATTGCTGGAAACCTAAGTTTTTAGAATATGGTAATCAGCAGCTAAAAATAAAATAAGTTCAACGACTATCGAAAATAACTTTAGTTATTATTAGAGTAATTCTATGTAGAATGAAACGGAAAATATTAAAGATATAGTCTCAACTTTATAGAAATATAAAGCAGTTTAAAACGCATTAAAAACTAACGATTTTAATGGAAGATAATTGTTACAGAGCTAAAAGAAAATGTTGCTGGAACTTCTGAATCACAATTCAGCGACTTAAATTATAATAACGTAGACAAGGCATTAAAATCTATTGGGGTTTCATTAAAAGATAGTAGCGGACAATTTAGAGATATTGATGATGTATTTCTAGATATTTCTAAGAATTGGCAAGGATTATCAAGAAACTCTCAAAGATATATTGCAACTGTTGCAGCTTGAAAGACAATACGGGTTGCGTAATACTTTTTGAATTGCGGGAACTTTTATTATGTAATACAACCAAACAATATTAGTAATAATATTGCGGCGAGGGTAATGACCAAGGTATGGTAATATCGTATTATGTTAAAAAAATCCGCAGCCAATTAAGCTATGTTATAGCTAACGGTTCAACGACTATTCCTTATGGAAGTAGATTTTTTAAATCGAAGTAAAAAGCACGAAAGTGAAGATATAGTCTAAACTATAAAAATTATAGTTAGGGTAGTAGACGATAAATCTCGTTGTCCACTGCTTTTCACGGCTTTATTAATATGAATAACCAAAAACCTTCTTAATTGTCGGGAATATTCAATAACTTTTTAATAACTAAACATTGTTAGCAATGACAATGCGGCGAGGGTAATGACCAAGGTAAAGTAATATCATTAAAAAGGAACAATCCGCAACGGAGCTTCTTGAAAGAAGAACGCTCACAGACTATCGAAAGAGTAGAATGATAAAAGCATTTGAAAGAGAAGGTAGAAATCAATTTTTATTAAGTTTATAAGGAGAAAAAATATGGAAAAGAAAATTATTATTGACGGAGTAGAAACTGATTATATTATTACAGATGAGGGCATTATTATCAATAGTAAAACTAATAAAGAATTAAAAGTTAGAAGTAATGGCTCAGTTAGTCTTAATATTGCTGGAAAGCATAAAACGACTACGGTAAAGAAATTAGTGGCAGCTGCTTTATTCCTAATCCAGAAAATTTACCTTACACTATAAATATAGATGGAGATAAAACTAACAACAAGATTGATAATATTAAATGGATTAGTGCTAGTGAAAATAGTAATAATACGTGGCGAAAAAGAAGAGAAAATAAAACAACAAATAATGGAATTAAACTTAATAGAAAAATTTCTAAAAATATAGTCGGAAGACAAGAAATCACGGAAATTGAACTTAATGAAAAACGAATTATTTTAGATGGAAAAGAAACTTCTTATGTGGTAAATCCGCATGGTCGTATTAGAAATTTAAAAACAAATAGAACATTAAAAGGTTCAATTTTACATTCTTATAGATATATCAATTTTAGACAAGATGGAATGAACAGGAATAAGGCAGTTCATAGATTGGTTGCCGAAGCTTTCATTCCTAATCCAGAAAACAAACCATATGTTGACCACATTGATGGAGATAGATTAAATAATGATATTTCTAATTTAAGATGGGCAACAGAATTAGAAAATGCTCAAAATAAACATTTAGATAAAACTCCTGAAAGTCCTAAATTTGATGAAATTGTTTTTACGCAAGAAGAATTAGATAATGAAATTTGGAAAGAATATAAAGATACAGGTTATTTTATTTCCAATTTGGGTAGAGTGAGAGGGATTAAAAACAAAATTTTATCTGGAACTAAATTAATGTCTGGGTATATTAGTTATAGTTTAGGTAGAGAAAATCTTTTAGGGCATCTTCTTGTTTGGATAACTTTTATTGGAAATAAAAAAGAAAATACAGATATTAATCATATTGACGGCAATAAGCATAACAATAGATTATCTAATCTAGAAGAAGTTTCTCATCAAGAAAATATGCAAAAAGCAGCAGACGAAACTAATGCTTGGAATTTTAGAAAAGTTGGAGAGTATAATGACAAAGGAGAACTTTTAAATGTATATTTGAACGCAAGTGATGCGGCGAGACAAATTGGAATTTTGCCGGGTTCTATGAGAAATACCATTAGAAGAAATGGTAAATGTTTTAATGGATTAATGTATAAATATTTATGATATAGGCTATAGCTATGAATCGTGATTAGTTGGTATTTAAACAGTCAAGATTTATTGCTTGTGAATCAGGCAACAATATTTGAATTGCTGGAAAATCCTTAGAGCTTAATAAACTACAACATAAAAAGAAATTTTATATGCGAAAGTTAAAAATTATTAAGATTGGATAATCAGCAGCCAAGCACCGCTTAGGTGAAGGTTCGACGGTCATTTTTTTAGGGGCAAGCGTCCTGAAGCGGAAATTTCAGAAATGATAAGATATGACCTTTTCTTATAAGAAATTATAAGTTCTGAATAAGAAGAAGCGAAGTAGCGAATCGCTTTTAAAAATAAAGATGATGAGTGATTATGACCGCACAATGGAATTAATTGATGCGGCATACAATTCAGCAGGCAAATCACAACAACAATTTACCAAAAATATGGAAACCATTGAATTTAAAACCAAAAGATTAAAGAATTCATGGGAAACTTTAAGACAATCATTTGTTAATAGTGATTTCTTTAAGGGGGCAGCTGATTCTGCTAATAATTTATTACAATCTTTAAATGAATTATCAGGCAAGGATTATGCTGTATTAGCAGCTTCTTTCTTACTTTTTGGAAAGAATCTTGCTATGGGAATTATAAAAGGTTTTAGTCAATCAATTACATCAATTAATGCGGCAATTGGAACGACTATAGAAAAAATAAGTCAAAAAATTATTTCAGAAGATTTAAAGATTAAATTGGGATTGAGTTCCGATAGTCAACAAAGAATAGATAAACTAAAACAAGATATTGAAAATTTAAAAAGTCAAAAAGTAGAAATAAAAGTTGATACTGTAGATGCTAGAACAAAAATAAATGAATTACAAGACCAGCTAAGTGATGTTTCTCAAAGAAAAGAATCTCTTTCAAGAAAAGATAATGAAATAATAGACAATATAAATAGTAAATTAAATAATATTCCAACATCAAAAAAGTTTTATAAAGCAAAACAAGATTTTTATCTCTCTGGAAATTCTACTGATTTAATTAATTTATTACCAGATAAAAACAATGCTGATGAAGTTAAAAAATTCTTAGAACAAGAATACGAAAAACTTAAACAAAATGTTGAACTTTTTGATGATTTAGAAAAAGAAGAAAGAGAATTAAATAATAAAATTAATCAAATAAAAGAGACAATACAAGAAGCTCCTTCTGAAAAACAAGCGGGAGCTATAGAAAGAAAAAATGCTAAAACAGATAAAAAAATTAGTAAAAAAGAAAAACGAATTTCTCAAATTGAAAGCATGATGCCAGAGGAAGAATCTCTGATAAAACAAAGAGGAGATTTCTATGGGCAAGTCTTTTCTGCAGCATTTTTAACAGCTACAACGACTGGATTGTTGGCTGACGACCCATTTAAAGCTTTTGGAACTACTAGTTTAACTACATTAGGATTGCTAGTCCCTCAAGTCGTTAGTATTTTTACTACAATGGGTGTAAAAAGTGGATTAGCTTTTATTAAAAGTGCTGGTCCAGTAGCCTTAGCTATTACTGCTATTACCGCCGCTGCAACAGCTGGTATAGTGGCTATTAGAAAAAAACTTCAAGAGATTGAAGATAATAAAATTGAGAATAGAATTACTGCCGCAAAAAAACGATTAGAAGAATTGGAAGACGCAGCAAATACAGCAACTACTAACGCAAAAGAATCACGAGATTCAGCGGAATCTATAAGTGATTTAAAAGATGAATATGAAGCTTTAAATTCTAAACAAGTTAAATCTTCTGAAGAACAAGAAAGATATAATGAATTAGTGTCTCAAATTAGAGAACAGTTTCCCGAAATCATAACATATTATGACGAAGCTACGGGACAATTACAGGTTCAAGCTGATTTATGGCAAAGCATGATAGAATCTCAAAAGAAAATTTCTCAAGGAGATATTCAGGAAAGTTATTTAAAAAATCTACAAACTGCTAATGAATCTTTTAATCTACCACAATTACAATTAGAAAAAGCTCAATTAATGCCACAAAATTTTGAAAAAGTTATAAAATTACAAAGACTAATGGGTGGCAATGGATATTATGGTAGATATTTGGATGATAGCAGATGGTCTGAAAAAATGGCAAAAGATTATTTGCAAGCATTACAGGCAACCATTCGAGAGTATATGGGAGATACCGATTTTCTTTTTCAAGATTTGTTTGATGAGCAAGGTATCCAAATTGATTTTAAAACTATTTCTGATAAAGATGCGGAAGCTTTACTGGATTTAATTATGGGAAGGGAAAATCCCGATTCTTCAAAATTTGAAGGAGTATTAAATTATTTTGATACGGTAAAAGGTGAAATAAATTCTCAAACTGATGAAGTAAGAAGAGCCCAAGAAACACTAGAAAATGAACAAGTAGCTTATCTATCACAAGCAATACAAGGATTAAAAGACGAGTCAGAAGCAGTTTCTAATTTTGTCGCCTTACAATTTAAGGGAAAATTTGAGAAAACTTATAAGGATTTTCCAGAATTTAGTGAATTTGGTTCATCAGAACTTTCAGCTTTAGCTGTATATGGTATTACAGACGAAAAAAGTTATAAGGATTATAAAAAAGAATCGCCAGCTGAATTACTTAGTATTTTAAATTCAGCTGTTGCTGGATATGAACAATTACAAGCAGCTCAAGAAAAAGCAGCAGAACTAACCGATAAACAAAAGCAATCCATTTCTGAATTTGCTCAAAAAGTTCCAGAATTAACAGCCGCTCAATTACAAGCTTATCAAATTACCGGAATCAACGCAGAAGAATTTGATAAATACAAACAACAGTATATTGATGCTTTAAATTCAGCTCTTTCAGATGTCTCAAGCTTTACAACTTATGGAAAAGATGTTTTTTCTACATGGACTACTGACCAAATTAATCAATTTGCTTTAAGTATGGCAGATATTTCCAATAGACTTGGTGAAGATACAGCTAAAGATTTCGCTGATGCAGCATTAAAATTTAAAGACCAATACAATTTAACTGCTAAAGAATTTAGTGCTTTAATGTCTACTGACTTTGTTAATACTGATTTAACAAACATTGAAGAAGCAAAAGAATCTATCATTAATGTTTTAGAAGAATCAATGACCAGTGATGAAGCTAAGGCGGCAGTTGAAGCCTTTTACAATATGGCTGAAGATATGGGGCCTTTGGATTTAAAAATAGATACCGAAGGTGCTTTAAAAACAATTGAAGACCAAGTAAAAGGTAAACTAGATGATATTGTTAAATCTTTCAGTAAAACAGTTCAACCAGCTATTGAAAATCAGTTGACAAATGGCTTTATCAATTTTTCAGACTATTCATCTTTAGCTGACGAATTAAAAACCATGAAGTTAGATATTAACGATTATGTTAAAGCAACTTCTAATGGATATGTTCTTGATACAGAAGCACTTAGAGATGCTTATGTAAATCTAGCTTTAACTCAAGACCAATTAGTTGAAGCAGCAAAAGACCAATTGCGGCAAGCTATTGGTGAAGAGCAACAAAAACTTACTACACTACAACTATATCAGGCACAGTTAAATGCTACAAGTTCTCAAATTTCATTAAACAATGTAATTATTTCTCAATTACAAACAATGAATTTGTTACAAGGAAAATATGTTCCTGCTAGTGGAATTGTTAACTTTAATCCAGCTGAATTATCTACTGAGAAAAAAAGTGTTTCTGATGCAATAAGTGGTTCTAAAAAGCAAATTGAAGATTTAAATAAACTTTTGAATGATGAAAGCTACTTAAAGAATATTGGTCTAATGGGAGAATCTGCAGCGGCAGAGATTCTATCTGGCTATGGTGATGCCCAAAAAAAGGCTACAGAAGCTCAGAAAAAGACCGCTGACAATGCGAATAAAGTAGCAGACGCACAAAAGAAAGTTGCTGATGCAGAGAAGAAAGTAGCAGATGCTCAAAAAGATTTACAAGAAGCTTTATATGGAACTGAGTGGTATGAACCAGCAATCGACCATTTATATAATTATACTACCTTAATTGAAAGATTAGGTAAACAAGCTGATGAAACAAAAGAAAAAATTGAAAGTCTAAAATCAGAAGATAATGTTGATGATTTAGTCAAAAAATACCAAGATTTAATTCATCAAGAAGCTGTAGCAACAAAAGCTGAAAATGCTGTAATTGAACAGTCTGTTCAAAACTTCTTAAAAGTGCTAGATGAGAATTATGCTGGCTATTATTCTATGATAAATGATAGAGTAATGATTGATATTAAAGCATTGACTGATGCTCCTATGAATGATGACTTAAAGTCTTATGCGATGGAAACAGCACAACAAATCAATGAACTTTTAGACCAGATTGATGATAACAATGACAAATTAAAAGATAGATTAGATGAAGTAGAACAGATTAGAAAAGATGCTAGAGATAAAGTAATTGACTTACAAGACAAAGTGGTAGAAGTTCTAAAAGAAAAATATCAAGAAGAAATTGACGCTACCAAAGACAAATATAATGCTTTAGAGGAAGCAGATAATGATTATCTAGATGCTCTTGAGGAAGCCATTGAAAAACAGCGTAAGCTTAGAGATAGAGAAAATTCTTATGAGGTTTTAGCACAAAAAGAGCGTAAATTAGCTTTATTAAAACGTGATACATCTGGCACTAACCAAAAAGATGTTTTATCTTTAGAAGATGAAGTCCAGCAAGATAGAGAAAAATTATTAGATGATGAAGTAGATTCTTTAATTGACTCTATGAAAGAAATGTATGAAACACAAAAAGAAGCAAGAGACGCTGAAATCGAATATTTAGAAGATGTTCTTGATGCCGCTGATTTATATAAAGAAGCCGCTGAAATTATTAGTAATTGGGCTTCTCAAGAAGATATGACAAGTTGGTTCTTTGAAAATAATCCAGAAGTAGAAAGCATGACAGTTGAAAAACTCGAACAATATAGAGATGAGTTAGAAGAACTTTATAATGCCAGAGAAGTTTATATGACAACTTCAACAGTTGATTTTACTAATGCTTTACAAACCACACAAGGAGAAGTGGAAGCTACTATTTCTGCTATTAGTGAGACTTTAACAGATGAAGCTGACCGTTCATTAGGGGAAGTCCAAGAAAAGGTGGCAGATGCGCAAGAGAAAGCAAGAGAAGCATTACAAGATGCTTTAGATGCTTTGGCTGATGCACAAAGTTCTGTTGCTGATGCTATGGCTGATACTGCTAACACTTCTATGAATTATATGAAACAAGTTTCAGATTATTATTCAAGCTTATTGGCTTCCATGATGGCAAATCAAGCATCTCAAACTGTTATTGCTATGGGTGCTCAAGGACTAACCACCGCAGAAAATGAAGAACTTAAAGCTTTACAGAATAAAAAGACTAAAACAGCTGACGATAAAAAACGAATTCAAGAACTACAGAATAAAGGTAAAACACATAGTATTTCTCAGACCGCCGCAAATCCTATTACAGGAATTACGGGACAGTCTTTAACTAGTGCCGTTTCTAGTATTAAGATTAAGGCACAAAGAGAACAAGATTGGAAAAACACTATATCGCAGCATAAAAGTTCTAAAGATTCTAATGGAAAGCAAAGAAACTATGTCTTTTCTACTGGAACAGACTCTTATTATTTTAGCACACAACGAGAAATGCAAGATTGGTATAACAAATGGAAAAATAGCGGCAAAATTAGTGGACTTACAAAAGATTCCAAAGGTAATTTTGCGGCAAAAGCAAAGAAAAGAACAGGAAAGCATGGTTTTTCAAATCTTTCTGGTTTCAAATATGCTGACGGCGGCTTAGTAAACTATACTGGCCCGGCTTGGGTAGATGGAACGCAGAATAAACCGGAAGCTTTCTTGAATGCCGAAGATACAAAACGTATTGGACAAGCGGCAGAATTACTAGCTAATTTACCTATCTTTAATAACACAAGTAATGCTAATAACACAGTTTCCGCAACTTATGGAGATACAAACGTCTCTGTCAACATTACAGTAGAGAGCATTGCCAATGATTATGATGTAGATAGAATGATGAAACGAGTAGAAGAAAAAATAACGAGTGCTGCCAAACCAATTGGAACTTCGGTTATTTTAAAGAAATAACTTTTAGACCTCTTGCCTTAATCTGGCGAGGGGTCTTTTTTGTAGGAGGTAAAAGGATGAAAGATTTTGTTGGTTTTCGCTTTGGAAACATTCATACAAAAGATTTGAATTTATTAGTTGTTTCTTCAAGTGATAGATATAATAAAAATTTGTTGCCTGACCCAACAGACTATACAACAGATGTAGTTGGTTCTGATGGCACATACTATTTTGGTCAGACTTATGACAAAAGAGAATTTTCATGTAATATTGCTTTTGATAACATTTCAGAAGAAAACTGGAGAAAAATTTCACAAGTCTTTTCCACAGACAAATTAAAGGATTTAGTTTTTGATGAACTTCCTTATAAGACTTATAGAGCAAAATTATCATCGAAGCCAGATTTTAATTTTATTTGTTTTACTGATAGACATACAGGTGAAAGAGTATACAAGGGTGAAGGAACTTTAAATTTTATTTGTTATTTTCCTTATGCTTTTGGTTTTAATAAATATATTGTTCGGGCGGCAGATTATTATTTAAAGACACCACCCGAAAGAATTATTTTAACTAACACTATTGAAGAAAATCCTTATAAAAAGAAAAAACAAAAAATTTATAATAAAAGTACTAAAGAATATTATAATGTTGAAAACAATATGGGAACTCCATGGAAAGGGGGTTATCCAACTATTGAGCAAGTTCAAGCTGGCGAACTATATTTTAATACTCCTGATGGAGAAAAAACAATTATTGATGTAAGGGGATATTGGGATAATGTGCCTGAATGGGCAAAATCTTCTAAACTATTGACGACACCAACTTTAGATTATGACCAAGAGCTTATCTATTTGCCGCAATATTCCAAAACGAATTATATCAATATGGATACAGGATTAAATAATGAAAATGCTTTAATCGGTAGCAGATTACTAGTTTATAATCCGGGTGATATTCCAGTAGATTTTGAATTAAAATTAGATAATAACGAAAGAAGTTTTTGGACTAATAGAGGGAATCATTTTCAAATTAGACGCTATAATGTTCAAAGATTACCCATTCCGGCAGCAGTAGATTGGACTGGTTTAACAACTGAAAGCCCAATTGATGAAGATACAAAAAAATACGGAGATGCTTATTTTAAAAAGCCTAATGTTCTACCATGGCTTTTACCTAATGGAATTATAGTGGGACGACCAGACCCAAGATTATTAGGAAAAGCACATCCTAAACATTGTTATATAGCAGAACCTATTCCAAGAGAAAAATTGGCTCATTATATAAAATTATTCTATTGGCAATCTTCACTGTTAAAGGATGATAGCGGAAATCCTTTATTAGAATTTGAAGAAGGTGTTGAATATGCTAATAGATATGAAGAGCTTTACGACTTATGTATTGATGATATGGAACGCTATGAATTATATTGGAAAACATTAAAAGAGGCTATCTTAGATAAATATAAAGATGCTGCTGTTTTTCAAAATAATACTTATACGCATAATGATTTTATAAGAGATTATCTATATAATCCACCAGAATATATTACAAGAAGTAAAGATTTATATTATGGACAAGATGATTTTAATTTATCAATTATGCCGCAGTGGATTACAAACGACTATTTTGATATTACCACAGATGATATTAAAAATGCAACGCTATACCTTGACACAGAAAAAGAGATGTTGTATAATATAGATAACCCAGAGTATAAAAAAGAAGATAAAAAAACTTATTCTAATTTTTATACATATAAGCCTAAAAAAACAATTTATAATGAAAACATAAAACAAGGACATTGGTTTAAACTGCCGCCGGGGTGGTCTTTGATTGAAGTTGCTCCTGTATGTGATGAAGATTTGTGGGGCGGAAAGCGTTGGTTAGATGCCAGACCTTTTGATTGGGGTTATGGCGGCGATGATGGTAAATATAAATATATCCAGCAAAGATTTGATTCAGTTTATTATCTGGCAGCAAAAGAATATCTACTTAAACTAAAAAAACAGATAACCGATTTAAATACAAATGCAAAAATTGACGAAGCGTTAAAATTCCGACACTGGTTTGATGATGAAATTGCAGCATTACCAAAAGATGATAAATTTGGCTATCAGTTATACAAACGCAGAGAACAACAATTGGAATATGGCTTTTTAAAAACTCTGCAACAATATTGGAGAGTTAATGCCGCACCAGCAATGGGAATTAAAGGCGACATTAACGAATGGTGGTGGTATGCTTGTAATTATATTTGGGATTTATTTCCACCACTCTATTGGGGCTTAGCAGATATATTAAATAAAGCACAAATTAAATATACGCCACTGTTTTATTAATAAGAGGTGAGAGAAAAGGTATGTCAATTCAAAAATATCCATATGAATTGAGCATTTGGGAAGAACACTTAGGTAACAATGGTATTAAGAGTGAAAGACGTTTAGCGACCATTGGTAGTTCTAACATGACTTATGGCGGCAAAGCGACCGAAATTGAATTAAAAAAAGAAATTAAAGGAACTAATACATTAACTTTTAAAATGCCATCTAAGTTTTTTGACTCAGAGAAAGGAGAATATGTTAAAAATGAATTTATTGATATGCTTTATAATGAGCAAAAAGTAAAGTTATTTTATAAAGATAGTTGGCTAGAATTTTATGTAAAGCAAATCTCAGAAGAAAAGAATTTTAAGAGTTTAATGAAGACTTTTACTTGTCAAGATAGTTTTATTGATGAATTATCTAGAACAGGTTATGGGATTACTTTTGATGAGGAATTATATAACAATGTAGATGAATTAGGTGTTTTTATGAACACGATTCTTGAAGATAGTGTATGGGATTACAAACCCGAATTAAACACTGGTGATTTTACAGAATTTAAAGAAGAACGCTTTTATAAAATTCCTTTATCACAATTTGGTGGAAAGATTAAAGCCTATCCAATTACTTTAAATGTAAAGCCAGAAAATTTTAATAAAGAAAGTGAATATTATAAAAGTGTTATTGAAAAAGATGGTAAGTTTGATGAACTAAAAGAAGTAACTTTAACAAATATTTTTACAGACGAAGAACGTGCATTGGAATTGGGCGATGATTCAGCAAGAGAAAAAGAAATTTTTTGGGACAATTATTATAAAGATAATGGCTTCAAATTATTAGATGACAGCAAAATGATAGAACTAAGCGGCGATTATATCTATGTTCCATATAGCGATTTGTCTTTTATTTATGGTAATGTTTATACAAATGCTTATAAGGCTACAGAAGAACCAGCTTTATATGGTAATTATGAAGAAAACAAAAATAATAAGCAATATGCTTTACAACCAAAATCAAAAAGTCCTACAGATTTAATTCAATTTATTTTCTTTAAGGACGGCGACAAAATTTTAATTGATGAATCTGGAACAGTAGTAAATAATGATTGTCATTATGTTATTAAGGTTTCTCAATGGAATGAAGCATTAAAAGAACAATTAAAAAACAAAGACACTTTAATCTATTGGGCTACTGCGGCAATTCCAGAAGAGTCTAAACTAACAACTAAATATGAACTAAAAACAGATGGTGATATAACTTATTCTGTTAATGTTAAGCCAAATACCCGAACTATTGATGATTTTACATGGTATCCTGTTTATTATGATGGATACATGGAAGAATTGGGCGACAACGAAGTTTATGCGGCAAGAAAAATTTCTATTACTGATAGAACTGAATTTAATTTAAATTCAGAAATCTATTGTAAAATTTATAATAACAAAGCAGAAGAATATGAAAATATCTATTCCGAAAAAGAAATTAATGAAATTATAAAAACTGATGTAGGTAAAGATTTTAGAGTATGTTCAAAAGATGATACAAGGATTATTTTACCTACTTTGGCAAAAAATTTAGTTCAAAATGGCGAAAAAATTACTAAAGAAACAGGCTGGGAATCGCTTACACAAAATGATACAAGTGAATATAATATCGGTTCTTATGCTAACCTTTTAGAAGTAAGTGTTAAATCCACAAACGAACTAACGGAAGAAGCTACTGGCGAAACTATTGATGAAAATATTAGTAATTTTTATTTAGAAATTTTAAGCCCGAATATTGTAAAAGGCTATGATATGGATTTAGAAGGAACTGTTTCATCTGATTATTGTTTGAACTTTGGGCTGTCTGCTAATGAAATTAACATTGAAAAAGATAAAGTTTATGCTATTCGAATTAGCACAGGAAACTGGATTATTACAGATTATTCAATTACTTTTAGAAATAATACAGAAAACACCGTTCATAGAGCTAATGAGGACGAAAAAGAATTATATACTAAGGCTTTAGAATCTTATAATGATTTTCTTCTAAGTTGCGATTTAAAAGAATTAACAACAGAAAGTTCAGAGGATGATTTTAAAAATTATTTAAAGAATGCTATTGCTGAATATGATAAGAATATTTCAGAATTATATTCGAAATGGGCAAATTGTAATGCTGAAGACGATTATAATTATTTAATTTATAGAGCTTACACAAATGAAAAAAAAGACATTCCAAAAGACAAACAAAATTCTTATGTTGAATTGACAGCGGATGCCTATAAAACATGGGCTACTGCAGCAATTATTGAGAATAAGGTTTTTACTAAAAATTATAATGTCGATTTAGATAAAATCATTATTGGTCAAGGTTCTGTTGATATTAATGGTAATTATACTTTAAGTGGTGTTAGCAATAGACAAGATACGGATAAATTTATTTCTTTTGCTGATATTTTTGAAGATATGAATACTTTAACTTTTGTTCCATTCAATGATAAAAGCAATTCTGATGCACCTTTAACAACAACTTTACATTATAAGAAAAAGAACGGCACTTGGACATGGGATGAAATAGAAAGCCCAGAAGCAGATGTTCCAGATAACGCTTATTTATTATTTAAAGCAAAGGCTAATATTACTACACCATACATTGGAATTCGTTCTGATTCTGAGCCTATGACTGTTTCTATTGATTCAACAAAAGCTATTAATTACGGAGAAACCGATTATAGCGGAGTTAAATTAGAATTATGGTCTGAGGGTGAAGACAGCAACAGTTATTTAGTTGATAAAGCGGAAGTTAAGATTTATAAAGTAGATAATAAGAATTTCTCAGATAAATTTCTTGAAGCTGTTGGATGGAAAATTGAGGATTCCGGCAGCTCAGGTGGACAAGGAGATAATGATGGAAGCATTAAAGCAAAAGGAATTGATGTTTCTTATGCTCAAGGAAAAGTTGATTGGAAAAAAGTAAAAGAATCTGGAAAGGTAGATTTTGTAATAATTCGTGCTGGATATGGGAAAGATTCCGTTGATGAACAATTTAATAACAATACTCTTGGCTGTGCTGAAAATGGTATTCCTTATGGTATATATTGGTATAGCTATGCTCAGACAGCCGAGGATGCTGTAGAAGAAGCAAAAAAATGTATTAAAACTATAAAAGATAAGAACTTAACTTATCCAGTTTTCTATGATGTAGAAGAAAGCAGCAATATTAATAGTATAAATGAATTAAGTGTTGCTTTTTGTGAATACATGAAATCACAAGGCTATTCATGTGGTATTTATTCTTTTGCTAGTGGATTGGAAAGTGTTCTGTCTACTGAAAACAAAGAAAAATATCCAATTTGGGCAGCACAATTTGGAACTAATGGAAAACTTACAGCGTATACAGGAAAATATGTTATGTTTCAATATAGTTGCACAGGTAGAATTGATGGCATTACAGGAAATGTTGATTTAGACTATTGTTATGAAACTTATAAAAAATCAACAACAAAAAAGGTTCAATCTCAGCAATTAATGTTATTCGCCGCAAATGATGATAATGAGAAAGAAGATGAAAACAAAAAGGATGAAAATACAGAGACTTACGACTATACATTAAATGATGGAGATTTGCTTACAGATGCTAAACCTGTATGGAAAGGCACAACTTCAAGCATAGACCCATTATTCTTTAATGTTATGCTGCCAAAAAATAATGATACAAAATCTATGGCTTATGCTTTGTTTATTAATGACTATTATTATGGGATTTTTTGGTTAGAGCAAACTAAAAAAGAAGCAGAAGATAAAGATGAAGAAGAATCTGGAGGTGAAAGTTCATAATGGCAAGTGTATCGGTTAATTATAATTCGAGACAGTTAGAAGGTGCTATGTCTGCTGTAAAAAGAGGTTCAGGATTATTACTTATTAGTCCTAAGCCCTACACAAAAACTGGTAATGCTGCCACCGCCTTCGTGGTAAAACAAGGAAGATTATCCCAAAGTCAAATTAAAAGTTTATGTGCTACTGCTATTACTCAAAATGGTTTGTTTCCTATTGGAACGAATCAATATTACCATGTCTCAGCTGATAAAACAAATGCTAATGGTTCTATGAGAACAGGTATCTTATCAATGAGTATGATTCAATTTAACAATATTATTTTAAACAATATTTATACTGCTTTATGGACAACAGCACGAGACACTAAACATATTTACTACACAAACGATTTAGGCTTAACAAAACGTCAAGTTGGAGCAACCTCAAGATTAGGAAATGGCTTTTATTTTAAAGCAGGTTATTATGATGGCGGCAAAGCTATTCTAAATGGGGATTACGCTATTTTTAGTGTTAATCCCTCTAATGCTGGAGAAAAGAAAGCAATAGGCAATGTGAATCAAATTAGAAATTATCTTAGTTCTGCTATGAGTGCTGATGCTACTGCAGCAAGAGCAAAGAATTTCATGATGGTTAAATTAATAAAAGATGATGCAACACAATATAATTATAAACTTTGTGCTGGTGGACTATCTTATGGTGTATCTTTGGCTCAAATTCAATCTTGGTTAAATGATAATGATTCATCTTCTGGTAATTCAGAAGAACCAGATGGCGGTTCTAATTATGGCGGCATTAGTTTAGATGGAAATTATTCAAGTGCCTACGATACTGTATCTGTTTTTGGTGGCTTAGTAAATCCTGAATCTTCTATTACAGCTTTAGAGTATATAAACGATTTTAGTAATTATAAATTGGTTTTTAAACCCGGTAAAGACGCAAGAACAACAAAAAAGCCTTTGTATGAAAAGCCAGAAGAAGGTGTTGTGATTGATGAAAAAAAGCTAATTATTAAAGCACAAATTCCAAAAGGACAAGTCCCGACTTCTATGACTTTATCAAATAAATATTATAATTATGTAAAGATTGACCAAGCGAATTATTCTCCAGAAGAGTTCTTTACTTATTTAGACCAAGTTCTTAATTTGGATTTTACTGGAGAACATATATGGAAAAAAGATTCACCACCACTAATAAAATTAAATCATGAAGCTGATAAAGATTCGTTAGTTGAAAGCAAATGGGAAAAGTATCCAATAGAATGGAGATTAATTCCTATGACTTCTTTTGCGGTTGATAAAAAATGGTATAATACATTAAAAGAGGAAGATGTAGTATTAGAAAATATCTTAAAAAATAAAGAATCTAAAGCAATTGGGCTGAAAGATTTTTTCTTAAAAGATTCAGAAGAAAGAATTAAAAATAAACTCTTATTTTTTGATGTCTATTATGAAGAGGAAAAGATTAAAACAAAAATTTCAGATGTCAGAGATTTTACTGTTTTCTTAAATAAAATTGCTGAAATATTAGAATTTGGTGAAAGGAAAACATTAGAATGCGTTTTAAAATTTGAGCAAAAACGAAAGTCTGTAAATCTTTATGAATTAAAATTATTTGAAGCTTTTACACGTGGACACGATTTTATTCAAGAAGACTATACTACTGTTAGACCACAAGAACAAGATGTAAATGGCAATCGTTTAATGGATTTCGATGATAACTATTTTGTTTATAAATATACTGGTAGAGATTTTGATATATTAAATGGGCGGCAGTCTAATAAATTGTTTGAATTGCCGGATTCAAAAGGTGTTTATTGCTCTTTAGTTCATGAAAAAGATTTACTAACAGAAACTGATATTACCTTAGGAGAAACCTATGGTGTTCAAAAATACTTTGTAGAAGCAATGAAATTTCTAAATCCAAAAACCAATAAATATGAATACAAAGATACCTTTAAAGTAAAAGATTATTTGGAAGCCACTGACCCAACTATTTATACTGAAGATGATATTGAAATTATCACGACAAAAATTGATTTAACACAGTGCCAATATTATGATGCCACAAAAGCAACCTATCAAAATGGTTGGTGCGATTGTTCTTTTGGCGGCAACTTTGATAAAGAATGTATTTATCAAAAATTGGGCTACTGTCCATATAGATTTCAAACCGAAAAACACCCAAGAAGAATCAGAACCTTATCACAAGAAAAATCAAATCGTTTTAATTTAATTCAGGAACTATCTAAAGTTTTTGAAATCTATCCACAGTTTTATATAGAATTTGATAAAAACGGCAAAATTCTTTTAGACGAGAATGGTAAAATGAAAAAGCACGTTTTCTTTATGACTGAAAAAGGCGGTATTCAACAAATCGGTTTTAGATATGAAAAAAACTTGGCTAATATATCAAGAACTGTAGATTCTTCTTCTTTAACAACAAAACTCTATGTAGAAAATGTTGATAGTGAATTATCTAAAACAGGAATGTGTTCTATTGAAACAGCTGAAGATAATGTTGGTAAAAATTCTTATATTATGGACTTTTCTTACTACACTCAAAAAGGGTTGTTAAATGCTGAACAAGTTGTAAGGGATTTATATGGAATTGATAAAGGAGATTTCGCTTTCTTACCTACTATTGGTTACTATAATGAAAAGTATGATGATTTAACTAATTTAATCATTAATATGACTGGCGAAGCAATGAAAGAATTAAAAGCGGCGAATATTGTTAGTGATGAAGGTATCACAACGGCGTTAGAAGAACGACAAAAAATTTCACAAAGAATGTATCAATTTAAAGTTAAACAGTTGAGCAAAGATACCGCAGATGACGAACCCAATGACTATACTACATCGGATTCTTATAAAAATTATTTATTAAAGCTAAAAGAACAAGCAACAATTCTTTGGGGACTTGTAGAGGACTTATTCTTTAGCAATAACTATTTTAATTTAATTCATAGAGAAAAGAATGAAAAAGGCGATTATACTTATGAATTCCAAAGTGTTGAATATGGAAATAAATATGAAAAAGATTTAACTGTCTTTGGGGTTCAAAAAGAATTATTAACCAAATATGCCGACTCTTATTGCCGGGGAGAATTATTCTGGCGGCTAATGATAGAAGGATTTGAAAATGAAAATTACATACCACCTTTTGAAAGCTGGGAAGACTTCAGACAAGAAATAATTCAAAAAAATCTTTATATTACAAATGGTAAAGCCGGGCAATATAAGAGTATGTATGAACAGGTAAAAATTTGGAAATTAAAGCGTTCAGAATGGTTAAACAAGATTAATGATATTAGTGATAAATTTTATAGAAAATACGAACCTTATATCAAAGAAGGAACTTGGACTGATAGTGATTATTTAACTGATAATGAATATTATTGGGCGGCAGTTAGTGTATTAGCCGATTCTTGTAAGCCACAATTAACCTATAATATTTCTGTTATTGATTTAAGTTCTCTTGACGAAGACTATACTTTTGAATTAGCTGATACTACTTTTATTGAAGATATTGATTTCTTTGGGATTAATGAAAAAACTGGTTTACCTAATAGACAAAAAGTTTTAATTTCAGCTATTAATTATAATTTAGATAATCCGCAGCAAAATTCAATTGAAGTTCAAAACTATACTTCTGCTTTTGAGGATTTGTTTGAATCAATTACTGCTTCTGTTCAATCGTTAAGTTTTAACGAAAACACTTACAAAAGAGCAGCAAATTTTACAGCAACAAAATACATTTCAAAAGAAAGTTTACAAGGAACTCTATTTGAAGGAGATTTAACTCTCATTAATACAAATGATGATAATATCACTGTAAATGAAGAGGGAACAACTGGTAAAGGAATTGATAACAAATCCTCTCAATATAAATTAACTGGTGAGGGATTATATTTTTCCAAAGATGGCGGACAAACATGGGATACGGGTGTTGGCCCAAATGGTATTAATGCCGACTATATTAAATTTGGACAATTAGACGCTTCAAAAATTCAAATAGTTGATGGAAATTATATTTATTTCTTATGGGACAAAGATGGTATTTCAGCTTATCGCAGTCCTGCCACAAGCACTTCTGGTTTAGTAGACTTTACAAGATTTAACAAATATGGTTTAAGTCTTATTGAAAATAATAATGTAAGGCTAAGAGCAGGCTATGAATTCCGTTCTGGTGATGCTGTTAATTTAACTGGCGATTATCGTCAAGAGAATGAATTAACAAATCAAAATGTTGGTTTTTATTTATATAATGATAGTGGACAAGCAATTTTTAAAACCGAAACCGCTTCAGATTATGCAGATGTTAAAGGCGATTATTCTGCTAGATTAAGTCTTACAGGCGAGATGTTTATTACCAATAAGGTTCTTGAATCAGATAACAATGGACAAACAATTTCAGCAAAGCCAGAGTATCAATATTCTGGCGGTTATTACATCTATGAATCTACAATTGTTTCTTTAAGTGAAAACTCAGCTCTTACAGAAATTGTAAAGCAATATACTGATGGTAAAAATTATAGCATTTTAAGTGATAATTATGATAGTGAGGGGAATTTAATTCCAGATACCGACCATGAAGCTGGTTTAGACAAACCAAAAGATAATGTTTCTTTGCTTGTTGACGAAGAACCGGAAGAAAAGAAATATTATATTACCGTATATAAAGTTAATAATATTTCTGACGGCAATTCTATTTATTATTATTTTAACAACGATAGAACACGAATTACAAGAGTGGATGAAGGACAAGTTATAGAAATTGTTTTATCTTATAGTATTTATCGTATTGAATTTTTAGAATCTGAATTAGAAAATGGAAAAATTAAGCCTGAATTGTTAGACCAAAAATTTTCTGATAGTACACCAATTGGTATTTATAATACTTCCTTATATAGAGTAAAAGATGGAGAAAATAATTTAATTAAGGCAGGTTATCCAGTAAAGGCATTACTTCTTCAAGGAAATGAACCAAATGCTCATATTGAAACAGCAGATGATATTCAAGTAGAAACAATAACGTGCTGGAATATTAAAGACCTTGAAGTCGGGCAAGCTACTGATATTAAAACTGATTATTCGCTTTATAAAATAAACGGGAATTACGAAGGTGTAAGCTATCAATATTGGGCGGCAAAAGAATTAACAGGAAAGCAAATAGAACTAACCACTTCTGAAGTTAAAACAGACGAAGTTGGTATTTTTATTAATAATAAAACGGCTATTCATGGTGGTTCAGAAGTCATAAGAAACGAAGAAAGCTCAGAAATAGTTGAAGAAGAAAACAAAAAAGAAAATAAAAAGCAAACAGAAGAAAAAAGCAAAATTGAAACAGCTCAAACTTATGGTGCTTCAAATTCTTTAATAGTTGATATTGATTCAACAGACTTTGTAATTATCGGTGATTCTATTACAGTTGGATTGTCCACAACTCCATTAAAAGAAAGGGCAATCGGTATTGGTAGTGCTTCTGTTGATAGTCATAATAGAGTTCCGCATACTGCTTATTATGATAATGATGCTATTAAAAAAGCTAAAAATTTAGCATTCTTTTTTGGCGTTAATGATGTTAATATAGGTTATTCAAAAGAAGAATTTTTCAAATTATATCAAGAAGCTATTGATACTATTCTCGCAAAAAACAACTTAAAACTATCTAATGTAAACATTTATATTATGTCAATGATTTACATTACTTCTGATGCTAGCGGCTATAGTGTAGAAAAAAATAACAAGTTCCAAACCGAATATCTTGAAGCTTTTGCTAAGTCTAAAAATTACAAATATATAGATGTTTATAATAAAACACAAAATATCCCTAGAACCGATGGCATTCATTGTACAGGACAGGGGTATGTTCAACTATACAATATTATTAAGGACGCTTTTGCTAACACCACAACAAATACCACAAACTATAATGAGAATAAACCAACAGACGCTTCTATTATTTCCTCAAGAGAAACAATTCTTGCGGGTGCTGAACGTATTTTTATGTCCGCATTATCTGGCGAAAGCAATGGCGATATAGTATATAAAAACATTTTGTCAATTTTAAAGAATGGTTGTTTGTATATTGGCGGCACAGTGTCTGATTATTATGGTAGAAAATTAAATATGTCTAGCTTTGGATTGATGCCAGATGAAGTAAGAATTAACAATGCTAAAATCGTTATGGCTAATGATGGTAAAGTATGGATGGATTTTCACAATCTTTATGCTATTGACCAAAACGGCAATCTTACAGATACTTCTTTATGGGATTTATTAGAACAGTTATCGAATGGTATTTCTTCCATTGGTGGTGGAGGAGCTTCTACTGATACCTCAGGTTTAACCGAAGGATACTACCTAATTGACCCAATTAAAGATTAAGGAGTGATAAAATGAGTAATTATTTCGCACATCCATTAGGAAGTTATGCTCAACACTATATTGATGATGATGCTACTCCATGTCAAAGACCGCATACATATACTGACCATGGTTTTAGTAAAATGGATTTTGGTGTAGGTGGTGGACAAAAAGTCTATTCAATGACTAATGGAATTATTCAAAATGTTGGCTGGTTTGGCGGCGATGGTGTAAGTAAATATGGTTGTGTTGTTAGGACAGCTGATTGTGGCTACTCAAGAATGCAAGCTAAATTACAAGGTGGAACAGCGGATGAATATCCTGTTTTTTTCACCTATATTGAAATGGAACAAATCTCTCCAGAATTAAAAGCTGGAGAGAAAATTAAAAAAGGAACTTATATTGGCATTACAAATAGTGAATATGCAGGCTCTAATCTACATTTTGATATTCAGCCCTATGAAAGATATGGTGGCGGCGGCAACTCAGACAAAGCTCAACATTGGTATGGTGCTATTACTTTGGATGAATTTGATGCTTATGGACACAAAGGAAGCAATTATTCTTTAAGAGACCATTTAGATTCTCATTTTACTATGGATGATAAAGGAAACTTGAAAGACTATACTGGAAAATATATTGGTATTCCTGATAGTAATGGTATTTATTATCCTTATGGCTCAAGTGGCGAAATTTTAAAAGTAAATACACAAACTTTAAATGGATTAGACCCAGATATTAGAATCAGTAGATGGTATTCTTATGCTTTCATGATGCAAACACCTATCTATTCTAGCGGAATTAAAGACACTGGCAGTGGTTCTGCTGCCGATTTAAAAATTAATATTTCAGATGAATGGATAAAATTGATGGTTGGTGTAGTAGCTGCTGAATGTGGTTGGACAGGACTTGGAGTTTCACAAGCAGTTCTAATAGTAGCAAGAAATTGGGCTTATGGGCTAAGTAATAGTCAGTTAAATAATGACAGTAGTGCCGCCGCACAAGCTATTATGAATTGGGGGCACGGACTTTCTAAAGAAGGATTAATGAGTAAATATGAATCTTTTAAAGATAAAGAAATAGAAGGAATTAATACTGTTGAATTCGTAAAAATGATAATGAGTGGCACACACTATAAATATGCTGAAAATTGGAATGGAAAGAACACAGATGGAACAACAGGCATTACATATTATAATGGCTGTTCCGCAGCCGATATTGAAGATATAACAGGCTTTCCCGGAGGGAACAGTAATTATCAAAACTTATGGGTATGCCACATCTTCTTTGGAAATCGTTTTACTGGTTGGAGCTTTAGGGGAGATATTCCAAAAGACAAAAAGAAACCATCAGAACTTTTAGGATTGAGGTGATTAAATGAGTAGATATTATTATCATCCATTAGGAGAGTATGCTCAAAAGTATATAGATGGAAATGCCGCACCAAATCAATTGCCGCATACATATGATAAAAATGAGGAAGGTAAAACCCATGGCTGGTCAAAATTAGACTGGGGCGTTGGCCCAGATGTCCCAGTTTATTCAATGACCGATGGAGTTATTTTTAGTGTATTTGGAACAACCACTGGTGGTGGAAAGGGGTATTTTGTCAACATTAGAACGGACAGACAAGACGGCACAGGAAAAACAGTTTGTATTAGATATATAGAATTAGGCGGACTTTCTGAATTGACTGCTCCTTTGGTTGGCGTAGAAGCAGGTCCCGGCAAATTCTCTGGTAATGTATCTTCTGGTGAGATTAATGTTCCGGTTAAAATGGGCGATTTAATTGGCTACACAAATAATTGGTATAATAATTATTCTAATGTCCATATAGATTTCTTTTATGAAGGTAGTTCTATAGAAGATTATTATAAAGGTGTAGAATATGTTCCACATTGCGATGAAAATACCAAATTAGATTCAGCTTTTAATCTAAAAGATTTAAGCAGTGGCGTAAAAGCTGTTTATTGTAATGGTAATATTGTTGGTTGCGAGAATGGCTATGTTCCACAGCAACCTGACCCCTCTAGTATTTATACCGTTTATCCATGCCTTTCTTATATGGTTTGCTTACAAAAACCTATAAAAATGGAAGGTAGTGTTAATGGTTCTATTGGGACAGGCAATGCCCCTGAGGGTTATTATAAAGATACAATTCCAATTACTGATGAGGAGTTAAATAATGCCTGCAACTGCATTTTGGGTGAAATTCCACTTAGTGTAGATGGTGTAGAAGCCTCTAGAAGTGGCTGTTTACTTTACGCTAAACTCATAAGAAGACGTTGGTTCACAAAAGCAGTCAATCCGGGCAATAGCATTATGAGTATTTTGCAGAATGGTGGTTTTTATGGCTGGGGCGGCAATTCTATTAGCTCTTCAAAAGTTTCTGGTATGAATTACACTATAAATGAATTCAAAGAAAAAGTTAAACAAAATATTTGTAACCCCGGTTTATATGATATTACTATAGACAAATGTATAAAAATAGCAAACGAAGGCCCTTTCTATAATTATGGCTATAGTCCTTCTGGATACAATACCAATTCAGCTAGAATAGAAAGTGAATTAGAACAAAAAATTATTGCTAAACAATTGCCAAGTCATAGTAATTCTCCTTCTTTTAGTATTCCATTAGATAATTTTTTGGGATGCGTTGGTAATACAGGATATTGGAGTGATACAAGTGCTAGTTAAAAGAATAGGAATTCAAAAGATTGAAAATCTAATTCTTTCTTTATCAAAAGAAAAGTTCAACATAAAAACTCAGTATAAATTAATCAAAATTCATAAAGCAATTAAAGATGAACGAGAAATTTATCAAGAGCAAATTCAAATAAATTGTGAACCATTTTTGGAAAAGGATGAGAATGGTATTCCAAAAGTAAATGAATCTGGCGGCTACAAAATTAAAAAAGATAAAATTACCGAATGCTATTTACTTATGAATAAAATGAACAATCTTGAGGTTCAATTGCCGGATTTGTTCTTTTCTTTCGATGAACTAGAAGAACTAGATTTAACTTTAGAACAGCTAGAAACATTAGAGCCGTTTATAAAAAATTAACAAATTGGACAAGACGTATTCTGTTTAAAACACAGAAATTTTTACGTCTTGTCCTTTTTTATTATCCTAAAGTCTTGACAAATCTACAAAATAATTGAACGGAGGTGAAAGTGGTAATGGCTTATAATTTTAATACACAACCACAATATCAGCAACAGCAGGCGGCAAATAATAATATGCCGCAATTCCAACAGCAGAATATTCAACCTTTATTCCCGCAACCACAGGGAAATGTTTATAATATTAATTCCACTTTAGAGGTGGCAAATGTTCCAGTAAGTGGCGGAATGTCAGTAGCTTTATGTCTTAATGAAGGATTTATGTATATAAAATCTTTACAAAACGGAAATCCTCTGTTTTGGGCTTATAAAATTACACCTTATGACAATTCTGCTCCACAGCAGCAACAAGAAGAACAGACAAAAGATAACAATAATAATAACGAAATTATTGAACAATTTAAAAAATATGATAATCGGTTTCAATCCATTGAGGGAAAAGTATTTGAAATTCAGAACATTTTAAAACAAAAATTAGAACCAAACCAAAATGAAAAAGGAGTTGAGTGGAAATTATGATGAATCCTATGAATTTAGTTAGCTTGTTAAAAGGTAGGAATCCACAAGAATTAGTTATGTCAATGATTCAGGGCAATAATATTAATGACCCAATGATTAATGATTTAATTAAATATGCTCAAAATAATGATATAGAAAATGTAAATAAAATTGCCGAGAATTATTTTAATCAGCGTGGTATGAATTTTCAAAAGGAATTGAATAATCTCATGTCAATGCTGAAATAATAAATTTATACTTAAAAGGAGGAATTAAACAATGGGAGAAAACGGACTCAGTGTAGCAGACGCTCTAGCTCTTCAGAACAAGAATGGAACTACGAATGGTGATGGCTTCCTAAATGGCGGTCAAGGTGCTTGGTGGGTAATTATTCTAATCCTATTCTTTGCTTTTGCTGGTTGGGGCAATCGTGGTGGAAACAATAACGGAAATAATGATGGAGGTGTAAATACCGTGTTTGTTCCTACTGGTGGTGGTCTTTTTGGCGGCAATAGTGGGTATAATAATTGTTGCACTCCAGCGACCCAGCAAAGCTTAACCGATGCCTTTAACTTTAATCAGTTAGATAATGGTATTCGTGGTGTTCAGAATGGCTTATGTGATGGCTTCTATTCCACAAGTTTAGGTATTTCTAACTTGGGTAATGCTATTAGTCAGACGGCAAACGCAAATGCTATTGCTAATCTACAGGGCTTCAACGGCGTTCAGAACACTATCAATCAAACTGGTAATGCTATTCAGTCAGATATTAATGCTGGCGTAAATGGTATTCAAAATTCTCTATGCTCTGGCTTTAACGGAGTTCAGAGTGCTATTGCTCAAACAAATTACAACATGAAAGACTGTTGCTGTGAAACTCGTGAAAGTATTATGAATTCTAATTTCGCAAATCAGACAGGCTTTAACAGTATTCAGAATCAGTTAGCTTCTTGCTGCTGCGATTTAGGTAGAGGACAGGAAAATCTAAAATATGCTTTAGCTCAGTCTACTTGTGATATTATGACAAATGCTGACAAGAACACTGATAGAATTATTAACTATCTAACCCAGAATGAACTTGATTCTCTAAGAAACGAATTACAATCTGCTCAGCTACAGTTATCTCAGCTTTCTCAGACAAGTAATATCGTAAATCAATTACAACCTACTCCAAAGCCGGCTTATATTACTTGCTCTCCATATGCGAGTGCTGGAATTAACACTGTAAATGCTTATGGTTGCGGCTGTATGTAATTAGGAGGGGATAATTAATGAGTTGCCCTACTACAAAAGCATTATGTGACAATTTAATTATCTCACAAGCTATTACTTTTGCTAATAATCAATTAACAATTAACTTGCCATCTGGCAGTTATAACAATGGACAAAAATATTGTCTTGTAATTGCTCAAGACATTCCAGAAGCAACCACAATTAATGCCAATGTTGTTATTACTATTGGCACAGGAACAACAACTTATCCATTAGTTAATTGCAATTGTACAAATGTAAATGCTTGTCAGATTACATCAAGACGCAGATATTCAACTAAAGTATTTACAAATATTCAGAATGGAGTATTTAAACTACTTGGCCCGGTAAATTGCTTTAATTGCAAACATTCAGGGTCATTACCAATCACAACTACGACAGAAACAACAGGTTGAAGAGGAGGGATAAATAATAATGGACAAACTATTAGGAAGAGTAGAAAAAGAATTAGAAAATATCGCAGATAAAGGTCTATCCTCTTCTAATCTTGATACTACTTTTAAATTGATTGATATTTATAAAGACATTAAAGAAGCTGACTATTATGATAGTCAAGTCGGTGGCTCTTATGGTGCTCAAAGACGTGATAGTAGAGGACGCTATATGGGAGATAGAGATTCGTGGAAAACTGAAAAATGGGATTCTGATAGAAGTCACGAATATGAAAATCTCGGACCAATGAAGCGTTATTTTGACAGACTTGGGGATGAGATGGACACATATAATATGAATCGTGGTAGATATAGAAAAGGCGATTCTTCTACAAGAATTGAAGATGGCATTGATATGGTTATGGACGCAATTCATAAAATGGTAGAATGTCTATATGATTATGCTGAAACGGCACAAGAAAAAGAAATTGTTCGTAAACATATTGATAAAATGAAAAGCTTATAATATTTCAATACTATAATGCTAATCCTTTAGGAAGAAATGTTGACGATTGTGCTGTCCGAGCAATTTCAAAAGCAACGGACAAAAGTTGGGATAGAACATATATAGAACTGTCAGAGTATGCGAGGATGAAAGGAATTACGTTTTCTGAAATACAGTTTATTAATGAATATCTCAAAGAGCGTTTTCAAGATTTTTCTTTACCTAAAGGTGTGTATACATTGCAAGACTTTATTGATTTAGATTTAGCTGGCACATGGCTAATAACAATGCCCAATCATATAACTTGTGTTATTGATAGTGTTTGTTATGATACTTTTTATCCTATAGATAAGTATATTTGGTGTGCCTACAAAGTTAAATAAGCATAAAGAAAAGGGAGTAGACAATTAAATCTACTCCCTTTATTTTTTTTAGAAATTAATAATTTCATTTGGTTTTTGTGTTTCTGCTGCCCATTTAGCAATTAAAACAGCATCTGCTTCATCTTCTGAAACTGCTACCCCATAATTATCTAAAATAAGTAACTGGGCATTCTTTTTTCTATCAGTTCTTGAACGACCCTTTATGCCTGCTACATTTCTCCATGTATTTGATGAAACAACAACAAATGGAATGCCGCATTCATAGCAATAATTCTTTAAGACACCTTGTAAATGTGCCAATTTCTTAAAAACTAGAACACCTTCTCCATTACCATACTTCTGTAACTGTATGTCTTCTAGAGCTACTAAAGAAGGTTTCCATTTCTGAATTAAAGAAGCTATAAAACCTTTTGTTTGAGCAATTCTTTCAGTAGAATGTGAACCATTGGTTGTATATTTTCCATATTTGATTAAATCCTTACCATCGAAAATTGCCCATCCACTTGTAATAGTTGCTTGGTCTAGCCCCAAAACTCTAAAACCTTTCTTTCTTACTGGTTTTGTATCCATATTATAGAAAGGATTTTCTTTACAAGTTGGACAATCACAATGCCGCCATTGTTTTAAAGAGAGAACATTGAAATGCCCAGCAGGACACTTTAAATCTAAATCAGAATCTAGATTAACATAAGAGGTTGAGACTAATTCCCAACCTCTTTTTTCTATTTCTTTTTTAACGTCTTCGTATGTCAGTTTACTCAATTAAATCAACTCTTGACTCCAGTAGAGCCAAATCCACCTTCAGCTCTATCCGTTTCTGACAGTTCTTCAACTTCCTTGAAGTAAATCATAGGAACCGGCATAATAAGCATTTGTGCAATTCTATCTCCAGCAGAAATCTTTTGTGTTAGATTTCCGGTGTTCTCCATGATAACGCCCATCTCTCCTCTGAAATTGCTATCAATAACAGCGGGAGCATTAGGAATCCGTAATGGTGTTTTATAACTCATTCCACTACGAGGAACAAAGTTAATCATATAACCTTCTGGAATTTCTACTTTAAGTCCTGTTTTAATAATTACCGTTTCATGCGGCTTAATTTCTACATCTTCAGCGGCATAAATATCAGCACCAGCATCTGAATCATGTGCATAAGTAGGAATCTTAGCATTTTCATTTACTTTAACATACTTAACAACAATTCTTTCTCTTGGGTTTTCAATTGCCATTTCAGTTAATTTTACTGCTTCATAAAGAACAGTAGTTAATAATTCTTTCTTGTTCTTAGATAAAGCATTATCATTTTCAATATCGTTAATTAAAGTTTTTAACTGTTCAGCTTCTTGCATGAATTGAGTTCGAGAAACATTTAATTTTCTCATGTCATTCAAAGTCTTCTCCACAGCAATTTCATCATCATAAATTTCACCAATTGCTTTCTTTAATTCCGGAAACATAGCGTCAAACTGCTTATCTGGCAAATCCATAATTTCCATAATGGAATCAATGCCGGAATCTGAAACGGATAACGTCTTTAACTTTTCTTTTACATTTACATTCATATTTTTAACCCCCAATAATTTCATCAATAAGTCCATACTTTAATGCTTCATTAGCTGTTAAATACCAATCTTTTCTAACCTTATTATCATAATCTGTTTTAGAAATTTTTGTATCTTCTAAAATATGTTCTTTCATTTGCTTTAAAATAATGCTATCATAATATTTTAACCAGTCAACCACCTTTCCAGCTTCGTTATTGATGCTTGCTTGCCCTTGATGGATAAGAAAAGCACTATGTTTATTGGCGAATCTTTTAGTACCACTAATAGCAATTAAGCAAGCTGCTGATTCAGCTTCGCCAATAGTAATAGTATTAACGGGTGTTAAAGAATTTTTCATTTTATCAATTAACATATACGCTGCAGTAATGCCGCCACCGGGACTATTAATAATGATATTGATTGGCTTTCTTTCTTCTACTGGAACACCATCTTTATTATCAATGTCCTCATAAAAATCAATAGTCTTACAAGCAACTAAACAAAGTTCATCAGTAATTTCATCAGTAATATAAATGTTTCTACAATAGAAATCGTGAGTTTCAAAAGTTTTACTAATGTCTACCTGTAATTCAGGAGTTGTAAATAAATCAGAAGAAGAAAATTCACTTTCAATAGACTTCTGCTCTTCCGCTAAATCATCATAAACTTTAGCCGTTTCTTTTAAAACCGTTTCCTTATCTTTTAATCCACCGTTTTCATCAAAAATATTGATTGCCATATCTTCAGTCTTCATATTTTTCTTCCTCCAATAATTGATTGATTAAATTAATTTCATTAATAATACCCTTAATCTTATCATTCAAAACAAAGGTATCAAGTTTTAATTCTTCTAATTCTTTTTGTTTTTCTGTCTTTTTAGACATTAGTTCAAACTTGGTCATTTTTCTCACCTCTCTATTAATATTATAGCATGATTTAAAATTAAAATCAAATCTTTGTTCTTAGAAGTTTGTTTAATTCCAAATTATTCAATGTAGCAGCATTGTAAATTTTTATCTTTTTTTCATCAGTTGAACAAAAATCATAAAAGCTAATTGGTTTTGTATAACGTGCCCAGACCACTAATTGATTATAAAAATTTTTGTTATCAGAATCACCAGTCATTAAGAATAGCGGCAATCCTTCTTTTTTATAAGAAATTGCGGCATTAACTATATTAAACAAGTCTTGTTCTTTTGTTTCTTCTCTTTGATAAATGGGATAAATATTATTATATCCCTTATTATTAAGTATAAAATCGTAATCAAAAGTAAAATTAATTTGTAATCGCCGATTTGATTTTTTTGTTAATTCCTTATAAGATTCATAGCACTCTTCATTATCACAAATAATTGGCCAAACAAAATAATATTTAATATCTTTATCATTTAATAAATTACTCAAATTGTCTAATCTAAAAGCATTATAATCGGCTATGTAAATAATTTTAGAATCTGTCTTACAGAAAGAATAATCTTCGGTTTCTAATCGAATGTAAGAATTCTTTTTAATGCTATTAGATAAATATTCCATTGTTTTGGGTAATTCTAAAAACTCATAAGGCATAAAAGTTGGCGGCGTATCTAAAACATCTTGCCGTAAAGGCTTATAACAATTATAAAAGCCGTATCCTCTTAAATAAGAATTACTTGTAATTTTAATTTTATTCGGCAATTTTAAATTAGGATTATCTTTAAAATAATAAATCGCACTATATCTATTTAAATCAGAATCTTGAGGGGAGATAAAATTTACAATGTCTCCCTTTTTCCAATAGTAGTTAAAAACTTTCATTAAATCTAAATTAAAAATCTTTTTCTTGTAAAAGCCATAATGCCAATCTAAATCATAAACGCCAATTCTCGCCATTTCATCACCCCTTAAATTTCACTTTCAATTCTTTCCACTGCTGATTCTAAAATTTCCCCATCATCATTCAATTTATCAATTCTTTGGAACAACGGATAAGGTGTTTTCTTATAAACTTTTGGCACAAAAACATCTTCTCTTCTAATACCAGTGATAATTATCTTATTACCTCTTGTGAACCAAGATTCTTCAAGAACGTGTTTGTTTCCTTTTTGGTCAATAGAAATTATACGTCTATCCCAGATAGGAAATTGATTTTTCCAAATTTTTACCTTAACGACACCATCAACAGTCAATACAGTAATTGTTGATTTATCTTTGTTCTTATCAATAATTGTTCCAGCAATTCGACTTAATTTATATGTTGTAATTTCTTTTCCATTCTTAGTCGTCCATTTAGAATCTACTTCTGGTTGTTCCGGCAAATTAAAAAAGTTAGAAATATTATATCTATCATTCTGTAAATTTTGTAATTCATGTGGATGAAAATAGAAACCAACTGAATCCATTTCCCATTTGCTAATATTTCCTTTGGCATACTTATCGTGATAACTATTGTATAATTCTGTATTAACTGCCGCCAAAATTTCATCTTGATTTTCTTTTAAATAATTCTTAAATACCAACATCTTTTTATCATAAATTTTTTTCCATGTTTTTTTATCTAATGCCGCAGAACTATTTTCGCCATTTAACACCAAATCAACTAGAAACTCTTCATCAAAGTTAGCTAAATAAAAATCAATAGCTCTTTTGTTTAAAATAAAATTATTTCCTTTGCTTAATATCTTTAAATAATTATTATAGTTATACAGCTTCCTATAAAAATCATATTCTTTAGGAATTAAATTCATTTCAATAAGCATATTCATATTTCTTAGGTTAATCACTAACTTTTTACCGCAAATGGAATTAATATAATTATCCATAGCTTTTTCTCTATTATTGTCACAGATACAATCAAAAGCTCCAGATTTTATTAAAGAAATCATTTGAACTACATTTACTTTTACTTTTGAAAGAAAATCATCAATAGAAGTATATGGACGATTTTTGATGATGTCATAGATTAATTGATTGCCAATTCTATTTGTCCCACGAAAACCCGAAATAATTGTTTCCTCTTTCAAATCTGGACTATAAGTAATATTTGACTTATTGATATTTGGTAAATTAAAAGAAATGCCGGCTTTTTTCATTTTTCCTACTGCTGTAGCTATTTTACCATAATCACATCCAGAATTTTCTAAGTCTTCTTCATTAAACTTTTGTGATAAATTCATAGACCCAGAATCAACAATTAAATTTGCTGTATTCCAAAAAATTATAGGGTATTTATAAGCTAAATTCATTTCTTGTAAACCCAAAATTGAATAGCCTAATGTATGCGCGGCATTCTTACCACATCATGTTTCCATGACCGCAAAAGCGTTGTGGTCTAGACTATACCTTCATCCCTTTAATCCGTAAAAAGGGCGGAGTTATTATAGTCGTTGAACGTCTTTCTTATTTCTTTATATTTTCTTTCCATTCCAAAAGGTTTATCATATGATAAAGTTATTAATTTTAAAATATTGTTATGATTGGCAGAACCAATTTTCCATAATCCATTATATTCATTTGCTTGAAAATTTTTATGAATGTCTATCATATACATTTTATTTTCTAATATGTATACCAACCAATCAGCAAATTTTTCCGAAGCAGTGAATATAGAAAATTGAGGAGCACCATAAGAAGTCGGTGAAACAGTTCCATCACCATCTATAATACCTCGAATTATATAAGGAATAAATTTTTCTTCTTCTAGCAATAATTGTGGCCCTTCTAATGTAAAAGTTTTATTTTTAACTACACCATATTTTTGTAAATTATTTACCAATTCTTTACCTGATACTATTAATCTATAACGAATTTGTTCATTGCTTCTGTATTTTTTTATTACATTATATTTTTTTCCCAATACCATTAGATAAAAAAGAAATACAATCTTCGTCAACTAAATCTAAACCTACATCAGTCCCTCTTGTTGTAATATATCCATCAGTTAAAAGTAATCCTAAATAGTAAGCATCAAATTGATTATTAATTTTTTCAAAAGTATAATGATAACCCTTCCTATTAATTTTAGCAAAATTAATTAAATTTTTATAATTTTCGCCATAGTGCTTTTTTACTTTATCAGTAATAGATTTTTTCGTGGCAAAATTATATTTAATCATTAAATCTTTCACAGGTATCCCAGATATATATTCTTGAACTAATTGTTTTTCTTGCTTATTTGATAATTTTTTATATCCCATTAATATTCACCTCCTTAAAAATAATTTTAAAATGGAATTAATAAGAAATAAGAAATTTCGCTGCGGATTGCCCAATTCTCAATGATATTACCATACCTCAGTCATTACCCTCGCCACAATATTATTACTAATATTGTTTGGTTATTGAGACTTCAGGGTGTTCCCGCAATTTAAACCCTTTTTTACTATATATTACTATATAGGGTTTCCATGCTTAAAAACCATAGCCTTTATTTACAGATATAAGAACTTTCCACACATAATTACATAAATTATAATCACATTGCTTTTCTTTTACTGTTTTATAAAATTCTTTTTCAAGTTCTTCGAAAGCCTTTGGGTTTTTCTTTGCAATTGATTTACGCAATTTATCGCTCCATAATAGGCTAAAACCACCAATTTCAGGCTGTTGAACTAGAATCATAAATTGTTCTTGCTGTATACACATTCCATAGGTTATTCCCACAATATTTTTTAAAAGTTTCCAATACTTTTTATCAACTTTCCATTCTTCTAATTCTTTATACCATTCATTTATATTATTTTTAAATCTAGCAAATTTATCAATTGGCGTTTCTTTTACTCCTTCTGGCGGCATTAATCTAATCGCCGCATTTAAAGCTGCCAAATCGTCTACTGATGTAGGTTTAGCTACTGCTATTCCTTTTACACCGCTTTGTTCTTCCATTTGAAACAAACTTTCAACTTTATGATTATGAATCATTTGCCACATTTCTGGAGCATTACGTTCAAGATTGTATACACCAATTGCTTGTTCATATCTTTCTCTTAGTGATAATTTTTTATCTAAATAATCGTATTCAGTAAGTAAATCTAAACACGCTCTTATTCTATCCAAAGCTTCAATGCTTAATAAATCTATTTTAATAAGACTAACTTCTTCTAATCTCCATAAATCATATTGCGTAATAATATCACCACTAGAAGTTTTCATTAAAGCAGTTGTGTTTGTAATTGGTTCATCATAAAAAATAATTCCACCTGCATGACTCGGATACCTCTAAGTTTCCTTAGAGTCCAGACTATATCTTCATCCCTTTCATTTGGATGTAATAATTCAAGAAAAGATTAAAATGAAAGAAATGTTTTGAACTTCAAATTGTGCTAATCTCAATTTTACTCGGCTACATTCATCACCGATAGTCGTTAGACCTTCCCTTTTTTTTTATTGGGTCGGCACGGGATTGTCATATTTATAAAAACTTAGATTCCCCCGTTAGCCGTATAAATAATTACACGACACCGCTTAGCTTGCGTTCACAAAATTTATAGTGAGCAAATAGCCTTACCCACTCCATTAACCATGCCTTCTATATATTGAGCAACTTTCCATATATCAGGATATTTATTGGTCATCATGTCTTGAAAAGTTTTATCTGGAGGAATATTATTTTCTTCATCACCATAAAAAGTTTGTTTAAGCGTTCTTTGCAGACCTCTATCAGCTTTAATGAATCGTGATAAATCAGCTCCAACTTCAGGCGGATAACCTAATCCTCTTGCTGCGGTTTGTAAAGCAGAACGTGCTTTTTCTGTTTTTATTGTTAAAACTTTTGAAACTCTATCTTTTCCATAAGCTTCTTGTAATGCCCCATAAACTTGCGGTCGCTTTCCTCCTTCTATATCACAATCAATATCTAAGACACTAACACGTTCTGGATTTAAAAATCTAAAGCTATAAGTTTTGGTTTTTTCTCTTAAAGGATTAATTTGTGTTATATTTAACATATTTAATAAAAGAAAGCCGCAACCACTCCCTCTTGATGGAGCAACAAGAGAATTACCTTTTTCCCATATAATTTTTATATAATCTCTCATATTTAACAAATAAGCACTCCAACAAGTGTTCATCTTTTCTGAAGCTAAGCGAATTGCTCTTAAATTATCATCTATCGCTTCATAAGTTTCTTCATTATCATATTGGTCTTTATCTTCATAAATTTTTGTTATAATTGCCGCCGCCAAATCTCTGTCTTCTTGATGATTAGAAACATAAAAATATTCTAATTCTTTTATTCGATTTTTATATTCTAAAAATTGCTTTTCTGTTATTTTGTTTATAGTTTTTGGTAAATAAGGAATGTGTAAAGGCTTTTTTAAATTGTAATATTTACATTTATCATAAATTATTTTTGTATTATCCATCCATTTAGAAACTAAGTCAGCCCCAATTTCATCGTCCATATAATTATGAATTTCTTCTCTACTCATCATATATGTTGTAGCATAAAATTCTTCGGTTTCTCGTTCACCCTCTTGGGCAGTTAAAAAAGCATGATGAATACCAATATCTTCTTTCTTTAAATAGTGAGCATCTAAAGAAATAATAACTGGAATTCTTAATTCTTCTGAAATTCTTTTATACACATGATAAACTGCTTTTTGCTCCTTAGAATTGGCTGGCTGAACTTCAAGAAAAAAATCATCTTTTCCAAAAATGTTTCTTATATCATTAACCCATGACAATAAACTATTGTAAAGGTTCTCATCATGATTATTATAATATAATACACTTTTTGTTGCGAGAAAACTTCCCAAACAGGCTGTTAAGCCTATAATATGTCCTTTATTTTTTTCAACAATATCTTTTAAATCTTGATAATAAGTTGGTACTCTTATCATTTTACCTTGCTTAAAGCTTCTCATCCACGCCCTTGTAGACAATTCATAAAGTTGCTTAACGCCAATTTCATCTTTCGCCAATAAAATGAAGTGCCAAAATCTATCTTCATCTCTTTTATAATTTTCTTTATTTAATCCGTCTCTACAAAGATATATCTCGTTTCCTTTTATAATTTTAAAATCTGGATGTTTTTTTCTTATTTCTTCTTCTACTTCTTGACAATGTAAAAAACTTGAAACGGTTTCGTGGTCTGTGATAGCTACAAAATTATGCCCCAATTCAAGAGCATATTTACATAATGGCTCAAGTTTAATAATACAATCCCTTAGACGATAATTGCTACTGTCTAAATGAGTATGACAACTACCATAGAATTCTTTTTCCGTATCAATCACCCCTTCATCTTTTCTATATTAATTATACACCTAATTACTTACTTTTTCAATTCTTCATAATAACTAACAAAATCTCCTTTTCCAAAGCCCGGAATCGTAGTATTTCTTGCCGCCAAGTTATTAAAATCCATCTTTAAAATTTTTTCTTTTGCTTTTTGATTCAAAAATTTTATAAAAAAGAATTGCTGACCATCTCTCATTCTCTTTATAACTTCACTCTTAGCTTTAGGATAAAATAGTTGATTATAATCATGCCAACCCTGTCTAAACACTGCTAAATCCCAATCTTCATAAACATTATTAAAAGATTGTGAAGTAGCATTATACTGCCAAATTAAAAAATCTTTATGGCTAATTTTTGGCGGCGAAGATAATCTTTTGTTTATTGAACACAACTCTTCTTTTGACCAAATTTGAAAGACCGTTCTTATTTTATAATCTTTGTTGTTTTCTAAAAAAGAATTTTCGGGCAAATAAAAATATTCAATCAAATTATAGGTAGTATTTAATTGCTTTTGAACACTCCATTTCATAAAAGAAACGGGAAAAATCATAGCAATATAATCAGCGAAGGTAGCCGATTTATTAAAAAATAATATAGCATCATTTGAACGCTTACCAAAAGGAGGATTTCCAATTACAATATATTTTTTATTTAAATCCGGTAAGTAATTTAAAAAATTTAATTTTTTAATAGTTTCATTTTCTGGATATAAATCATAAGCTTCACAATCTTGTAATTGAGATGAAAAACTTCCATTTCCAGCCGATGGTTCTAATAGAATATAGTCATTAAAATTTGGAATATGTTCTTTTGTAAAATTAATACACTTTTTAGCAATATTGAGTTTTGTATAATATTTATCGTTTTTTATCATAAATTTACCTCTAAAAAAAATAAGGCTATCAGCGATTAAGCCAATAGCCTTTCTTCGCCAGCAAAATTAATAAACTTTTACTAACTTAACAATTACCCAACTTTCGTCTTTCTTACACTTCTTAGTAGATGAATAAGATGTTAATTCATATCCGTCTTCTAATTGCTTAGCCTTAGCATTCTCGATTAATGCCTTAGCTTCTTCTTCGGTATTAACCATGAATTCTTCAGTTCTTTTTAGTAATAACCCTTCATTCATATAATATGCCTCCTGTTTGTTGGTGTTTCTCTCACCTTTCTATAATATTATACCACATTTTATTTCAAAAGTCAAAAACTTAAATAATCATCTTCTTTTATTTCAACATCAGATATTACAATTTGCGGCGACACATTACCCATATATTCATTTCTATTAGGCGTCCCGATGACAGTTAAATTAATTTTATTATTCAGTCCATTAATTTCTTTAATAATTTTCTCTGCTTTAAACATTACATACTTGATATTATTAAAAGTAAAATTAATAACATTTTTCGCCGCACCAACAATTCTAATACCCTTTTTATTTAAAATAATATTTTTTACTAAAATTTTTGGCTCTGGATTGAACTGTCCAAAGCTTTCACCATCATTTTTTGTTAAATCAAGAATTAAATCATCAAGTTTAGAATAATTGCCAGCAACAATAAAATCAACTTCATAAACACCTTCGTTGAAATTAATTTCTGAAAGTTTTGTATTGGCATATTCTAATAGTTTTGGAATATTTTTTTCTTTAATAGAAAAGCCAAATGCTTGTGAATGTCCTTCCGCATAGTCCATTAAATTGCTGTCCAGTAAAAATTGTTTAGTATCTGTAAGTTCACAATTTGATACTCCTCTTACAGACCCCCTAAATAATCCTTCTGAATTTGTTCTACCTAATAGAACTGGCTTTTTATAACGTGATACAATTTCAGTAGCACATAATCCAGTTAGTGTTGTTGAAACATTTAAATCATCAGCGTGTAAAACTAAAATTTGATTTTCATCTAAACAATCTTCAATAATTTGAATATCTAAAAGTTCTCCAGCCTTTTCTTTTTCTTTGTTTTGTCTAGCACGAGCATTCGCACAATTTCTGGCATTTTGTTCAGAAATTGTTTCTGTTTCATTACTATGCCCTCTTTTTGTCGATGGAATTTCTTCAAGAGCATAAGTTTCTGTAAAAGCTTTAAATAACAAATCTTTTTCATTTTGATTTCCCACTCGAATTAAAGCATTTACTAATGGAGCGATATAATATGCCACTTGAGTTTGTGTAAGGCGGCAGTTATCCAAAAAATCTTCTGTAATATCTTCTGTTTTCATCCGAAATAATGAATATGCTTGTTGTTTAATTAATGCTCTAAGTCCTTCATTAAAAATATTAGAAAGTCCAACTTTATTAATATATCTATTTTCAAGAGTGTTAGTATTCATGCAGTCGGCAACATGAGCAACAGCAACTAAATCTAAAAAAGCATCAGCAAATTTAGCTTCTTTATTACTTTCAAAGTATTTCAAAAATTTATAAACTACACCAGCACCACTTAATGCTTTATTGGGATAGTTCTTTGATAACTGATTATTAATTATTACAGCGTCTTGACAATAATCAGAACTAAGGTGATGTATTTATACTCTTGCTTTCGCTATAAAATACTATTTAATAGTTTCTTTATACATATAATTTAAAATTACATTGTTCCTCCATTAAATTATATGAAGAGATTGGACTATCTCTTCAGTGTATTCACTGTTCCCCATATAGTCTCTGAACGTCTTTCTTAAAAAAGAAATTTCGCTGCGGATTGTCCAATCTTTAACCTTTTTACTGTTTCTTTGCCTTTCAGCATTGCCATATTAATATTACTATTAATACTTAGTAGTTAAAGCTCTAAGGAGTTTCCCGCAATTAGAGGAATTTTATTTGAACCATCAAATTAATCCAAAATTAAAATATCATATCCTAAATCTTTAAGAATTTTACACTCTTCTGTATCATTACTGCCTGCATCAGGAATTATGATTAAGTCATAAATTTTGTCCTTTAAGAACAAATCCATTTTTGTTTCTAAACCATGTTCTTTACCCTCTGGAATTAGATATTTTAAAGTATATCCGTATCCTTCATTCGCTTTTAGCATTGACAAATAATTATAAATTATTGTGCTACTAGCTACACCGTCTAAATCTGAATCCATAATGATTAATATTGTGCTATTATTTTTAATATGTTTTTCTAATAGTTCTTTTCCCTCTTTCATATTATCTAATAACTCAGGCGGCAATAATTCTTTTGCTGTAGGATTAAAATATCTATTTTTGTAGTCTTCATTATCTTCTAAAATTCCTCTATCAATTAATAAATTTTCTAAAAAGTTTTCATTAATCTCTCTTTTTGTTCTTCTTAAAAACTTCAAACGTAAATCGCACTCCTCAATAATTTTTCAAAAGTTTCTTTTCCTTTGTCTAAAGGACTGTCTTTTAATTCTAATAATTTCTGATAGTCCCATAAAAATCCCATTTTACATAAAGAACTAAATTTTAAACAATAGTTTTTCAACTTTTGATAATATTTTTGTTTCTCTTTATAATTTTTACCTTCTTTATCAAAAGCAATAATAATTCTATTTACTCCAATCTTTTTTAACATTTCTATTTGATAACGATGAATTGAACTGCCGCAAGCCGCTACACAAATGTTTGCCGCCGAGCCGTAATAAGTTTCGTACAATAAAACAGATTTTTCACCTTCTACGAGAATAGCCGTTTTATATTTTTTTAAATTATCTTTTACATTATTTATTCCATACAAGTTAAATCCTAATGGATGAGAATAGGTTGTTTCGCCAACAGAAATAGGCATATATTTTCCTATTTTTAAGTCTTCTGGATTTAATGAGCGACCTCTTATCCCAATTAGTTTGCCATCTATATTATAATGTGGAATAATAATTTTATTTTGACTGATAGAATAAAGAATATTATATCTATCCATTGCTGCCTTTGAAATTCCATCACTTAACCATTCGCTTGTATAATATTTAATAAAACAATTTAAAATGCCGCTATCATATTCTTTTAGATTAATAACTGGTCGATGTCTATGAAAATCAGAATAAATCGTTTCATAACTTTTGTAATCAAAAGATTCAACATAGTTTTTCTTTTTTAAATCATCAACAACTTTTAGAACTATATCTCTGTAAAAATCGTATTGGATTCCTAATAAATTGTATCGTCTTTCAAAAAGACCAAAAATATCAAAGGATTCGCCGCAATGTGTATAACAAGTAAAAAGTTTGGAATTTTTATAATAATATAATTTTAAACTTGCTTCTTCCGGATTTTCATTATGACACAAAGTTTGAAAAATGATACAATCTTTTTTTTCAATATGGGTTGTGCCACCCAAAGAATAAACCAATTCAATTATTCTTTCGGGTGTTAGTTGCTCATTTAATTCCTTTAATGTCATAACATATCATCCCAATCTTTTTTTTCAGCTAAAGTCCCAAAAGCTTCTTTAATATCATCAGCAGTTAAATTTTCAGTTTCCTTTGGTTCAATGGCACAACTGCTTTCCAATAAAGAATCACTAACCTCACCAGTGTTATATAAGTTTAATTCATCATTAAAACCATCTTTTTTTAAAATGGAATAGTTTGCTAGATTAAAATCGGTTAAAACACGACCTTGTGCGTCTGTTATAAATAAGTCTTTTCGGCGGCAAATGCCCAAATCATTCTTACAAAAAATTCTTACCATATTCCAACGTCCACGCCGATTTTTATAAACATCAATTACTAAATTTGGTTCTCCAAAACTAGAAATATATTCTGAATATGGTTGTAATTCTTCTCTTGTTGGTCGGCTCATGATACAACCTACGTCTACCAAATCGGCTATTGATTTTGCGTAAATCTATTTATTTCTAAATAGAACTGACTATTTCTTAACATATAATTTATATGTCATACCCTTTTCGGTTCTCATTGGCTTCATTTCTTAAAACCAAGACGTGTATCAATAACGTCCCTACTCTCAGCATTTCAGCACAGAGATAGTCGATACAGGATTTTATTCCCACGAGATTTTCTTATTTGATTTAGAATTCCTCGTTAGCTGTTAATAAACAACCTCTTTGATGAAAAGACAAAAATATGATAGGCCAAAACCATAAGACCCTCTGACTTTCTTATAATCTCTGAATCCTCCTTTTGGGTCATCATCTCCAGAAATTTGCGTTGAAGTCATGATAAAACTATTTAATTCTACTGCCAAATTTTTTAATGCTGTTGTAAACAATCTTAAACAAACGTGCTCCGGCAATTTTAAATCTCGATATTCTTCTAACATTGCCGGACTTGAGAATATGTAATCATAAAAGAAATTTTCTACACCATATTGTAAATTATATCGCCTGAATAAATTTTTAATAACACTTGAACTTGGGTCAGGTATTCGTGCGAATAGAACATTGTCTTTATATTTTTCCATAATAGAAATTGCTACTTTTATTCGTTCCATATGTTCTTCTCTATAATTCCCATAAAGAAATATTTCTTCATTATAACCTGTTAGATAAGCTAAAATCATTGTTTTGATTTCTTCTGGGTCTTGTTCAGTCATTACATATAATACTTTTTCGCAGTTTCCCGTTGAAACCCATTCTTTTTTGTTAATGTCATATCGAATTGGGTAAGCGATACAGCAACAATCTCCTACCATTTGCCTTGTCTTTCCCACGCTAGTTCCTGCCGAACGTAAATACATTTTTCCTTTTCTGCCGCCACGACAAATAGTATTAAAAATATCTCCTTGTAATGGACATCCAACTTCTGGTTCTTCTTTTAGCTCCTTAATCAAATCCCTAATATTGTCAGAAGCTCGGCTTTCAGATAGTTGATTGTTTAATACAAATTTCTTTTCATAATTTGCTACTTCACTTTTTAAAAGATTAATGATGTCATTAGGAGTCATTGTTTCAAATTTGTCATTAATTTTATTGTAATCTGGACTTAAGACATCTTCACAATAAATATTACTAACATCTTTTCCTGTTCTTTGTAAATCTTTTAGCAAATTAAGCTTTTTTAAATTGTTATAATAATAACTAAAGTTTTTTGGTTCACATTCATTTTCACAATCTTGTAAAAAACTAATTCCATTTTCTTTTTCAATCAAGTTTTTTGCTTTAGAATTAGTGTCTAAATAATTCACAATATCAACAGTTCTAATAGCTTCAGCACCTTGAGTATATAAGTTATAAATTGCTGAAAAAATGTATTTATCCATTGTTTGTGGAAAATCATCTTTTTCTAATAAATATTTATCTGTATCGTTTAATAATGATGGCTGTGCCATTAGTGAACCTAAAATTTGAATTACTGTATGTCTATCAACTTGAATCAATAAGTATCACTCCTTTTCTATAACAATATTATACCACATTATTGATACAATAGCAAAAATGAATAAGAATAATAATAACTCACCGCTTCACCTCTAGTAATAAAGAAATGAATCCCAGTAGAACATTCATTCCATCTATTTTCATCAAAATCTTTCACTTCTACTATTTTGCCAACTCGATAGATAAAAGTTTCATCAAAATAGGAATAAGCGAAAGTATAATCTATCACCTCATCAAAAGAGGTGATAGACAAAACCTTAGCCTTACTACATCGACAGCTTTTGCTTGTGGCGGATGAGCGTTTTGCGTCTTTTGGAATTAGTAATTCTATAATACAAGGATGTACTCTCTCAGTGATTGCGAGTTTGTATCCAATAAAGCTTCCTTTTTCAGAACACTGTAAAGCAAAAAGTTTTGTTTTTTCTTCATACTTTACTCTGCTAAGGTCTGTGTTAATTAATATGTTATTGCTAAGATAAGCACCTTCAAGGTTAACATCAGTTAAACACGCATTTAAAAAATTCGCACGTTCAAGAATAGCATCAGACAAATTTGCATTTCTTAAATTTGCCCCCAAAAAGTTTGTACTATTTAAAAAAGAACATCTTAAATCGGAATTTTCTAATAAAGCATAATCTAAATTGGCTGCCGTCAAATTGGTATAAGATAAATCCTTATTACTTAAATCTGTCTCGCCTAAATCAGCACGAACACCATCTTCTTCTTTTTTTAAGCCATTTTTCATGTAAATTTAAAACTTTTCTTAATTCTTCATCACTAATCTTTCTCATAATAATTCTCCTTTTATTCAATAGAATCTAAATCAATTTGCTTCTTTTTCTTTCTTTTTTTATACAAAAATTGAGACGGGTTGTAAGGGATTTCAATTCTATCCTTTTCTAGTTGCTTTTTAATTTGTTCTTCAATTAACTTTTGTTCCGCTGCTTTTTCCTTATAATAATTTATTGAATCTTTCAAAACATAAGTGATAATACCAATTGTTTTATATTCTTCTTTTACTTTATTCCTTTTAATTTCATAAAAATATTTCAAAGTTAAAAGCTGGGCTTTATAAGAAATTCCTTGATTTAACATACGATTCATTAATGTTAAATTATGAGTGCTTACTGGCTCTTCTTCTGAATTAACTCCAAAAAGTCTAATAATGTAATAAAACAAAGCATCTCTATCATCATAATTTTTCTTTTTTAATTCTTTATTTTCTTCTGATAAATATTTTCCGACAGTAGCATATGAAATGTTTAGTTCTTTTGCTACACGAGACAGATTTCTATATTCTTTGTATTTTTCATTTATTTCATTAATCAATTCGGGGGTTATTTCTTTTCTAACTTTCTTCTTGTTTGAGTATTTGCTTACAGTTGCCGGGCTTAGTTTCAAAATTTCTGCTACTTCTTTTTGTGTTTTTTCTTTTAAAAGTTCATTAATTTGCTCTACAATTTCCGGCGTAATTTTACTTTTCATATCACCGACCGACCTCTCTTTTCTTTTTCTATATTTATTATAACATATTTTAAAAGGAGAATCAAGAAATTCTCAATTCTCCTTTTTGTTTTATTTTATTTTTAAATTTCATCCAAATATTCTGCCGCCTGAGCAACTAAACTACGTTCAATTCTTCTCAATTTTACTGCAGCAAAAATTTTAGAATAAATTGGAGATTCTCTTAGTTTCAATAACAACTTTAATCCACTCTTATCTTTAAAAATTAAATTATCCGTTTGTTTTAAATCGCCATCAAAAAAGATTCTGCTATTTTCACCGCAACGAGAAATCAAAAGCTTAATGTGATATTCAGTTAAGTTTTGTGCTTCATTAATAATAACAATAGCATTTGAAAAACTACGTCCTCTAATAGAAGCAATAGGAACGACTTCTAATTCTTCTAGTTCAATCATGTTTTGAACTCTATCAATTCCAATTAAGTCAATTAACGGGCCAATTTGACCACTGATTTTGGGGAGTAAATCCTTTTAGACTATATCTTATTCATTTTATTTAAAAAAAATAAATTTTAACACTTCGATTTTTAAAAAATCTACTTCCATAAGGAATAGTCGTTGAACGTCTTTCTTAAAAAAGAAATTTCGCTGCGGATTGTTCAAAACATATCTTTTTACTATACTGATTTCATTAAAATCACCGCAATAATATCTCCTATTATTGTTTAGTAATATGTTCTTTATAGAATATTCCCGCAATTCATTAAATTTTAGCCGAGCAATTTGCTTCCACCCGGCAATGTGCCTACTTCCAAAGAGTCTTTTGTATAAGCATTGTTTGGAACATAAATAATTTTTGAAATTTTCCCTCTTTCTAATTCTTGTAAAGCAAAATTTGTTAAGATGAAGCTCTTCCCTGAGCCTGCACAACCTCCAGCATAAACAATCTTATTATCTCTATCAGATAAAGCAGCGAGTAAGCATTGCTGTTCAGTATTTCTAGCTCTTAGAGTATCAATATACTTATTATGAATAGCGTAAGTATCTTTAACTAAATTAAGTCTAAAGCCATCATAACGAAAGGCGGCAATATCCTTATAATCTTCAATGCCATATTTGTCAATCTCTTTTTCATACTTATTCTTAACAATTAAAAATTGATTATAATTAAGCTTTAGACCTTCCGGCACAACCCCTTTTTCATAGATATTTTCTAGTTCTTTAGAATATAAATTACTATCTAAATTTGGAGACCAATAAGCTACACCACTATATTCATCTTTATCTCCATATCCTTCAGTTCTAATGCCTTTAATAATAGCTTGAACTTTAAGATACACATCGTTTGTAATGAGAACGCCATCATTTTCTTTTGTAATATCTAAAAGCTGTTCATCTACAACTTTATCTCGATAAATTGAATCCCATTTTAATTTATCTAAATTTCTTAAAATATATACCGCCGCTCGCCGTGCTTTTTCAGCAACTTCTTTGTTTAAATGCTTTTTTAATCCGTCTAATTCCTTCAAGACTGATAAAGCAATTAAATTATCATCTTCTTTTTCTACAATTTGCGGATAATCTAATAGAACATTTGTATCAATAATTTTTTTCAATCGCCGCCACTCCTATAAATAAGTAAAATAAAAGGGGAGATAATTGCTATCTCCCCAAAGAATTAGTCAAGGTTTAGACTATCTTTAATTTCTCTAAGAGAGTCTTCTAATTCGGTCTTTTGTTCTGCTGTAATTTCAGAAAATTTAATTGTTTTTCCAAAATTCTTTTCTAAAATAGTCATAATTGCTTCTTTTTGGTCTACTGTTGCCTTAATCCAAATGCTTTTTGCTTCTTCCATTAATTCATCAAAAGTTTTGCTAAAATAAATGTTTTCTTCGTCAGTTGCTTCATCGCCACTTGCGGCGGCTTCTTTATCAATAGCATCATAAATAGCATTAATGAAATCATTATAATTTAACTTAACTTTAGGAACAACATAATGAAAACGACACTTAGTTAAGAATCTTTCATCACTTCTCAAGAAAATATATCTTTCATGAACAATCTTATCATCTTGCTTTTCAGGTACATCTCTAATATAACCAATGATGTCTACAAACTTGTTAATAAGCAAGAATGGTCTATTAGGTAGAGCAGGAACAATTTGATTGTATTCTTGCCCAAGGTCATTAATCTTTGGCTTTTCAGTTTCGTGAGAAATGAATAATAAGCCATATCCATAGTAAACTAATTCTCTAAAAGAATCCATAAATTCATTATCAAGAATCTTATACCCACCACCAAAGCCTGCAACATCCTTGATAGTCTCTGCATCATGTTCATTACAAACATACTTTTCACAAAGCTTATATGCTTCATCTACCGTATCAATTACTAAAATTTCATATTTATCTAAAAGCAAAGGTCTCTTTGTTTTAGGGTCTGTTCTTTTTAACTGCTTAACAAAATCCTTATAATCACTCCAGCTTTTAACAGGAGCAACATACTTATCATGTAATCCATTTGTACCGGGTTCAAAAGATAAGATAAGAGATTTAGGAAATTTTGAAGCTAATGTAGTCTTCCCGCAACCCAATTTGTTATCATATAGACTTTTTATTCTATATATCTTGCCATTCTTTTTTTCTGGCAAGTTCAGCATACCTTTCACGCATTCAGCGTTGGAGTCTCGTGGAAATTTTATTCTTTAATAGGAACTTCTAAAAGTAATTTCTCGTATTTCTCTTTTTTCCTCTTTAAGAATAAAGAATTATTTGTGTAAAGAATATCATATATTTTTCTTGTGGCGTTAGTGCTGTAAACAAAAGAATAAAAATCTTTTTCATGAGAGCTATCTTTGTGTATATTAACACTAGGAATATTATATCTTTCTTCTAAAACCCCAATAATCCATTCTAATACAGGTTTGGAAGCTCCACATATTCCCCATCTTAAACTTTTATTTTTTCCTCCACGAGTAAGATTCAAGTTTATAGTTCCATCTCCATCAAAATATCCTCTTATATAATCAATATAAAACTTTTCATTAAGTTTAGTGGGAGGTAAGAGTGTATAAGTCTTTTGAGGGATTATATTATATTTTTCTAAATCTTTTTTATGTTCAGCACATGACCATTCAAGACTAGCGAATACAAAACCTCTCTTATTTTCTCTTATTTTAATAGGGTTTTCAATTTTTACTATTTCTTTTATTCTTTCTAAGATTTCTCTATCTACAACAGATAATTCTATTCTTATTCTATTTTCATTTTTAGAAATATTGCCGTCAGAAGCAAGGAAACCAAGAAGCCAAGCCATATTTGAATTTTCTTCTTTAAAGAAATTAGGATTTTTTTCATAATGTTGAGTTGTCCTATCATTTGTTTGATTTGCTACACAAATTGATTCATGTAAATTTCTAATTTGAATATTATTTTTTAACAATATATTTTTCACAGTTCTGTCAGATAAACCAAATTGTCTACCAGACTTTAACTGTCCAAATTTTTTATTTACGTAATTATCAACTACTATAGATTCAATTTGCTCTAAAGAAAATCCCTTATTTCTTTTTAATATCCATGTTTCCGCCGCCGTGCGTATGTAAATATCTTTATTCTTTAAAATTTTTTTAACATCGCCCTGTGTAATATGATATTTTTGAGATAATTCCTTTATTGTATAAAGATTCTGATAATCTTTTATTAGTTCCCCCACAATTGGACAAACCTCCTATTAAAGCTATTCTTTTCTATGCGTTGTGCGTGTTTATTCTTTTAAAAACAAACTTCCGCTCGGATTAGCGTCTCAGCCTTCCCGTTTTTACTCCATTTTTTCTATTGTAAAATAGAAGCCCAGTTTATCTAGGCGAGCCGTATAATAAAGTTATCTTTCCTTTTAAATTTCTACTAATTTTTTGTGGTTCAAGTTCAAATAAATTTAAAGCCATAAATATTAATTCCTCCAAAAAGTAAAATAGATATAAAAATAGGGGAACTTAATCCCCTATTAATTTAGAAATCAAATTCACTACCCATTACATTTGATGTCTTCTGCTTATTTACACTATTTGCCTTTTGCTTAGCTTGTTCAATTCTTGCCTGTCTTTCTGTTAAAGCTTGCTGAATATCGCCCATATCATAGCTCTGAACTTCATCATTTGGCATTGTGCCGCCAGTAATGATTAACTCTCTAACATTCTTAGTATAATGCTCTACCAATGGTTCACCAAATGCCTGTTCAACCTTCTTTACTTCGTCCTTTACAGAATATTTAATTCTTCCTACGATATTAACTGTATCACCCTTATTCCAATTTTCAGAAATAAAGTCATATGCCTGAGAATTTTCACTTTCAGCAATAAATTCTACTACATCCACACGACCTTGATAGCCTACAAGAATAACTTTAACCTTTAACCGTCCTGTATTTTCACCATCTCGATTAACTTCTTCCTTAACAGAACCAATTACAACATTATTAAGATTGAAAGTAGCACAATCAACATCCTTTGACGCAGCTTCCTTTGCTCCCAACATTCTGAACTTTGTAATACTCATTTCCTTATCTGTTCCAGCTGGAATATAAACATTTTCGTTAATTGTGCCGCCCTTTTTGCCATCAGCACCAATAGAAATTCTTGTTGCTTTTTCAGGCTTATCTCCTGCGGCAGATAAAGAAATAAAATCTTTAAATTTCTGACCGTTAGTGTAAATAGGATTAACATCACCCTTAGAATAGTCCTTATTGGCATACAATTCAATTGGAACTTCACATTGAGTTAATACGCCATTAATTTCTTGGTCTAAACGAACCATAGCATTTACTCGAACATAATCTCGTCCTTGTGGATACGCATCTGTTGACTTACTACGTCCTTCCTTAACATCAATTGTAGATAGCGTTCCTGTAATTACAAAATTATTATAGCTTTTATTTTCTTTAATATTTAACATTTAATATCCTCCAAAAAAAATAATAGTAGTAAGTTTTAAGAATAAGTGGGGAGATTAAGCTCCCCTTATATTATTCAATTGTTAAATTCATGCCTGCTTCTGTTAGAGTAAAATACTTTACATCCTTAACGGTTGTAGTTCCATCTGGGTTCTGAATTTCTGTCGGCATAGAAAATCTTTCAATATAATCTACGCCTGCCTTCTTACCCTTACGTTCAATTGTTAGAACCGCACCTGTAATCTGCTGAACCTTTTCAACACCAAGAGCTTGCTGAACCTGCTTGGCAGTAAACTTAGCACCAGCACCATTACTCTTTAGAAAATCTAGAACCTTAATTGTATTAATACTTGCCATAAAAACATCTCTCCTTTAAAATAATAATAATTTTTATATCTTAAATAGCTGGTGTGCTATTTAATTTACTATAATTAGTATAACATAATTTTTATTTGAAATCAACTTTTTACTTTGAGCAAATTTGTGATTTCTTGATTTGTTCCTTTCACACCTAAAGCATTTTTGGAAACAAGAGAAATTTCTTTTGTATTAATTCTTACCGTTCCCTCATTTCCTATAATAATTATATCACAATCTTTATCAGTAGTCAAGAATTTAATAACATAATCATCGTCCTTTACTTTTGAAATCTTGTTCCCCATGGTTGCTCTACCTTGAGAATGATACTCAGATAACAACGTCTTTTTAATTAACCCATTATGTGTGGCGGCAATTAAATTTGTAGAGTTATTAGGAATTGCTTTCGCATCAATCACATAATCATTTGTTTGTAATTTAATTCCTTTTACTCCAGTAGATTGTCGCCCAATAGCTTCAACACTATCTGAATCGGTAATTAAAAAGTTATTTTTCTTTGTTAAAATTCCAATTTTTTCGTCATTAATCAAACAAACATTTAATACTTCATCTCCTTCTTTCAGTTTAATTGCCACCAGACCTCTTTTAGAGCAGCTATTATATAACTTGCTCTCTGACTTCTTAATCATACCATTCTTTGTGATAAAGAGCAAATATTTATAAGCATTCTTTTTTTCTGTAGAAATAATGGTAGTAATAATTTCATCATCAGCTAAGTCCAAAAGTTGTGAGTAATGAACACGTCCGATTGGAATTTCACTAGCCGGAATTTGATACATTTTTCCCTTGTTTGTAAAAACCAAAATGTTACTATAGTTAGTATCCACAAGTGAAAAAACAGACACTTCATCCGACTTCATTTTTAATTTTTTTCCTTTTGCTCCTCGTTTTTGAGTAATTAACGTAGTGGATTCCATTGTATAAAAATTGCCCATGTTAGTGTAATTAATTAATAATTCTTTTTGTTCAATAGGTTCAGCATCTTCATCATCGGAAGTAAATTCCAGATTAATAACTTTTGTTCGGCGTTCATCGCCCCACTTATTTGCAATTCTATCTAACTCTCCAATAAAAGACTTTTTAAATTCTTCTTTATCGTTTATTAAAATATCTAATACTTTAATCTCAGCTTTTTGCTTTTCTAATTCTTTATTAATCTTAATCGCTTCTAATTTCATTAATTTACGTAATTTTAATTCAATTATAGCGTTTGATTGTTCTTCTGATAAACCATATTTATCTTTAAAAATACTAGCAATTTCTTTTTCATCATTAGCATTCTTAATATACTCTACAAAAGCATCTATATTTTCAATTGCTATTAGATACCCCTCATTAATTGCAATTGCTTTCTTTATTTTATTATAATCATAAATATAGGACTTCTTTAAGCATGACATAGCATGATTCAAATAAGAAAGCATAATCTCTTTTAATCCATATTGTTTTGGCTTATTTCCGTTTTCAAGCATAAGTTGACATACAGTAAAAGAAGATTGTAAAGAAGTTTCTTTATATAATTGGCGACAAATTCTCTGAACATTTGTTCCGTTATTTAAATAAATAATAATTTTTGTTCCATATTTTCCACAACTCTTATCTGTTCCATCATAATAATTTTTAATTCCAGTTAAATTACCTTCTTCGATTGCCGCTTCTATCTCTCCCATTATTCTATTCGTAAAAACTTGAAAAGGAAGCTCCTTTACTTCAATAGCATTGTCTTTCTCATTATACTCTAAAACAGCTCTTAATTTTACTGCTTTTCCTCTTCCAGTTCGTAAAGATTCTTTAACTTCTTTTGAATTAATGATGGTCGCCCCAGTGGGAAAATCTGGTGGTATATAAATATCATCGTAAGTGGCTTCAGGATTCTTGACTAAAATTTTAAGTGAATTAATTGCTTCTCTTAAATTAAAAGATGGAATATTACTTATACAGCCTACGCCTATACCAACATTTCCATTTACAAAATTAGGGAAAAGAGTGGGGAAAACAGCTGGATATTTGTCTTCACCAGTAAAATTCATTTTCCACTCATCTATAGTATCTTTTTTAATTAATTTTGTAAATTCCGCCGCCAATTCAGAACTACGTAATTCCAAATATCTTGGCTGAGCAAAATCATCACCAGCAGTCATAGTTCCAACATTACCTTTTGAGTCTTCAAGTGGATAACGCATAGAAAAAGGCTTAGCAAATCTTACTACACTTCCCCAAATTCCTGAATCACCATGGGGATTCCAGTGCATAATACGACCAACAATATCAGAACCTTTTTTTCTTCTTTTGTCATATGTGTTTTTATCAAAATACTGTGACCATATAATATATCGTCCGTTAGTCTTTAAGCAGTCTCTTGAATCCGGTAATGCTCTTGTTTGAATAACATAAGCACTAAAAGGAAGATAAGCTTCAGGTATTACATTTTTAATTTCTTTTGAAATTATCTTCATTTACTCAGCTCCTTTTTATTCGCCTTCTACTTCTTTAAAATCTACATTTTCAAAAATATATTTAGAACGCTCTTCATTGTCTTTTCCAAGTAATAAATTCACCATATAAAAAGCATCTTCTACTTCTTCCATTGTAATTTGAACTAATCGAGCATTTTCACCAAAAGCAGCTTCAGCAAAAACTTCGGTATCCATTTCACCTAATCCCTTATTTCTATCATATTTAGCATTAGGATATTTAGATAAAATTTCAGCGAGTTCGTCATCATCATAAGCTAACAGAACCTTATTATTTGCAGAAACTTCATACAATGGAAATTGTGCCCAATATATTTTACCTGCTTTAATTAATTCTGGCATTAAAACATAAAACAAAACAATTAATAAACACACGATGGCTTTCCCGTCTGGGTCTGCATCGGCTGCAAAGGCAATTTTACCGTATCTTAATTTATTAATATTTACTTTATCTAAAATACCACAACCACAAACCTTAGCAATATCTCGAACTTCTTCGTTTTCTAAAACCTTTTCTAAAGGATTTTTTAAAGCATTAATAATTTTACCTCGTATAGGCATTGCCGCAACATAAGTGCTATCTCTAGAAGCAGTAAAAGCACCCAAGGCACTATCCCCTTCTGAGATATACAAGATGGAATTTTCATCATGAATTCGGCAATCCTTAAGTTTACTTGCCATAACAGATTTTTTTCTAGATTCTTTTTCTACATCTCTGTTCTGGTTTAAAACTGCTTCTCTTGCTTTATCTGCCGCTCGTTCAGCTTTATCCACTTGTAGCAGCAAAGTAATTACTTGATTAAAATCTTTTTGTCTTTTAATAGAAAATTCTTTTAAGCATTCTGAAATAGCCGCTGATGTAGCCGTTCCTGCTTCTGGATTAGCTAAAGAAGTTTTTTGTTGATTACTCCACTGCCCTACCCGAACTTTTACAGACACAAAGCCACTTAAAACATTTCTAATTAAATCACCATTAAATTTAGTGTGAGCTAAAGCATTAAAAGTTCTTGTCAAAGAAGATTTAAAAGCACTAATGAAACGTCCACCATCTTTTACATACAAAGAATTAGCATAGCCTTTAATTTCACCTCTTTTCTGAACCCATTGTAAAGCCAATTCAACTTTACAATCAGCTGTTTCATAGTGATAAGAAAAAGGTTTGGATAAAGCATTTTTGTTATTAATTCCGTCAATTAACCCATTTTCAGAATAAAATTCAGTTATTTCTCCATCGACCACTAACTTAAATTTTAGTCCCTTAGAAAAATAACTCATATTTTTTAACATTTCTTTAAGTGATTCAATATCAATAAAAATGTTTCCATATACTTTTGTATCTGGAACATAAGTAATTTTTGTTCCAGTTTCTTTTGTTTTTCCAATAATTTTTACATCATCATCTGCTACTGCTCCTTCATCATTAGAATGGAACTTTTGATAATAAATGTTGTTATCTCTCTTAACTTCTACTTCAAGCCATTCTGCTGTATGACAAACAATTTTGTTTCCTTCCAGTGTTATTCACAACAGCTCATTACTATTGTTGCCGCAAACGCTGCTATATATTGCTATATAGATTAGACTATATCTTTATCTTTAAGATAATTCTTGCTTCGCATTATTTAATGCTACACCATTCAGGTTAGTCGTTGAACGATTTTATTCGCTGCTGATTGTCCCATAAGGAGTTCCCAGCAATTCAAGAATTTTTACAATGGCTCAGGTTAACCATTACAACCAATAGCAGATGAATAAGCTCCTTCTTCGTGCTTACCGCCACTATGTGGAATAAGAAAGGCAGCAGTTAAAGAATTAATTCCGTCTTCTCTTTTACCTACCGGAATCCCTCTAAATTCATCCCTAACAGTAATTGTTCTATTTTTTGTATCTAAAGTAATTTCACAAATAGAATTGGGCTTTGGATAAACTTCATATTCATCTTGAACATTTACAATTAATTCTCGAAGTCCAAGATTAATTGCTTCTTGTTTTTCACCAGTCAAATACATTCCCAATTTTTGTCGAAATGCTTTCCCAGCACTAAGTGTTTTTATATCATTAGCACCATAACTCACTATATCTACCTCCCTTACTTTTCTAATATAATTATACTATAATTATGCTTCTTTTTCAATAATTTCTTTACCATAAATATTTAAAAAATTCTTTAAATTATCTTCATCTAGCATAATATTTTTATGTTCTAAAAAGAATTCTTCATTATCAATTTTCCATTTTTTGTCTTTATTGTATAAATAAATAGGTGTAGTTATAGGTCTTAATAAATTGCGGCTACTAATATCTGGAAAATCTTTTAGTAAAGCAATCTTATATTCTTTTGGATAAAAATTTCTACAAACAGCCTGAATATAAGTCGCCCATTCTGGTGTTCCTAAACTATATTTTTCTAGATTTATTTCATATCCTTCAGGTAAACATTGTCCACAAAATCTACAATCATGACAAGTAAAAACGCCGCCATGTTTATCCATAAATTCTTGGACATTGTAGTATAGTTTTTTAGATAGATTGTATTTTTTTACAATGGTATTATACATTTTATTAGAAAAATGCTGATAGCCCAATTTTTTCAAGAACTCAGTTTTAGTTCTAGAAGCTCTAAACATCTTTTTTATTTCATCTTCTGAAAAATTGTTATAAATTGCCGCCAAAATATCACCTCTTACAAGAGAATTTTATTATGATATTGCTCGACATCGTTTGGATAAATTTCTTTAAAATATTCTTGAGAAATGTTTAAAAAATAAGTGTCCTTATTTTCGTAGCACTGCTGATTATAAGAACCTCTCAAATCCAATCCTTTTAAAATCTTGGTTTTATCAAATCTCCCATCAATAATATAGTTAAAGTAAGATAATTTATCTTTTGGATATAGTTCTTTCAGCTCTTCCATTGTATAACCACTATAACAAATAATTTTTTTATTTAATTCTTTGACTTGGCGACATAAGTTTAAAACAACCTCAATATTTTCTTTTTCAACTGGATTGCCGCCAGATAATACAAAATAAGAAATATGAGGAGACTTTAGTTTATCTAAAATCTCCTCGATAGTATCATTTGTAAATGGTTTTCCACCATTAAAATCCCATGTTTGTTTATTATGGCATTCAGAACAATGTAAATGACATCCGCTAACAAATAAAGTTATAGAAATGCCATGACAATTGCCTGTATCAAAATTTATAATTTTATTATAATTCATTAGTATCACACCTTTAAATTGTATATAATTTTTCAGTAATAAGAAACTTCTTTTGATGACTTAAAGTTCTATTACATTCTTTTTCCCAAATAATTTTAAAATCATTAGGCATTGTCATTTCGCTAATAAAAATTTTATTATTTTTAGAATTGGTTCTTACCCAGTTATAAAAATTTCTATAATTAAAATGAATATCATAATATTGTTTTTTACTTTCTCGATATGGAATATCACAATATATTAAACAATTATTAAGTTTTAATTCATCATAGGATTTAGCTTCAAAAATACAATTTTTAATTTTTGAAAAGCATTCTTTAGTTGACAAATAATGCTCTTTCTGATATAACCGTGAACCATCTTTGGCATAAGAACCCCACATTTTCCCGTTATAACTAGGTACGAACATCATATAGCCATAATAATAATCAGGATACTTCCCATCTTTTAATTTAAAAGAATTCCTAACCTCATTATAATGTTCTGCCCCAAAACTATTAGGTTGCAGCATTTCCCATCCATCTTGTAAGGCTTTGTAAAAGGCAATTAGATATTTATTAATGTCATAAAAATACCTAACTGGAAAATTAATATTTTCCATTATATTGCCGCCCCCCCAAACGGTTCTACATAAGCTGAATATTTTCCTGTATCCAGCTCTTTCTGTAGAATCGGGCAAATTTCTTTTTACCACCTACGTAAACCATTAAAACACCTCTACATAAACTCTTCTATTAGGTAAATCAATCCAAGGTTTAAAATTCTCTTTATAAAAATTATATCTTATACTACTTTCAATATCAAGAATTTCGCCATTCTCTGCTTCTTTAATCTCATTAGGATACAATAAATAAAAACTACAAGGAATTTCATTTAACTTTCCCAAATAATTTTCATAATATTCTTTGATATCCTTTCTTGATAATTTTGGATAAATAAAACTATGAATATGATATTCAACTTTTTCTTTTCTCTGAATTTGTAATAGAATTAGCATTTTTAAGTTCGTGTTCCTTTCTTCTTTGAATTTTTCTTTGTGTATAATATTCTTTTAGTTCTACCGGACATCTATTTTTCCAAATGATTTTTTCTTTTCCTTCTTTTAGTCTAGCATCATCATTAAATAATGTTCGCCATTTTTCTGTCATAAAATATTCAAGTTGAAAAAGAAATTGCTCTAACTCATATCTTTTTAAAGAATCAGTTTCTGTTTTTAGTGCTTTTCTATATCTATCATAAGCACGTTCAATTACAGTAGGAATATTTCTGTCAAAAACTTTATTGTTTCTGGAAAAAGCTTTGGAATCTTTTAGAATTTTGTTCCAAAACCTCACGCCAAAAGGACTGTCATAATCATGAATTCTTTGGTTCTCTTTTACTAAATTTTTAATTACGTTCTTCTTTGTTCTTTTAACTCTATTTTCCATAATTAACTCCTTTTTTAAAATTTTATTTTTTGTTATCCTCCTTTCTTATTTTTCTATAATTAGTATAGCATAAAAAAGAAGAGAAATCAAATAGAGATTTCTCTTCGAGTTTAGATATTAGATGAAATTTTAAAGGATAAATACCAATGTTGTTTTATTCATCCTCTTCATTGTTTACAATTGTTGATGTAGTGCATAATTCATACAATAAAGCCAATAAAAAGACTATCATTTCTATTATAATAATTACATTGAGAAACATTATTTTAATTCCTCCTTTTCTTTGTAAAATATTAATTTAAATGTTTTACTCTATTGTATATATCTTGCGAACGTCCTTTATTTGGCGTGTAATTACTAATGTATCCACAAATTCGATAAGAAGTTAACACCTTATTTGGATTTATTTCTCCACATTTAGGGCATTTCCAAAAAACTCTGTTATCAATCAATACTTTTTTAAAATCGTGTCTACTAAAACCACAAGTTTTGCAATGAGAGACTTCACTGTTTACCTCACCATATAAACAGTTTTCGCCAATACATTCAATAATTTCGAGCATTGCGTCAATATTATTAGATAAATTAGGCACTTCAACGTAACTTATCGACCCTGAAGAGGTTTTATCACTAAATTGTGCCTCATCAATTAGTTTTGTAAAAGCATCTATTTTATCAGAGACATGATGATGATAAGAGTTGGTAATATATAAATTTTGTGTTCCATCTCCTATTTGCCCAAAATCTCTAATACAAGCTTTAGCAAATTTTTCAACGCCAGTTTCCATTGGAGTCCCATATAGTCCTGCCGCAATACCCGTTTTTTCTCTTAACTCATCATTTTTCTCATTCAAAAAATCTAAAATTTTGTGAGCCAATTTATTTCCCTTTTTATGGAATTGGTCTTCACCTGTAATGTAATATACAGCTTCTCTTAATCCAGCATATCCTAAAGAGATTGTAAAATAACCTGAATAAACATATTTTTCTAATGTATCTTCAGGCTTTAATCTTAAATAGCCACCATACATTAAAGCAAGTGGATTATCTTTTGCTTTAATTTTAGCAATATGATTAGCCCTCCACAACATATCTCTTTGAGCAATTTCTAAATAATGTTCTAAGTTTTTAAAAAGAATCTCTTCAGAATGTTTTTTATTGTTTTCCATAGCAATATATGGGAGATTTAATGTTTGAACCAACCACTTTATTTTGTGGTCTGACTATATCTTTTACTTATTGATAGTAAGTAATTATACACTTCTTCTGGAAGAGTTTCACTTTCAGAATACTCTACTTCATTTTAAGAATTTTTCGATAGTCGATTGACCTCACGGCACTGGATAGTAGTACTTCCCCAGTTAGCATAATTATTCATAGCCATTTCCTACTATTACTTATCGTTAATTACACACCCTATATTTATAGGTTCATATAATTTTCTTTTATTCATCACTGAATAAAGGAGCATTTACATCATACCCATGTTCGCTCTTCCCCATGTAATATAATTGCCATTATCATCTTGATAAGAATTTAATAAACTTCTGCACCCCATTGGAAATGTTAAAACACCTTTTAATTTTAAATGTTTTTTCAGTCCTAAATAGTCTGGCACTAATCTTTGAGCTGAACATTTAGCACTCAACTTAGTAATTTCATAATATTTTCCGCCTTTCATAGTATCCTTATCTAAAACATATAAAATTTTAGGAAAATTAGGATTAGCATAAGTTCCATCTTCTTGTCGCATTCCTTTTAATCTTTGCTTAATTAATTCTTTATAAACCATAATAAGGTCATTAGAATATTTTGGGTCTTCACTTAACCAACAGCCTACACTTAAAAACGCTGCCTGTCCAGTTCCTGAGCATAAAGTATTAGTTTGATATAAAAATGTTTGCATTCCATCTTCAATTTCTTTTTGCAGTCTTTTATTAACCATTTCTATTTTTACTTTTTCAAAATCAAAATTAGATTTTTCATTGTCATAAAAATTATCTAACATAAAATAAATTTCTTCTTCAACTTCTGCTTCAATCTTCTTTCGGCTTACATCAACAAATTTAGCTAAATGAAGAAGGTTAATGGTAATTCCACCGAATTGAGAACTTGTAGCCATTGTTAATGCCTGACTTGCTACCGTACAAGCTGTTCTAAAGCTTTTTGGCGTTTCAATATAAGTAGAATTAATAGCACATCCTTTAAACATATCTTCCAAGTTCCAAAGGCAACAATTTAAGAGGTTTCTTGCACTGTATGCGCTATCATTAAAATATACAATAGAGCGTTCATGAGCATCCCAACAATCTTTTGGCAATAGCTTTTTAAGCATTTCTTTACTTGGTATTTCTGCTAAATAAGCATTTTTAATATGAACTAAATTAGGATTTTTATTCCCATTTTCATATTTAATATCATCATTTACATAAAGAACTTTTTCAATTTCCGTAGGATTTTTTTTTGCTCTTTCTTTATCAATTTTATAATCCGAATACTGTCTTGCTATATCAGGAGCTTTATCATAGAGAACACTCATAACAATATTTTCTATTTCGCTATTAGATACGGCATTCTTCCCTTTCATCACTACTTTAGTTGTAATTTCATTAGTTAAAGAATCAATAAAATCAAAATTCGGCAACTTAATTTGATTAGCCGCTTGAATGATTGCTCTTCTAATTTTATTACTGTCATATGGTATTTCTTTATTATTTTTAATTACTACCATAAGACCACCTCCTTATATCAATAATTATAGCAAAAAATATAAAGAGAGTCAAGAAAATCTCAACTCTCTTTTTAATTCATCCTTCAATTTTTTCAATAGGTATATCTTCTAATTCTTTCCAAAGTTCTTTAATATAAGAATTGCCGCCAAGAGCAATGTAAGCTTCGTAAAGACTAATTAAATCTTTTTTTGTATTTAAAGAAATAGCTTGTTTAGAACTACATTTGTAATAAAGTTCTGTTATTTCATGCCGCAAGCAGGCTAATGTTCCTTCTTTATTTGAATCAATTTTTTCATTTATGGATTCCAAAAGTTCCTTAATCTCTTTGTTTTCTTCTTTTTGAGCTTCAGCGGCAATGTTCTTAATCATTTCTTTTGGCTTTTTTAATACAAAAGCAATAAATCCAGCAATTGTCATGATAGCACCACAAACACCACTAATAGATAGTAAAACTGTTATTACACTCATTATCTTAACACCTCCCATTTCTTAGATAATCTAAGTGATATTTGGATTTAACTCTATACTCTAACGTATTAAAAATTTTTTCAAAAGTAAGAGTATCTAAATCCCAATATGGTATTCTAATAAGAGGTATATTATTAATTAAAGCAAATTTATTTTTTACTCTATCTCTTTCTTGTGACCTAAGAAAGCCACTATAATTTTTATGAAAATATTTAATATATTCATAGTGTTGCCGCCCATCTACTTCTATAAGTATAAATACTTTATTGTTTTTAATGATAGCAAAATCATACCTTAATTGAATATGTTTCTTTCCCACTAATCCTTTAAACATAATTTCTGTTTTAAAAGGAATACCATTTCTCTTTAAAAGACTGGCTACTTTTTGTTCTCCCTTAGAAGTCCTCATTTAACTCACATCGAGTCTTATTTCTTTGGCAATCGCAAGGTTTTTCTGGGATATATACTGGATAAGGCATTGGCATGAAGGCTACTTTTCCATTCTCCGGATGATAACAAGGAACTTTGTTTGGTTCGATATGATAGGTTGCTAGATGATATAGAGTGCCACATTTGTCAATAGAAATACCATCTGGATATTTCATAACAATTCTTCTCATTCCTTCTTCATAAGTTAGCCCCTTTTCCCATTCATAAAAATCACAATTAAGAGCGGCACTAAAAGCAGATACATTGATAACGTCTTTATCTTTGCTACAAGGACATTCTTTGTTTTCGATGTCTTCTTTCAGAGTTAGTAAACCCAATTGTAAATCATCTAAGCTTTCTTTTTCAATAGTAAAATCAACACCATAATAAACTTCCTTTCCAGCTGGAATATCAAATTCTTTTGTTTCTGGATTGTAGACAGCTTTATATAAAACAAAATAGCAGTCAAATTTATAAATGAAATTTACTATTGTTTCGCTTTCATACTTTGCTCCAAAGAATTCACCTTTTTTATCTTTGTTTGCAGTAATTTCTTTGGGAAAATAGGAATCTGGATTTTCTACTACTGCTCCAGTAAATCCTTTAATTTTGACCAATTCTAATGGGTCTGCTGGATAGCCTAATACATTTTGAATAAGAGTTGCAGTCTTGAGGTAATCTGGTAAAATTTTACAGATTCCGAAATGCTTGCACGTAAAACAACGTATCTGAATCTCACTATTCTTTGGTGGCGGCGGCGCACAAGGTAATGGAGTTAGAAAAGTTTCATTTTTATACACAATAATTCACCTCTTTATAAAAAAATAAGAGAGAACACAAATAGTATTCTCTCTTTAAAGGTAAAAATTATTATATTAAATTTTATAAAAGTTGTTCATAAAGACAATCGGATGTTAATTTATCTGGTCTCCAGCATTCAATAGACCCATGTCTAAAGGTTTTGTGTCCATTATTATTTACATCTTGAAGTTCCATAGCTGTAATTTGTGCCACTTTTCCCTTATATTTTTCTGGATTAGCAACAATATCTTTTCTTAAAGAATCTTCAATGCCGCTAATATATCCAACGCTAACTTCTTTACCGTCTTTAAGAACAGCAAATTCTACTGCTCCCGCCCAGCCTAAAGCATAGTATTGTGTAATAGGAATTAATGGAACGCCATCCAAGTATAAATCATATTGATTTTCTGTGTAAATTTGTCCTGTTTTTATATTCTTCCAATAGTCCCAGTTTTGGATATTTTTCCCTGTATATTCCATTTTCGGTTCTCTATAATTTCCCGTTAAAAACGCATCAATAGAGTCTTCTAATTCTTTTTTTAGCTTTAAAGTTTCCCACGCTGGTCTTTTTCCCGGAGTATAGTGAGAAGTTTTTTTGGTAATAACAATGCCCTCGCCACCAATAGCAAGGATTTTATTGTATTCATCCCATAATTCTTGTCCTTCAAGATAATTAGCAACAGAAATATAGGGACTATTTGTATTAATTTTATTTAAATAATTAATTCTATCTTCAAAACAGGTTTTTAATAATGAGTTGCCGCCCCAAGCTAAAATATCAAAACAATAGAAGCAGAGTTTGTTTTCTTCTATCTTTTGACGCTCAAGACTCTTTTCTTTTAGGCAATTAAGAATGGATGTAGTATTTCTACTTCCTTCTTTCTTTGGCAAATAAATTTCTCCCAGCAATACCGTTCCGGCAGGAATATTTAATTCTTCAATAATTTGAGGAATCCATTCAACTTTATCTAAATAAACTCCATCTACTGTTCTTTGGCGGCTACGTAAATGATACGAACCATTATTATCTCTAAGAATCATAGACCAAACTCCATCCATTTTTCTAGACCCAAGATAAGAACCGCTTAGGCACAAATATTTTGCTTTTTCTTTTTTTTCTGCTTTTGTATATTTTTTAGGAAAAGAAAAATATTTTGCTGCATCCATTTCCCAAAAATCATAATTATCTATCATAGAGATTCTCCTTTAAGATATAATATTCTCTGTTTTTTTCTCCAATACAACATTCTTTTGAAATACCTTTCGGTTCATATTCAAAAGTCCATGCAATCGTTTCCATTTCGCCCGTATTAAAATACTTATCTTTATCAATATAAAAAATTTTTTTTAGTCTTCCGGTATTATAAGGGTCATAAGGAACGGTTTCTAATCTATAAACTCTTCTTTTTTTAGATTCAGTATTGATAAAATTTAAAAATTCATTTTTATTTACTGTTGTCATAATACCTCTTTAAAATACATAATTTTCTGCTTCTTCACGGTTAATAAAGAAATGAATCCCAGTAGAACATTCATTCCATCTATTTTCATCAAAATTATTTACTGAAACCGTTTCACCAACAGTGTAAACAAAAGAATTATCATATTTTGATACAGCGGTGGTAAATTGTTCTTTATTATGAATAGACTCAATACTTAGCACTTTTGCTTTATTACATCTACATTTTAATGATGTCGCTGAACTTCTTTTTGCTTCTGCTGGAATTTGTAATTTAATAATTACAAATATCAAATTTCCGTGAGATAAATGTAATCCCTTTTTATATCCAATAAAACTTCCTTCCTCTGGACATTTTAATAACAAAGAAGGGCATTTACTAAAAATAGAACCTGTGCTTTTTGGGTTGTGTATTCCAGCATCTGTAAAATCGGTGCGTGTTATTGCACAATTTACAAGTTTGCAGCTGTAAAAATTATTTTGACTAAAATCACAATTTATAATACTGCAAAAATCAAAAATACTATTCGATAGATAAATGTCATAAAATTTTAAATCAACAAATGTGCATCTAAGAAATTTGCAATTTTCAAAATATAGCCTTTTTCTTTGAAAGCTATCTTCTTGAAAAATTTTACAATTTTTGAAAATAATATTGTTAAAGGTATAAACCTTACAGTCTTTGTCTCGTAATAAATTATATAAATTATTAGTATCAATAGTTGTCGGATTATCTTTATCTGTTGATTCGATTAATTTCAGCATAGATTTCTCTCCAATCTTTACATCTAATTCCTCTGAATTCAGCGTTCCAAGGATAAGCAAAACAAATAGAATGCTTTGCTCCGCCAAAATTTTTTATACAATCATCAATAAGAACATCAACTTTCATTAAAGCTTTGTCGGGACAACAAAAGAAGCATTTACGAATTTCAAGATATGGAAATAATTTTTCTAACCATTTTGCTTTCTTATAGAAATTATAAGGTTCTGTCTTGGTGATAAATAAAATTCGGTGTCCATCATTGAATAATTTTAAAATATATTTTTGACAATCTGGCATAATTTTAATTCGCCGCCATACCTCTTTGTTCAAGAAAATTTTATAAAATCCCTCTTTATATTGCGGCTTAACAAAATTTTCAATGTTATACTTTGTAATATCAGATACTTTAAGATTATCATCTGCTTCTTCATTATAAACAGATAGTACAGCTTCACAAAGATTGTTCAATACATTATCAATATCAATTCCAATAGTCATTAAATTTCTCCTTTTACTGTCTTTTCCAAAAATCATCATAAAAATTATTATATTGTTCTTCTCCTAGAAAATCAACAAGTTCCTTTGTTTTAATTGCTGATGCTTCTTTCGCCGCCCAATCGCTAATTTCAGACATAAGTTCCTCAATTACGATATATGGATGTGAACCTTTGGCATAAGTGTTCCATAGCTTATTTTCAGAATCATAAAAATTAAAAGCTTCATAATTGTTTTTAATCTTATTGTATTCTTTTTCGTTTTTATCCTTTTGAGCTAAAACAACAGAAATTAGTTCCATAGTTTTAGAATTATAAATTGCTTGACCAATCCAAGCGTCTGGATAATTCTCCTCATCGTAGTTTTCAATTGTATAACGCATATCCATTTTTTATTACTCCTTTCATTGGTTAAATGGCGGTTTAACCTTATGTCAATATAATAACACTATTTATTTATGAAATCAACTTTTCCTCAATGCAAAAATTGTATGCTAATTCTTTTAGATGCTCCAAATTGCTATTATTATTAATAACAATATTATATTTAAAATTATCTACATTAAGGTCGGCGGCGTTATTTTTACAGTAATCATTATTAGGTCTTTTTACAAGAATAGTTTTAGAATCAGGAATAGTATTTAATAGTTTTTTAATTTCTTCCGGTTCTCTGCAATGAATAAATAATGCTTTCGTTTTTATTTCTAAATCTTGTTTATAAATATTTATAACATAATTATATGATAAATCACAATAGTTGGTTAACAGTTCTTTTAGTTCACACATTAATTTTCTATCTTTATCTTCTTTTTGTCCATTCCAATTACAATAAGTTCTCATAATATTTTTAATTGGGTCAATAGTTGAAATATTATCTATATTAATTATCGGAACAATTCTTTTCATAGAATTAAGTCTATATTCTTCTTTTGGATATTTATCATTATATATATCTTTAATTAAATCAACAAAAGTATCTTTACCTGCTCTACTATGTCCATTAATTATATATACTTTCATTTGTTGTTATCCTCCCAATTACCTATTTTTCTTATAAAGATTAAACTTATTCCTCTATAAGAATTAATAATATTATCTATTTCACTTTCTTCTATAATATTATTATTATATTTTTTATTAGGGCTATTATCAACTTTTTTAAAATAATTCCCATTATATCTTCTTTCTATATTAAAATTATTATTAATATAATAAATTATATTATCTGTATCATAAATAGAATCTATAATTTTATCATTTTCTTCAGAATTATTATCATAAAATTTAATTAAATAAACCCCCTTACCCCCTTTAATTAAATCATATATCATTTGTTGTTTTAAGTCAACATTTTTAAAATTACAATTTTGATTATCACATAAAAGCTGATATTCAGAATTAATTATATTATTATTAATATCTAATAAATTTTTATTTTTAATGTTATAAAAATCAGCAATAATATTAAATTGTTTAGGCGTTAAATCATAAAAAGGACTTATTCCATTTTGATTAAATTTAATATTATTAAAAAATACTTTATATAGAGGATTATTTGTATTAAGAATAAGTTTATTATTAATTTTTTTAATATTAATAACTTTTTTATAACTATCTTTATATAAATATTCTTTAATTTTATTAGTTTTACCAATTATATATATATTAAATTTTCTTAAAGATAATAAATTATTTAATAATCTATATAATATAACTGTATATATATCATTTTTAGATTCTATAATAATATTTTTATAATTATTTTTATTAATTAACATATATATATTATTAATAATATTATTTAATTTATTGTCTGTTTGAGAAGTATAATTATCTATAATTTGATAATCTAAATTTAAATAATTTCTATATAATTTATTATGAGCATTAATCATCTCATCATCACCTCTAATATTAATATAACATATTTTGATAATTAAGTCAAATATTTTACTGTTAGAAAATTATATAGAAAGAAAAGTTTGATTTTATAAATGAATTGATATATAATGTAAAATACAGGGGGGAAGGATATGTATAATATTAAATATTTAATTAATAAAGATTTAGTTAATAGAGAAGCTATCAATCTAATATTTAAATTAAATAATTTAAAAACAAATTTATATATCTTAAATAATAAAAAGAGATTAATTAATGGAAAATCTTTAATTGGATTATTACAAGCTAATATTCGTGGCGGCGATATTATCACAGTAAGTATTGAAGATTCAACAGAAACTTATAATATTAAAAATATTTTTAATAATATAGGGAGGGAAGTAGGATGATTCCAAATTATAGAACCTTTACATTGACAGCAACAGCGGAAGATGATATAGTTAAATTAATTTATGAAGAATTAAAAAAAGAAGGATATAAAAATCCTGATTTTAAATTAAGATTTATTGGTTTTGAAGCGGCAGCAGGCACACAAATTGTTATTAATGGCAATCCAAACAAAGTTCCATCCACTAAGTATTTTATTACTCCTTATACTGGTGATGAATATATGCTAATTAAAACAGTAAAAATGCCAGCTGGTTGTACTGCTTTAGACTTTCATGTTATTTATTAAGAGGTGATATAATTGAGTTTTAATCCTTTTTTAAATAGCAATTCAAGTGGCGGCTCAGGAGAAGCTGGAAAAGATGGTAGAGGTATTGTTTCTATTACTTTTTCTTCAAGTGATAAAGGTAATACTCCTAATCTTTCTGGGGCAACAGACACATATAAGATTTTATATACAGATAATACCGAATCCACCATTAATGTTTATAATGGACTTAATGGAATAAATGGAAAACAAGTTGAACTAAAAGTATCTGATGAAGCTATTCAATGGAAATATAGCGGCGATACAACTTGGGTAAATTTAGTATTGCTATCAGACATCAAAGGGACTGATGGTCAATCTGTTTCTTTAAGAACAAACAATAATTATATTCAATGGAAAAAAGATAATGAAACAGAATGGACTAATTTGGTTTTACTATCAGAACTTAAAGGTGCTGATGGCTTTTCTCCAATAGTAGAGATTACTGCTATTGATGGCGGCAATAAATTAGATATTACAGATACTACAGGAACAAAGAGTCTACAAATTCTCAATGGTTCTAATGGTAAAGAAATTGAAATCGGCAAAGATGATATAAATTTAAAATGGCGTTATGTTGGTGATAGTGATTGGAAAGTTTTAATACCTCTAAGTAGCTTAAAAGGAGTAGATGGAACTAATGGTATTTCTATTACTTCTATTTCTTTTACATCTTCTAACAAAGGTGAAGTTGCTGGACTAGCAGGAGCTACTGATACTTATACAATTACCTTGTCAAATGATACAACATCAACTTTTTTAGTGTACAATGGTAAAGATGGTTCGGGTGGTAGTTCAGGTGGTTTTAGTGGTGATTATAATGATTTAATTAATAAACCTACTATTCCTACTGTTTCTAATGATTTAACAGATGAGCTAAAAGAACATTATGATTTAGCTTATAGTCAAACTCATACTCATAATAATAAAGCGACTTTAGATTTATTGTCAGAAGACAGTAATCAAGAACTTATGTATAATTCTGAAAATATTTATAGAACTAAAATTCTAACAAAAGCAGAATATGATAATGAAAAAACTGCAGGAACTCTAAAGGATAATTGGATTTATATAGTATCAGATGAAGTTGATACACCGCAATTAGAAGATAGTGGCTGGAATACTTTAACTATTTCTGCAGATGGCATTGGATATTCGGAATCAGCGATTAAATATAGAAAGATAGGGAAAGTAGCTTATGTCGAAGGATATTTGAACGTAAAGGAAAATCAAAGCAATACTCCAAAGGTTTCTTTAATCGGAATTTTACCAACGGGATTCCGACCAACTAAAACGGTTTTTGGAATTAATACGCCGCCATTAACTGATGGTAATAATGCTTTACATAACTCTTTTGTAAAAATTAAGTCTTCAGGAGAAATGTTATTAGTGAATACTGGTGAAAGTCTGACAACAGATTTACATTATTTCCTTAATGTTTCTTATTTAATTGATTAAAAGGAGGGATAATATTGTCAATTTATAAAGGCACAGAAAAAGTATCAACGATTAATATTATTTCTTCTATTGATACAGACGAAGGGACAGCAACTTCTGCTGATATTTTAGAAGGAAAAATCGCTTTCTCTAAAAAGAATAAATTAGTTGGAACAATTCCAAGTATTGGGTCTAAAACTTATATGCCAACAATAGTAGACCAAAACATTTTAAGTGGAAATTATTTATCAGGAAACCAAGTATTAAAAGGTGATTCTAATCTAATTGCCGCCAATATTAAAAAAGGCGTAGAACTTTTTGGAATTACAGGAACTCTTGAAACATCTGGCGGAAGTTCAGTAAAAAAAGAAACAATTTTAGATACAACAACATCTACTTCAAAACAGGATACAATAGATAATTGGAGTTCAAAAGTTCTTATAAAAGATGGAAACTTAGAATGGATGAATTTGTCTGATTTGGTGAATCATTGGGGAGGAGTTGAAGCTAGCAATAATTTTATTGGCGATGCATCTCAAAAATATGGAATTTATATGACTAATTGGACTGAACAAGATACAAAAACGAGTATTTTATTTACAACGCCGATTGATTTGATTGCTGGGGAATTATTAATTACTCTTAATTGTAATATTAGTAGCTGGATGAATCAAACTATGAATATCAATTTAATGACTGCAACGGGCGAAACTGAAGCAGAGATTTTATCATCATTAAAAGAAAAAATTTCAGCTGAAAATTATGATAAAGTTATTGCTACAACTTATGTTGGAAGTTCTAGTTTGAAGGATACCGCTATAATAGAAACTCTTGGCACAGCCGGAAGATATTATATGTATATCACTGGATTTAAAAAAGCTGATAATAGTGCTTTTAATTTAATTTCTATTAAAACAATTAATTTTTAAGAGGTGAGAAAAGATATGTATAAGACTTACTCGTTAGAACCAGTATCTTATTCTTATGAAGATATTTCTAATATTTATTATAAAGTTATTTTAAGAAGCAATATTAGTCAAAAAGATAATTTTTATACCGCAAATGAGTATACTATTGTTCTAATTAAAAACGATAGTGATATTGATGAATATATTAAAGAAAATTTTGACATTCTTTTAGAACAAGCAAGAATAAACGAAAGAGAATCCAATCTTAATAAAAAAGTTGAAAATTTAAAAAAGAAACTTGATAATTCAGATTATCAAATTTTAAAATGTTCTGAAAACTTTATGATTGGTAATGTTCTACCTTATGATTTTTCTAAATTATTATCTAATAGAATTGGTATTAGAGATGAAATTAATAAGATACAAAATAATGAATTGACGACTGAAGCTACTTTAGAGGAAGAGAAACAAAGAAAAATTATTGAAATGATGAGTTATAGTCAAACAACAATTACAAATGGAATTGATTACAATGGTAAACACTATAGATTAAATACCACTGACCAAATTAATTTGACCACTTTGGGTTCACTTGCAGCACAAGGACAGTCAGTTCCATATCATGCTGATGGCGAAATTTGTTCTATTTATACAGCAGAAGAAATGAATGGATTGATAGCGGCGGCATCTAAATTTATTATTTACCATACAACATATTTTAATTTATTAAAACATCAGATTTTAGACTTAGAAACAATTGAAGAAGTAAAAGCAGTATATTATGGTATTGAATTAAAAGACAAATATAAAGATGTAATTATTGCTATTTCAGGTGCTTAATCTATGAAACAATTGTTAAAATATTTGTTTCTTTTTTTAGTTGGTGGCGGCGCTTATTTTTTAATCGAAATTATTTCTAGAGGTTATTCTCATTGGACAATGTTTATTTTAGGCGGCATTTGTTTTATAACTGTTGGTTTATTAAACGAATTTTTTTCTTGGAATATGCCATTTGAGTGTCAATGTTTAATTGGTGGCGGTGCTATCACAGGATTGGAATTAATAACTGGCACTATTGTTAATATTATATTAAAGTGGCATATTTGGGATTATTCCAGTATGCCGCTTAATTTTATAGGACAAATTTGTTTGCCTTTTACTTTATTATGGGTGCTATTGAGTGCCTTAATTATTTTATTAGATGATTATATTAGATATAAACTGTTTAAAGAAGAAAAACCAAAATATAAATTTTTATTTAAGGGGTGATATTATGGCTTTTTTACAACCAGATAAAACTTTAAATTGGAATGGACTTAAAGGCTATCAATATTATTTAGAGCAGCATAATGTAAATGGCATTGCTATTCCAACACAAAAAAGAACTAAGACTGTTGGTATTACTGTTCATAACACCGAAGCAATTAATTGTGCTTCTGGAACAACAGCAGCGGAGCAATATACAAGAGCCTGCAGAAATGGTAATTTAAATGATGTTCGTGTTCATATTTTTGTTGATGAATATTGCTTTTGGGTAGGGCATGACTTATCTATGGTTTCTTGGCATTCAGGTGATGGGACTTCTGACCCAAATAGTGGAAATAATACTACAATTTCTATTGAAGTAATTGGTAATTCATCTAAAGTAGAAGATAACGCCGCAAAAGTAGTGGCATATTTGATGAAACAATATGGATGGAATATTGAAAATAACTTATATACACATACTTATTGGATTAATAGAGGATTGGGTATCGGCGGCACAAGAGATAATCAAAATACTTATAAGTCTTCAAGAGCATATAAATATTGTCCTTGTTATATTTTGCCGCATTGGTCTACTTTTAAGAATACTATTAAAAAATATTTGGGGTCTACCAGTAGTTCAACTGCCACTACTCCTGCAAACTCTAAAAAACTATATAGAATTCGTAAATCTTGGAATGATGAAAAGTCTCAAATCGGTGCTTATAGCACTTTAGCAAACGCAAAAAAAGCATGGAAGGATGGTTATTTCATCTATGATTCTACTGGAAAACAAGTTTATCCAGAAGCAAAAACAACAACAGATGAATTATATCGAATTCGCAAATCTTGGGATGATGCTAAATCTCAAATTGGAGCATACAAATCTTTGGAATCTGCAAAAAAAGTTTGTAAAGCAGGCTATCATATTTATGATTCAAAAGGCAATGAAGTAAAAACAAACAGTGGTTATTATTTTATTGACCCTATTGCTGAAACCAAACCAACAATTTGTATTAGGACTTATGACCATAGTTGGACTAAAGAAGGAACTAATTGTGGAAACACTAATTCAGCCATTAGAGGAGTTGCCGCAAAATCTAATATTGTTGGCTTCAGATATAGAGTTCATTTAAGTGGCGGCAATGGTTGGCTATCTTGGATTACTTCTTATGATGTTAATAATTGGAATACAGGTTGTGCTGGATTAAAAAGTAGAACTATTGACGCTATTCAATTTGATACTATTTCCAGTTCTTATGCTATTTCTTATCGGGTCAAGGTTGTTGGCGGCGATTATCTCCCTTGGGTAAGAAATACAGAAGATTATGCTGGAATTTTTAATAGAAATATTGATAAAATTGAAGTAAAGATTGAGAAAAAGGGGTGATTTAAATGAATAGCTTGTTAGGATATGTTGGTCTTTTAGCAACTTTAGTTTCTATTATTGTTCAGATTCTTAAAGGTGTATTGCCACAAAGTTTTCCAACTCAATTACTTACTTTAATTGTTAGTTTAATTACTACAGTTTTAGCAGTAATTGTTTTTGGTGGAGCAACATTAACAACTATTTTAGGTGGCATTTTTGGTTCTTTTGTAGTTGCTTTTGTTTCTATGAATGGCTTTGACACACTAAAAGACTTATTCACACGTTATAAATATAAAGGTGGTGAATAATTAAATGGATTTAAATTTAAATAGTATTAATAATTATATAGATGTAAACGAAGCCAATAGCACAAATATCGGAATTGTTCCAGACTCAACACTAGATGTTGGGTCTTTTGATTCCGAAGCAATTCGTTATTGGAACGAATCTTTACAGGAGTTATATAAAAAGTATAAAGAATTAGTTTCAAAAGACGATATTGTAGATGGCAAATTTGGCATAAATATGACAATTCGTGATGGCGGTGATTCTGGCTACCATTTTTCAGAAGGCGAACCGTATGTAATTCCAGATAAAAATGCTGATAATAAAACATATGAGGAAGTTCGTGGAGATGATAAAATTGATGCTGTCTTACAGAATCAAGATAATCTTCAGTTTACAAGAGAAAAGCCATCTGAAAAAAAGTCATATGTAAGATTAATCATGCCAAAATATAGTCGTAGAGTAGAAGTTGAAGATTTAGATAGAAACTTTTGGGTTATTGGACAAGCTTTAGACCAGATTTGCGACTTTTTGTTTAATGACCAAAGTCCATTAAATTTAATTTTAAAGAGTGTTTTAAATGAGTTATTAGGAATTTGGCAAAATATTTATTTACTTTGGGGTAAGGTTAACGATGTAGAAGATGGGTTAAATGAGATTGGTTCACAAGCAGCAAAATCAAATTTAAGAATTCAATTTACCTGCTCAGGAGATTCTTGGACTTTTATTGTATCCGAAATTTTAAAACAAACTGGAATTGATATTTCACAATCTTTTTATGAAAATAATGCTAAAATGGAAAATATTTATTTATTTGGTAGCAAAAAAGATACTGAAGGAACTGAATTAAATCCTGTCCCAGAATGGTTTACAAATGAAGCGGCAGCAATAAAGACGTTTTATCCATGGCTTTTTGACAATAACGGTGAATTCATTTATAAAGATACTGATAAAATTGAAAACACAAATGATGTTTATGGTTTTTGTGGCGATTATTTAACTGCCGAACAACGTAAATATTTTACCTTCCCTAGAATTGGCGGCATTTGTAAGTATACTTTAAATGGAAGCATTTATTATTTGGCTTATGATTTTAAACATCCTTATATCGTTGATTTGGATTTTGAAAACGCCACCTTTAAGACCCTAAAATATGCTACTCCAAGCCCAGATTTTATTGATGAAAATGGCATTGCTTCTGGTCAAACTATTTTTCCGTTAAATAGATATATTTATGAAGAATCATTAGATAAGGAATTAGGTTCTTCAGTTAGCACTCTAGGAGAATTAATTACTTTAGAACGACAATCTTTTGATAAGCGGAATTTTACTGAAATTTTGTATGATTTAAGTCAATTAAATATGACTTTTATTAGTTGTTCCAAAAGCTCTTCAATTCTAAAAGATATTTGTCCATGGGATGGCATTCCATCAATTCAGAAATATACAAGAGAACAAGTCTTTCAAGGCGTTTTAACAATGCTAGCGAAAGCCTGTGATTATGGTATTACAGCTAAAGAGGATTACTATTATACTGATGATGGTGAGACATCAGGAGATGGAATTACTTTTGTTCATACTGGATTGATTCCACTTTTGAATAAGGTTTTAGAAAAATATAACTTAAAAGATGCTAGTGAAGAATTAAATCCTAAGAAATATTTTTATTTTGATGATTTAACATTTTTATGTTTCTTATCTCGATTTAAACAGACAGAAAAATATAATGATTTTATAGAAGTCTTTAAGTTAATGAATTTTTCTAATTTAAAAAACTATACTATTTTTGTTAATAAAATTTTATCTGATTTTGGTTTAACCTTTAAGGACTATTGTGAAGTTAAAAATATCACAGAAATAGATGAAAATAATTTGGGAACTTATAAAAATGATTACGAGGATTTCTGTAAGGGAAAGATTAATAGTTTTTCAGATGAGGATTTTAAATATCTTATCAAAGAATACTATCCAGAAGAAGGCATTGAAGGATATGTTATTAGTAATCCTTTTATTAATTATGTTTTTAACGATTCGGACACTGGATACATTTATTCCCCACGGCTAACATATAACACCAATCCGGGAGATGATTTTAACAGAGATTCACATTATCTATTAAGAAATCTTTCTTCAAGTAGCAGAAATCTATGGAAATGTGTATTCACATTATTGCCACCGAACGTTTTTAGTAATAGTAATAAGTTAAATTATTATGAAAATAAATTAATGACAATTAAAGACCATTATAATTTACCAAAAGACCAAGGCGGTGCTAAACAAGAAGAATTATTATTAACTTATGATAATAATGTTTATTCTCCTGCCACTCCAATAGATTATCTACCATCTTTTACAACTACAAAAATTACAGAAAGAGCGGAGACTTATGGATATTTAAGAGGTTTTGAAACAAGTCATAATAACATCAAATCACAATATTTACAACCTATTGAAAAGTTTACGGGCTATTGGTTATATTGTGAATCTGGTAGTTATTTGCAAACATTTTTAGCTACACCAAAAATTATTGGATACAATTTGCGTTCAATGGATGGAGATAGATTTTCTTTTTATGATACCGCATTTATCTTAAAGACTTTTAATCCTTATGAAAAAGAACCAGAAAAATTTAATAATGAAAGAATTAGCACTGTTTATGAATTTAATTCTCCTGAGCCGCAACCATTATATGTAGTTGAGCCTGCGAATGAATTTATTAGACCAAGTATTTTAAATAGAGGTAAAAATAATAAAATTCGTTATGTTGCTAGAAAAGGAAATGCTTATAAAAATGCTGTTGTTGATGGTTTAATTGGTATTCCAGATGGAATTACTTGGGGGAAAGAATTAGAAACGAATACCCTTCCAGAAAGTCCAAATGGCGTTTCTTTTAAAACAGAATTAGAAAAACAAGATTTTAGCGTTTTAGGCGATGCTGATGCCGCAAAAGAGAAATTAGATTTTTCATTGGATAATGTATGCTATTTAAATACAAATAAAGACCCGGATGAAACATTAAATTGGTTGAGAAATTCAGGTGTTTCTAATTTATTTGGTTCTGCTGTAAAAAGCTATTTAACAAAAGATATATGTTCTCCTGAGTTCTGGTTTGATACAAATGGGAATAATTCATGGGGAGAATCAGTAAAAGAATTTAGTTTTTTACAAAGTTCACCGTATGATAGTATTTATATTTATGACGGTAATCAAAAAGAATTAAATGTAGGACATAAATATTGGAAAGATTTTACTATTGGTGAATTGTCTAATTCAAAAACAATTAACACTTTTGGGGTTTTGTTGGAATTTTTTAAGGATACTATTTCAAATTATAATTCTGATAAAGCGTTTGTTCGTTTTTCTGTAATTAGAGAGTATGAAGCGGATAATACAAGTAGTGAAATTAACAGTATAGTTGCTAATCCGGAAGGGGATGTTAATGCCGAAGGGCGATAATATTGGAAATTCTTTTATAGGAAAGAATCCGCCAACAGTAGATGTTGTAGAAGAGAATTTGTTAGGAAAGATTATAAAGTGATGTATATGAAAGAAGCTAATTATACTATGGAAAAAGTAAATGATGAATATAAATTAAAAGAAGTTGTTGATGGAGTCGCCCAATTTGTGGGCGATTCTATTAGCTCTACTGGACAAGGGGAAATTATCGGAAGTTGGGCTGAGCCTATTGAAGTTAATAATTATTATATTAGGAAAAATTATTTACCTCATAGAATATTAAGTAAAAATAGATTTCATCAGCCATTAAAAAAAGTTGATTCTTTTATAAACTATCTAGACGAAGAAACAAGTATGCGAGGACTATTTTATCAGTGTAGAGACTTAACTTATATTAGAGATATTAAAACAAGTAAAGTAAATGATTTTAGAGGAATGTTTAACGGATGTGAGTCTCTCGAAACGATTCCAGAATTAGATTTTTCTGCCATTTTAAAGGATGAAGGTGACGAGATTGATACAAGAGAAATGTTCCACTATTGTTTTAAACTAAAAAACATAAAAATAAAAAATTTCCCTGCAAAGATGTTTGATGAAAAATATAGACTATCATATGAAATGTTAGATTTTTCCGATTGTTATAATTTGACATTTGATTCAGTTCAAAATATATTACAAGGAATATGTATTATTACATCAGCTGAAAGAAAATATTCAAGATTACTTATACTAAATAAAAAATTTGAAGAGTATACTAAAAAAACCTATTGTAAAATAATTGATAATCAAGTTATTAACTGGCCAATTGTCATCTGCAAAGAAACAGAAATTGATGCTATGTCTTTGTATGATTATACAAAGAAAAAAGGAATAGATTTAATTTTTGAAAAAGCTACAGGTGAATAAAAACGATGAGATACACAATTTTAAAGAAAGATAAAAATTTATATAATTTTATAAAAAAAGATAAAAATAAACTTACAAAAGCTGGAGTGGATATAATAGGAGCAAAAAATGATATTATAGATTCTGATAACACAACGAAAATAAGTTTTACTAATTTTAAAACTTGCGAGAGTTTTTTTGGAGCAGAACCAGATTTTGCGATGATGGTGGAAGACGAGTTACCTTTCCCGAAAATAATTAATAAAAATAATCTATTTATGGATACTTCAAATATAACAAATTTTGATTATTTTTGTCAGCTCTACAAAATCGAGGAGTTTACTCCAGAAATTGATTATTCTGCAGCATTAACTATGAATAGTGCGTTCTCAGGCTGTTCTCATTTAAAAAGAATTCACAGAATAAATTCAATGAATTGTAAAAATTTTAATGAATGTTTTCTTCGGTGCAATAAATTGAAAGAATTAGTGATAGATACAGATTGTGGAGAAAATTACAATCAAATGCTCCGTGCTTGTACAGAATTAGAAAATATTAAATTTACTCATCTAACAAAAGGGAAAAATTTTTATAGTATGTTTGAATACTGCTCCTTACTAAAAACAATAGATTTAAAAGGAGAAACCATTAATGGAACTTGCTTTGATACTATGTTCGCTTCTTGTTCATCATTACAAGAAGTCGTGGGTTTAGATGTACAATCAGCTGTGCCGGGGTCTTATTCTCAATCTGAATCCCCTAGTCTAAGGGGCATCTTTTACAAATGCTCTTCTTTAAAAAAATTGGATATAAGAAATGTTAAAAAATCACTTGATTTAAGAGATTGTCCATTACTTACTGAAGAATCTATTCTCAATATTTCAAAAGAATTACACACAGTTCCAGATGATTTTAAGGGACATGATAAAATAAATATTTACTTTAATGATAACAATAGAATTAAAAATTATTTGAACAATACTTATTGTCGAATTATAAATTCAACAGATTCGAAAAAGCCAATAGAACTAGTAGAAAAAGATACAGATTCAGCAATTTCTCTCGCAGATTATATTAAAAATGAAAAAGGATGGGGATTATATTACGCATCTGCAAGTAATGATTAAAATAACAAAGAGCAGTCTAATTGACTGCTCTCTTTTTTTGTGATATAATTAATTTATAGAAAGATGGAAGGAGGAATGAGAGATGGAATTAAAACCTTGTCCTTTTTGTGGAAGTTTAAGTGTCTTTTTACAAAGAGACAAACTCACAAAAAGTGATGCATATTATTATTGTTATATTAATTGTTGTGACTGTGGAGCATGCGGCCCTAAATTCGTAAGTTCATGGGAATGTGACTTTGATTATGAGCATAATGAAGCAGAGGAATTTGCAAGTAAGAGTTGGAATGAACGACATTAACTAAATTATAGAAAATGGAAGGGAGAAGAATGGAAAAATATTGCTTAACTGACAACACAATCTATATAGCAGGAAATCGTCTTTATCAAATTAAGGCTCTGAAAGACTTTGAAAAAGTTAAGAAAGATGATTTGGGTGGGTATATTGCATCTGAAGACAATCTATCTCAAACTGGAAATTGCTGGGTCTTTCAAGATTCTATGGTTTTTGATAACGCTAAAGTTTTGGAAAACGCTGAAATTCGTGGTAATATATCAATGTATGACAATTCTATGGTAAGTGGGAATAGTATTTGCGATGGTAATATTTATCTTTGTGATAATTGTAGAATCACAGGATATGCTGTAGTAAACGGTAATAGTATTCTGATTAAAAACAATGCTGTTATAGGTGGCTATTCTCAAATATTATCAACAGATAAATCCAGTATTGTTGGTGGAGATGTTATCATAGGAGAAAATATAACAATAGTAAATTGTGGTATTCATAGAGAAAAAGATTATATCTATATTCCATTTGGATACCCTTTAAAGGGTGATGTGGCTGTTTATACTGGACATGACAATAGAATTTTAACATGGGATTCTGAGTGCCGCAGGAAAGGTGATTATAAAGAAATGACCCTTAAAGAGTATATAGATTATCTTGAAGCAGAAACATATAGTCCTTTTCTTATAGAAAGAAAGAGATATTATTTGTATAATTTACTAGAAAGATTAAAAGCATTAAGAAACAATATGTGAAGGCGGGGGAATTTAGAATAAAATTAACAGAAGAACAATTGTTGCCAATTAACGCAAAAGAAAAGAAAATTCTTGTTCTAAGTGCCGCAGGTGCTAGTAAAACTACTGTATTAATCAATAGAATAGGACATTTATTAGATATTGGGGTAGACCCCTCCTCCATTGTAGCAATTACTTTTACCAGAATGGCTGCTGATGAAATGCGGCAAAGATTAGGAACAAAAAGCAATGGTATGTTTGTTGGGACAATTCATAGCTATGCGAACTATATTTGTCGATTGAATAAAATTTCTAACTATGAAGAAATTGCAGAAGAACAATTTGAAATGATTCTAAAGAAAGCAATATCTATTCCCCAAGAAAATTATCCTAAAGTAGGGCATTTATTAATTGATGAATTTCAAGACACTTCTGAATTACAATATAGTTTAGTAGAAAAAATTCCAACAGAAAATCTTTTTGTTGTTGGGGATGACCGCCAAGTTATTTATAGCTGGCGAAATTGTTCAGCAAAATATATTAATGAATTGTATTTTGACCCTTATTGTAAAAAATACTATCTAAAAAATAATTACAGAAGTGGCAAACCAATTATTAATTTTGCCGAAAAGTTATTAAAAGGTGATGAATATAATTCGCCGCATGGTGAACCAATCAAAAAGAAAGGCTATGTAAGTGAATGTTCATTTTTTGATGCTTTGGAAGAAATGGAAAATTATGGCAATTGGGGAGATTGGGCGATACTCTGTCGCTGGAACAAACAAATTGCCGATATTGCTGAAAAATTAGAAAAAAAGAAAATTCCTTTTGTTTCTTTTAAAAAGGGAGATTTAACTTTAGAAGAGTTAAATGAAAGAATGGCGAATGATTCAGTTAAATTGCTATCAGGACATTCTAGTAAGGGACTATCTTTTCCTCATGTAATTGCTGTTGGCGGAGTATTAACTTCACCAGAAGAAAGAAGGGTATCTTATGTAATGGCTACAAGAGCAGAACAATCTTTATACTGGTGTCCAAAATATAAAATTAGTAATAGATTGACTAATTACCAGATGGAAGATATAATTAATAGAAAGAAAAACAAAATTATTAGTTTTTAAAAGGAGAAAAGAATGGATTCTATTACTATTTTTAAGTCTGATAAAACTCATAAATTAAAAATAGAAGGAAATGATATTTTAGAGATTACTGTTTCAAAAGATTATGATAAACTACTGAGAAAATATAGCAAAATGTTATGTAAAGTAATAAGTTTACCTGTAGATGATATTAAATTGTCTTTTTTGGTAAGAAGAGCAAAGGACATTCTAAAGCTAAAAGAATCTGAAAAAATTTGTGTTTCTGCTCAAGTGCCACTTATTCAGCATGAACAAATTATTGAAATGGCGGGACAATTCATCATTTTTCAAGATGCTATGGAATTATTGTCTACTATTAGTATATGGGACAAAGAGAATAAAAAAGCAATTATAGATGGTATTGAAGAATATTACAGAGAGGATAAGGAAAAAGATTTAAAAATTCGTTTTTTTGAAAAAGAATTGTTTGGGGTTGCCGGGGTTCTATATTGTGACGATATGTTCTTTTTCTTTGGCATCTGTAAGGAGGATGATTATGAATGATGTATATTACGGGTGGACAATTTACCGATACAATAGATAAAGATGTTGGATTCTTAATTGACAAGTGGAATGAAGTTGTAAAAGAAAATGATACTGTATTGTATGTAGGAGATTTTATTTATTCAAATGAAATTGATTTAAGAAATATCATTGAACAATTAAATGGTAAAATTTGTATCTTACAGCAAAATAATGGCGAAGTAGAAAAAGATAAGTTATTAAGAAATGGCATTCATTCAGTATTTAGAGTGCCATTTTATCTTACTATTGATGATACTGATAGTAAAATAATTTTTAATTATGAACCAGAAAAGGGTAAAATTGGAGATAACTATTATATTATCTTTTCAAAAGAAGCTAAAATTTATAATTCTGAAACACATACTTTAAATTTATATTGTGGCTTATGGGATTATTCGCCGATTTCATTAGATATGTGTCCTACTATTTTACAAAATATGATTGACTTTGAAAAAATGGAGGGGTAAAATGGAAATTAGAGATATTGTTAATAATGAAAAGATTTATGGAATTGAAGAATCTTTTAGAGCTTCTAAATTTCCAATGTCAACAAATGTTAATGAATGTGATAAAAATTTTAGAGACAGACAAATTAAGCTAGCAAATGCTCCTGCTGGTTCTGGACATGATTGTTTTTTAAAGGGTATTGTTGTCCAATTTGATTTAAGCTTTACAAATAAGGCTTGGGTTGAAGCAGAACGCTATCATTTTTTTGATATTATTTCAAGTCAATCTACAATGCATTGCTTGCCAAAGTTTGACCTCTATAAGTCTTATTGTGAATACGTAGATGAGAGAATGATTGCTATTATGCAAAGATTGTTGAATAATTATAATAACAACAAAACAGTGGAAAACAGATTAAAATTACTCTATTCTAATCCTTGCGGTTTTATTCTAACGGCGAGAATTACTACAAATTATTTGCAATTAAAAACTATTTATGCTCAAAGAAAGAATCACGCTCTTCCAGAATGGAGATTATTTTGTAAATGGATTGAACAATTGCCTTATAGCAATTTGATTACAGGGGGAAAAAATGGAACAGATTTATCTTGATTATGCCGCAACTCACCCGTGTTTTACAAGAGATATTTTAAAAATGTGTTATAAAGACACAGGCAACCCTTCTTCTACGCACGAATCTGGATTAACTCTTAAAAGAAAATATGACCAAACGATAGAATATCTTAAAAAGAATTTGTTTGCTAATGATATTACTATTACTTCCGGAGCAACAGAATCTAATAATTTGGCGGCGAGAATTGGAATTGAATATTGTCTAGAAAAACCATATACAAATGGTATCGCTTATAGTAGCATTGAACATCCGTCAGTAAGTAAAGCCATTGAAGGACATTCAAAAGATGCTTTTTTATGGACGTATGAACTTGGATTGCGATATTTTTTTGGAAAAGGTTGGGAAGAAAGATTAAGGAATATGCTAAAAGATGCTAATATTGGTTTTCTTTCGGTTATGACGGTTAATAATGAAACTGGTATTCGTTTTCCTGTTGAAAAGATTTATAAAATTTGTAGAGAATTAGGTGTATTGTTTCACACTGATGCTTCACAATCTTGGTTACAACTAAATTTAAACCCTAATTATGATAAAGATAATAATTTATATATGATAACTTATTCTGGACATAAAATTGGAGCATCCATTGGTAGTGGAATTTTAGTCAATGGACAAAACCTTTGTCGAGTAGTCCCTTGTTTATTATATGGCGGCGAACAACAAGAATTACGCTCTGGAACTTTAAATTATTCTACAGCAAGAGAATTAGATTATGTTATTTTTTATTATAAGTTAAGAAAACAATACCATTTTAGCAATGGAGTAAGAGGTTATAAAAAAGCTTTTATTGACTTAATTAAAGAATATTCTGGAGAAATTATTACTTATAAAGAATGCTATAACTATTCACCATATATTTTAAGTTTTTATCTTAAAAATTTCACTGGAGAATTTGTTCAAAAGTTTATGTCAAAAAATGGAATTTATATTTCTGCTGGTTCTGCTTGTTCCAGAGGAAATACAAAGGGGTCTAAAGCTATTAAAGAATTAGGTTATACAGAACGAGTAGCCAAAAATGCTTTAAGAATTTCTTTTTCTCCATATATGACCAAAGAAGAATTTGCTTATGCCTATAAGCGTTTTAAAGAGGTGTTAATTGAATTAAATGAATTGTCCTAAAAATAAGGAAATAGTTAAAGCCTTTTTAACAACAGAAGAAAAATTAAAAGATTATAAGAATATTATGCTTACAACATCTGGTGGTGCGGATTCTGATATTATGCTTGACATGGTATACAGAAATTTGCCGCCAAATACTAATATTCATTATGTGTTTTTTGACACTGGACTTGAATTTCAAGCGTCAAAAGACCATTTGAAAGAACTTGAGGAAAAGTATAATATTAAAATTGAAATTGAAAAACCTTATAAGCCAATTCCAGTTTGTTGTAAAGAATATGGTCAACCATTTTTGTCTAAATTCATTAGCGATTACATTAGTCGCTTACAACGTCATAATTTTAAATGGGAAGACAGACCTTTTGAAGAACTTTATAAAGAATATCCACATTGTAAGTCTGCTTTAAAGTGGTGGTGTAATTATCAACCCGGCAGGAAAGATGGCTCACAATCTAAATTTGGAATCGGCTATTATCCTTATCTGAAAGAATATATGGTATTAAATCCTCCAACTTTTAAAATTTCAGACAAGTGTTGTCAATATTCTAAAAAAGAGGCGGCAAAGAATTATCATAAAAAATATAATATTGATTTAACTATGACTGGTGTTCGCAAAGCAGAAAAAGGGCAAAGAGCAGATGCACATAAAAGTTGTTTTAGTCGCCATGACAAAGGTAAACCAGATGAATATAGACCACTATTTTGGTTTAAAAAACAAGATAAAATTGATTACGATGAATTCTTTGAAATCAAGCACAATCGGTGTTATACTGTTTATGGAATGGACAGAACTGGCTGCGGAGGTTGCCCATTTGGTAAGGATTTTGAGGAAGAGCTTTTAATCATGGAAAAGTTTGAACCTAAACTAAAAAAAGCAGCTGAACATATTTTTAAAGAATCATATGAATACACCAGAGGGTATAGAGAATTTAGAAAAAGAAGAACTGAGGAGGATAAGCAAAAGAATGAAGAATAATTATGTTGTAAAAAGAAGCAGATTGGGTTTTACTGTTAAAGTAAGGTTAAGAACTAAACAAGAAGTTAAGAACTTACTCTCTTATTTAACGAAACCAATGCTTAGCACCTATACAATTTCTTTTAGAAAGGAGTTAACACAATGTGGGGATTCATCTTACTTGGTGTTTTGATTTATATCGCAAGTGAAGCAATTTTAACATTATTTTTTCATTAAAAGGAGATTTTTATATGTTTAATAGAATTATGCTTTTGGGAACACAAGATGTTAAGAAGTTCGTTGATTTAGCTAATACAGTTAAGTCAGATGTAAGACTTATGAATCGTTCTAGAAACTATGTTGTTGATGGTAAGTCTTATTTAGGCGTGCTATTGGCGGCGACTGAATGGAAAGATGATACATGGATTCAGTGCGATGAAGACATTTATAGTCTTATGGAATATTTCATTGTCATTTGTGCTGATGATGCCGTAAATGTTCATGAATAAGAAGAGGTGTATGATATGAACAGAGATAATCTTAGAGAAAAAGCTAATAGTGTTACAAAGCAACAATTTGATTTATTAATTTCGATTATTAATAAACAGTGTGTCGCGGCTGCAGACCTTGGCTATTATTACGTAGATATTCGTTTTAAAGACCATGCTTATTTTAAAGCAGCTGTAGATGCTTGGACTGATGAGATTTTATTCGATAAACTTATGAATTATTATGCTTTAACAACAAGTTTAGTTTTGACACCTTTAAGTGATACTGCTGATTATTGCACTGGAATTAGAGTGAGTTGGGGGAAAGACTGGTAATGAAAGAAAAATTCAGAGATTCTTATGATGGGCGGCAACAAGAAGATTCCAAAAGAAGTAAGAGTAAGCGTTTAGCAAAGAGAAGTATTCACAAAAAATACAGAAGAAAAGTAAAGGAGAAGATTAATGAATACGATTGTTTTACAGACTGATTACACCAAAGATAAGACCTCAAGTTATTTGGCAAGCATGGAAACTTTAATTGAAGATTTAAATAAGAAAGACAATCAAAGAATTGTAGTTGAAGGGCAATTTTATAGTGAGAAAAGCCGCCGACCGATTCTTAGCTATTTAAAAGATAGTTCACGTAGGCTTTTGTATGATTATAAGACTGAATTAGTTTTCTATACTTCTGAAAACTTTTATACCTTAGAGCAATTAAAAGCAAATCATAATTTTAAAACTTTTTGTGTTCCTGATTTTGATGAAGTTGATAATTTTGAATTTTATTTGCTTTTATCAGATATGCGTGATGTTTATCATTTTTATGATATTCCACATGATAATCCACATCACAGAGTTGGTGTAAGAAATCATGCTCTTTTAACACAAGATTATGTTTTAAATTCTTTTACAAATTCAAAACTTATGTCGCTTTATGATAAATTTTTGTTATTGGATGCCGCTTATTTACATGATATTGGGAAACCTTTGACAAAAACTTTTTTGGATAAAAAGGGAAATCTAAAAGAAATTGCTCATTATTATAATCATGCTAGTATTGGGGCGGTAATTTCTTTTGTTATTCCATCTCCCGACAACATTTTAGATTATAAAGATATTGAAGCATTTCATAAATACAAATGGAAACGTGCTTGGCTAATTAATCATCATATGGATTTTTATAATTATCCAAAAGATTGGTCAGATTCTCAAAGACTTACTCGCTTTAAGGAAAAGCATAAAGGCAATGATGCTTTAGTAGATTTACTTTGGAAGCTACACGAAGCAGATAGAAACTGCGAAAATTTTGTTAGAGATTAAAGCTTTATAACTACTTTTCTACTGTAGGGATTATATCTCTACAGTTTTCTTTTTTATATCAGGAGGTGATACTACGCCAACTATCGACCTTGTGAAAAATTCCGATATTGCTAAAATTCCAGATGGAGGTGATTTTATGTCATGCAATTGTAATAATAATAGCAACAATAACAATAATACAAATGAACAATGTAAGCCGCCAATTCCACCACATGGTTATTGGATTCCGGGTTGCCCACCGCCACCTCCTTATCCACCATATCCATATGATTGCCCACCAGTAAATCCAAACGGTAGTTCTATTGAAGCTCAAATTGCTAAATTAGCAAAAAAGGCTTCCATTATTAGAAAGATGATTGATAATTTAAAGAATAAGAATAAATCCATTCAAATTTCTATTGGTTGCGGCGCGTCTTATAATTTTGGAACTTATACAAATTCCGAAGGTGAAGAAACTGATTATGGTAAAAAGGTGCTTGAAATTCTAGATGAAGAACTTGAAGCAATTAAAACCAAGTTAACAGAACTTAGTGGTGAATTAGAAGTTCAGGATATTGCTACATCCGGCACTGAAACAACTGTTAAACAGTAAAGAAAAGAGGACAGGTAAATAAAGCCTGTTCTCTTATTTTTTTTATAAAGAAACCGAATTTGTCTTTTAATTCTTTTGATTTTTTATGAAGTGTATGATATAATTGTATTAAAGAAAGGGTGAGGTAATTGGATAGAATTTTCGTAACAGGTGATACTCATGGATTTAATGATGTAAAAAAATTAGATAAGATGCCAGACTTTTTAAATAAAAATGATATTTTATTTATTTTGGGTGATAGCGGCATATGCTGGGATGGAGGAACACATGACAACTTAATGTCACTTTATTACAATGATAAAAATTATACTACTGTTTCGATTATTGGAAATCATGAAAATCACAATTTAATTTCTAATTTGCCCATTGTAAAGAAATTCGGTGGGAAGCTTAGAAAAGTAAATGATAGAACTTTTTATATCGAGAACGGTGAAATTTTAAATATAAATAATAGAACATTTCTGTGTATTGGTGGGGCTGATTCAATAGATAAACATTTAAGAACAGAAGGTATTGACTGGTGGTCGGAAGAAACTATTTCTAATAAAGACATTATTAAAGCAAGAAATAATTTAGAAAAATATAATAATAAAATAGATTATGTTCTTTCTCACACTGGTGGGATTCATATCGTTTCAAGTTTATGCTTTAATCCAACAAAATCTGATTTTAAGCTTACAGAACTATTGGAATCTATTAAATATAAGCATCATTATTGTGGTCATTATCATTTTGATAAGGTTATAAGTTCTAAAGAAAGGATTGTTTATGATGACTTATTAGAACTTTACTTTAATTAAGAGATATGTTATAATATAATTAAAGAAATTAAAAGTGAGGTTTTTACTTATGGGAAAAGTTTTAAATGAAAAGACTTTTACTAAAATGATTCGATTAAAGAAGCTAGAATACGGTAATAAAGTTAAGACAGGAGCAATTCAGTATGATGATTCGCATTATTTATTTACTGATGGAATTATTGTTGCAAAAGTAAAAGAAAAAACTTTAACAGAAAAGATGAAAACGATTAGTGATTTTAACGAAAAACAGTTGAGACAAGTAGAAAAAATTTTTAAAGATTATGAAGAAAAGAACTTAGATGAAGAAGAATTGGAATTGCTTACAGATTATAATCTTTATTTTTCTCCTTATTATAAACAAGACAAATTTGTATATGTCTTAAAGGGTAAGAGTAATGGTGTAATTTCATATTTAGACAGAAATTTTGTAGACCCAATTCTCCCTTATAACCCTAAATTTTATGCTACAGAAGATTTTTCGCCAGTAGCAGTTAAAATTGGAAATAAAATGTATGCTTTAATTCACTCAATAAGACCCAGCGATAGTATTATTAAAAAAGTTAGAAAGGATTTAGAAAATGCTTGAATTTGATAAAGTTATAAAAGAAATAAAAGAATACAAAAAGAAATCATCAAGTTATTTAGAAACTGCTTATAGTTTAGATTTTAATTGTAAAAACGGTTTCTTTCCTTGTGAAGTTTATAATCTTGACCGTTCCATTGCTCTTGAAATTTTACCTAGATTGTTGTATTTTAGGGATAAAACAACTACTTATCCCGGCGGTTTTGATTCATTAGAGGAATGGCGGCAAGAACTAGATAATATGTGTAATGAATTCTATAACTACATTTTTGATGAAGATTTCTATTCTGGTAGTGTTATAAACCCTTATATTAAATTGGCAGAATATGCTAATGTTTTATGGAATTAAAAAATTGATTTCTAAAAGAAAATGTAGTATACTAATTATAGTAAAGAGAGGTAATTAAATGGGCGAAAATAAGTTAGGCGAAATTTTAAAAAAGAAAGTAATTGTTAAGATTACAACTTTTGAAAAGAATGAAGAATCTATGAGTATTAAAGATAAGCAATATCTGAACTGGAACAAGAAAGATATTTTGAATTCTATTGGCGACCGAACTTACGAAATTGTGAATAGAGAGCCGGATAAGTTTCAATTTGGCATTTTCTATGTTCTTAGAGATGGTAAGAGGGCTTATATTTATGATTTAGATGAAAGTTGACAAACAAGAAAATTTATGTTATACTAATTATAGTGAGGTGAAAAGATATGGAAACGTATGAATGTATTTGTGAAGAATGCGGAAAGGTTTTTGATTCAACAGAAGAAAGAGCAACTCTTTGCCCAGAATGTTGGCAAGAAATTGTTTCTGGTGAAGGCAAGGGAAATGATTAATCCCTCCTTTTAAGTATAAAGCCGACTTATGATAAAATTACCCACTTTATTGTAGGTCGGCACTATAAAAGATTACATTTTAAATAGACGCATACGGCATTTTTTTTATTATGAAATAGCGGATTATTTTGAGGCGTCTAGTTATAAAAGGCATTTACTGCAATTATTATTTTTATATAATTATTTTGTATTATTGAATGTCTTGTTTAAGACTCACCCAGCAAATACTTATAACAGGTTTGAATAATTGGTTAAAAGTATCTATAATAGGTGCTGCGACCCCATAAAGAAATGAGTCTTGTTTTATTGTGTTTATTTGACCGAATGGAGAAAATTGCTATGAAAAAGTTTGAATTAACAGCAGATAGAATCGAAGAAAAAGGAGTAACTTTACACCGGATTAAAGCTCTAATTGATTTTGGGGATGTGAAAGCTGGCGAATTGGGAGGTTATGTAGAGAAAGAAGAAAATTTATCACAATATGGTAACGCTTGGGTGTATAGACACGCTAAAGTATTTGGCAATGCTTATATATATGGTAATGCTTGTGTGTATGACGATGCTCATATATATGGCAATGCTGAGGTGTATAGTAATGCTCGGGTATGCAGCAATGCTGATTACATTTACTTAAAAGGATTTGGCTCTCACAACCGCAGCACGACAATATTTAGAGCAAAGAGTGGAAACATTTGTGTATCTTGTGGATGCTTTATCGGCTCATTACAAGAATTTGAAAATAAAGTAAAAGAAACGCATGGAAATAATAAGTTTGCGAAAGAATATCTGGCACTTGTAGAAGCTGCCAAAATTCACTTTGAGGTATAAATACATTTTTATCTTACAAAGAGATGGTCGCACATTATTCTTAACGAAAGATATGGTGAAAGAATAAAATGCTTGAATTTTTATACTTTTTAGTTAAAATTGCTGCGGCGGTACTAATAGTTAAATATATTTGTGAAACAATACAGGTGTATTTATCTCCAGAAAAGAAAAAGAAAAAGCAAAAGTTGTTCGACCCGTTTTACATAGATGAAGATAAATTAGAAAGGAAATAAAATGTTAGAACCCGCTTATCTTTATAAAGATGAAATTGAAAAGAATTTTATTAAATTACAAGGAACAGAAGAAATAATGTTTTATAGCAGCAATTATTCTGGATATATTCCAGAAATAAGAAAGGAAACACGTAATCAATATGCTATTACTGAAAGAGGAAAATTAATTGGCTATTTTACTTATACTTTTGATGTTTATAGTTTATGTGTGAAAGATTTTGGATTAATGGCTTTTGATTCAAACAATAAAAGAATTGGTTTAGATGTTTATAAGCAAATCAAGAAATTAATTTTTGAATATAATGTTCATAGGATTGAATATTGTATGATTAGCGGCAATCCAGTTGAAAAACATTATGATAATTTTTGTAAAAGATTTCAAGGTAGAAAGCTTATCCTTAAAGATGCTTTCAAAGATGAGAAAGGGGTATATCATGATGATGTTATTTATGAAATTTTAATATAATGAGATATTAGCTCAGTTTGGTATAGAGCTTTACACTTTTAATGTAAAAGGCGAGGGTTCGAATCCCTCATATCTCACCAAAAGTCAATAGTTTTTTTCTATTGACTATTTTTTTATCTAAAAAGGAGAATATTATGATTAGTTTTGAAAATGGTAAGGCAAAAGTAAACTGTAATCCTCTTAAACCTTGTAAGAGATTGGTTTTTATTTCTCAACCAATGAGAGGATTAACGGAGAAACAGATTAAACAAAGAAGACAAGAAGCAATTGAAAAAATTCGTTATATTATTAAAGAAGTTTATGGAACAGATGATGTAGGAATTATTGATAGCTATCTTTCAGGCACACCAAAATCTGATAATCCAAGTATTTGGTGTCTTGGTGGGGCAATTCAATTAATGGCAGATGCTGATTTACTTTTTGTCTGTGATGGATATGAAAATGCTCGTGGTTGTTTGATTGAAGTTGAAGTCGCTAAGAGGTATAATATTCCAATTATTTATGAGGAGGATTGCTAATGAGAACAATTAATGACGTTAAACTAAGAATTGAAAAACTAAGCAAGAAGCCTGTAGAAAATTTTAGATTAATTAATAAATGGAAGAGAATTTTAAAGAAGATGAAAGGAGAGAACGCCTAATGAATTATGTTGTTATTAATTTAGAAGACAATAGTAGTCATTTCTTTGATACTGAGCAAATTGCATTTGATTATATTTTTTCCAAGATTGGTTATATGACTGCCAGAATGCTTACCGATAATCCTGCAGATAAAGAAGTTGAAGATTATCTAAATAGTTTTGAAATGATTGAAAAGCAAAATGGTGATTGTGTACTTTCTGTAAAAAACTCCTGTTTTAATTTTAAGGTATATCAGGTTGAAATTCGCTGTCAAGCATAAAAAATAAATGGCATTTACCGCAAAAAAGAAATTTTAGTGTCATGTGGAGGTTGCGTATGAATTTTTCTGATAGAATTAAATCTTTAACAAATTTAAAACAAACCGAAAATGGTGGTATAGCTTATTCTACTAGTGGTTCACCTTTACTGGATTTGTTTGCTTGTGGCGGCAGCTTAAGAACTCGTAACGAAGAAGAAATTAGAAATATGTATCTTGCGGCGAGAGATGAAGATAAAGAATTAGCTGACTCTTTTGTTCTTTATGTAAGAGATATTCGTAATACTGGATGTGGTGAACGTAGAACAGGTAGAATTTTACTAAAAACTTTAGCAGCATTAGACCCAAATAAGATTATTAGGAATTTTCAAACTATTGTTAATGCTGGAAGATATGATGATTTATTCATTTTTATTGGAACACCAGTTGAAAAAGAAATGTTTTTATTTATCAAAGAACAATTAACAAAAGACATTATTAATTATGAAAAGAAAGAACCTATTAGCCTATTGGCTAAATGGCTTAAAAGTTCTAATACCTCAAGCAAAGAATCTAAAAATATTGCTAAAAAAACATATAGTTTCTTAGGGATTAATGAAAAGGATTATAGAAAGCTACTTTCCATTTTACGAGAATATTTAAATATTACAGAGCGTTATATGAGTTTGAATCAGTGGGAAAAAATTGATTTTTCTAAAGTTCCTGCTTATTCTATGAGTAAATATCGAAATGCTTTTAGAGATAAACAGCCGGAACGATTTCAAAAGTATATTGATGAATTAAAAAGTGGAGAAACAAAAATTAATTCCTCTGTATTATTCCCACATGACTTGATTAAAAAATATGATATAACCCATACTGATGATATTATAGAAGAACAATGGAAGAGTTTGCCCGACTATGTAAATGGTGAAAAAGATGTTTTAGTTATGACTGATATATCGGGTTCAATGGTATGCGGTGGGGCAATTTATGTTTCTATAGGATTAGGAATTTATTTTGCTCAAAGAAATAAAGGTGCTTATCATAATCAATTTATGACTTTTTCCAAGAACCCTAGATTAGTTAGCTTGGATGATTGCTATACTTTGCGAGATAGCATAACAAAAACATCAAATCCATCTTATGTAGGCTTCAACACTGACTTAAATAAAGCTTTTAAATTAATCTATGATATAGCAAAAGATACAAATGATGCCCCGGCAGCCTTAGTCGTTATTAGTGATATGGAAATTGATTCATATAAAGAAGATAGTTTTGGCATTATTAATAAATGGAGAAAGAAATTCGATGAGATTGACGTTGAATTACCAAAATTAATTTTGTGGAATGCTCAATCAAGAAATGATACTCAATTATCAGATAAAAATGACCCCAATGTTAGTTTCATTTCTGGATGTTCTGCCGCAACTTTTAGCCATTTGGATACTTTAATTAGTAAAAGTTCTTATAGTGCTATAGTTGAAATTTTATCTTTACCGCAATTTCAATGGCAGTAAAGCTTTTAGAGGATGGATTGAAGTCTATCCTCTTTTTTATTAGATTTTTTAAGCGGCGTATGTTATAATGATTATAGAAACAAAAGAGGAGGACTGCTAAAGTGTATACACAAGAAGAAACTCAATTTTATCCAACTCCCAAAGAATTGGCAGAACATATTGGTAGAAAAATTAATCAAAAAGAAATTTGCTCTGTGTTAGAACCATCAGCAGGAAAAGGTGATTTATTGCTAGCATTAGACACAAAATATTCGAGAGCTATTGAAGTTATTGAAGCTGACCCAAATTTGCAAGCTATTTTAAAAGAAAAAGATTATCCTATTGTTGGAGACGATTTCTTAAATTTTTCAACTTATATGTCTTATGATTTAATTTTAATGAATCCACCATTTAAAGATGGAGATAAGCATTTACTTAAAGCTATTGAAATTCAAAAGAATGGCGGACAAATTATTTGTATTTTAAATGCTGAAACTTTAAAAAATCCTTACTCTAATACAAGAAAAGAACTTTTAGCAAAAATTGAAGATTATGACGGGGAGGTAGAATATTTAACTTCCGCCTTCTCTAATGCTGAAAGAAAAACAGATGTTGAAATTGCTATTGTTTATTTAAATATTCCCAAAGTAGTATACAATATGGATATTTTTAATAATTTAATTGCTGGCGAAGAATTTAATTCAACATATGAAGAATATAATAAGTATCAATTGGCTACTAATAATGCTATTTCAAACATTTTAAAACAATATAATGATGAAAGTCGCTTAGGCTTAACTTTAATTGATACTTATGAAAAAATGGCGGCAATCATTCCTGATTACACTTTTGGTGGCACAAAAACGCCTTTAATTAAAATGTCAATTAGTAGTTCAGAAACAGAAGATGAAAAAAAGAAATGTTATTCGCTTAAAAATTCTTTTATTCGACAACTAAGATATAAATATTGGAGTTTATTGTTCCAAAGCAATGAACTATCAAAACTTTTTACGCAAGAAGTAAAGCAGCAGTATATGACACAATTAAATAAAATGCGGGCTTATGATTTTACTCCAGCAAATATTAGAAAAATTTATGCTGATTTGTCTAAAAACTTATCTAGCAATATTGAACAGGCAATTCTAAAGCAATTTGATAAACTGTCTTATCAAGGTTCTTTGGAAAAAGCGAATAACATTCATTATTTTAATGGTTGGAAGACCAATTCTGCTTTTAAAATTAATAAAAAGGTCATTATTCGTCATACATATAATGGTGATGGTTGGAATTTCCCTTATAAGGGTAGAGATATTCTTGAAGAGTTAGAAAAGATTTTTACTTATTTAGACGCTGAAAAAAGAGATGGCGAGCCTATTTATCCTATTTTATCTAAAGCTTTCGGACGTTGGAAATATGCAGGCGAACGACTACATTTTAAATATTTTGATGTAGAATTTAAGAAGAAAGGAACTCTACATTTATGGTTTAATGATTTGGAACTATTGAAAAAATTTAATATCTTTGGGGCTAATAAGAAAGGCTGGTTGCCGAATGATTATGGGAAAAAATCTTATAGCGAAATGAATGAAGAAGAAAAAGAAGTAGTAAATTCTTTTGAAGGAAAGAAAGAATATGAAGATACCATGAGAAATAGTTCTTATTATTTAGGGAATATAACTCAAAATCTTTTAGGAATTGGAATGAACACTTAATAATTTGTTCATAAGTTTTTAGTAAGAATAGTAGAAATGAATTGCCGCCTGTGCTATAATAATTATAGAAAGTGAAAGAGAGGTAAAAATATGAAAGTTAAAACTCATTTAATAACGATAAGCCAACATGATGATTATGAAGTTAAGTGGGTAAATAGACTTATAGACATGAAGCCTCAGTTAAAAAATGAATTACCAACTTTCGTAATTATTTCAAACAAAGGACGAATGGAACTAAACACTATTAATATCCTTCAAGTAGAAAAGGCGGCAATGAAATTCTCTATGCCGAAAGGAAAAGAATCAATTACAAGCGATAGGAGTTATATTTATATTAAAGAACAGAATAATATTGAAACTCTTTTGGGGATTATAACTCATTATCACGTTAGAGATTTTGCTCCTATGTATGACGAACTTTGAAAGGAGATAATGTAGAATGTTTACTTGTTGTTTGTGTGGTAAAAAATATAACACTTCTAATGAAGCTGTGCAATGTGTTAATCGTTGCGGAAGAGAGTATCAGAGAAATGGAAAATTTTCAGTAAAAGAATCTGTATATAGAGAGGGAAAGAAGACGGTGGCTTTTTCGCATCAATATAGTAGCACAGAAACATTAGAGAACATTTTCAACGAAGTAAAAGAAATCGTGCCTGAACCTGAGTTTAAAAATTTTAAGATTTCTATTTTAAAAGGTTGGGAAGCATTATCACTGCTTGAAAAAGAAAATAGAATTAAGTCGGCGGCAATGGCGAGAGATTTAATGTATGTTAATAAAATGTTCAAAAATTAAAATGATTCCTGTGTTGTCTCTAACCTATATTTATAGTATAATATATGTAGAAAGTTGAGAGGAGTGATAGGGTGAAAACGTATATTTTTACAATTTATAATCCAGAAAGTTCTAAGTATTCTTTCTATGAACAGGATTTAGGCTACGAGTGTAGTGAGAATCTATTGAATCATTTATTGAAAGAATATTGTAGGATTGAAAGTAATAGAGATAATTACGAAGAAAGCTTATCGAAATCTTTTTGGGAAATGAAAGGAGATATGTAAAATGAATAGCGTATATGTTATCATTAAAGATTTAAGAAATAATGCTGTTATGGCAAAAGGATATTGTTCACCGGACAACTATAATAATTTTGTGTATGAATTATTAAGTAAATTCATTAAACTAAGTGAAAGTGATAGATATGAAATGACGGCAAGACTAGACGAATACCAAAGTTGTGAATTTTTGGGATATTTGATTACTTTGAAAGATAATTCTGAAAGAAAATGGCGGCGTTATTTTCCAGAAGACTATAAGGATTACATTAATGATTTAATTACCAGAGAAACTTTACTTTTAAATTGTGATGAATCTGATTATTACGTTTTTCAAGACAAAGATGATAGAGAACGGTGGTTTGAACTTTTAACCAAAAGAATTGATAGAGAAGGTTATTGGGATGTATCTTATGATGTAAATTATAATTATTTAAATAATATTTATAAGACAGAGTTTGAAAATTTTAAAAATAATGTAGAAAAAGAATTGGGAAGCTTTCCACTTGATGTAAAGACTGAACCAAATCTTGTTCGTGCGGCAATGGAAATTTGGTATATTAGATTATTTGAAAAAGATGTTGAATGGGGATATTTACCTGATATTGTTGAGTAAGAAGGGAGTAATATGAAATTAAAAATTCAAGAGTTCATAAGCAATCATTCTAATTGGCAAGAATTATTGTCTAACGCCCCTTATAATTTGAAAATCTCTTATAAAAATGGCTTATATTGCTTCAAATATAACCAAATTAGTTCTAACTTTAATAACCCTATTGTTTGTGAAGCTCGTGGTCTTATTTTAGATAGTAAAACTTTTGAAGTTGTATGTTGTCCATTTTTTAAATTTTTTAATATTGATGAACCTCACGCAGCAAAAATTGATTGGAAGAACGGTATTTCTGTTAGTGAAAAGATTGATGGTAGTTTAATTAAACTTTATTATTGGAATGATAAATGGAATGTAGCTACTAATAGTGGAATTGATGCCGCCGATTCTAATTTAAGTAATAATATTATCTACAAGAATTTTTATGAGCTTTTTATGGCGGCATTGCCATCTACTTTTTCTTTTGATAATTTAAACAAAACTTATACCTATGTATTTGAATTAGTATCACCGTTTAATAAAGTTGTTATTTCTTACAATAAGCCCAAACTATATCTTTTAATGGTAAGGGATAATAAAACTTTAAAAGAAATTAATTACAATTTTTCCGATATAGAAAAGCCCGAAATTTATTTTGTAAGAACAGAAGAAGATTGTCGCCGTTTAATTCAAAGACTAAATGATAGCGATGTTTTAACCGAAGGCGTTGTTATTAAAGATTCTCATAATAACAGAGTTAAATTAAAAACAGCGAAATATTTTGATTTACATTATATGGTTAATAATCATATAATGACTCTGGATAGACTAATTCCTATTGTCAGACGGAATGATGTGGATGAGTTGTTATCTTATTTTCCAGAATATACCGAAATTGTATGTGAAATTCAAAAGAATATTGGATTCATGTGGGATTTATTGGTTGATATTGTTGCTTTGCCGCAAATTTTAAAAGATAGAGGGCTATCAAGAAAAGATTTTGCTTTACATTTTAGGGATTATGAATTTAAATATTTGGCATTTATGGTATACGATGGAAAATTGGGCGACCTAGAAGAATACTTAAAAAAATTATCGGATAAAGAATTTATTAAGTTATATAAAAAATTGTTCTGTTAAAAATTTGATTTTTGTCGAATAATGTTGTATAATAGTATTAAAGAAAGGAGTTAAGAGAATGAGTGATTTAAAAAAATGTCAAAAAGCTTTGAAAGCAAAAGGATATGACCCAGTTTTTATTAGCTTATATGGTTCTCAGAATTACAACTGTGATACAAAAGATTCTGACCATGATTATAAAGCGATTGTAATGCCTACATTAGACGACTTTATTTTTAACAGAAAGCCTGTTTCTACTACTGTTGATTATGAAAATGGACTTTGCGATGTTAAAGATATTCGGCTAATGTTTCATCAATTCAAAAAGCAAAATCCTAATTATGTTGAAATCTTGTTTTCTAAAGAATATCAATTTAAAAATAACAATATTGGATTGCTATTAATGAAAAATTTGATTCCTATGAGAGAGTCTATTGCTCGTTTTGATGAGAGGACTGCCGCCAACACTATGTTGGGAATGATGATTCAAGAATGGAAAAATGTGTTTAAAAATCGACCTAGTGTTGCTGAAAAAATTGAAAAATATGGATATGATAGTAAAGCATTGTATCAAATTGTTAGAATAGCAAATATGTTGAATGATTATTCTGAAAGACCAAATAAGCATTATGAAGAAATTTTGCGAGGTAGAACTGATAACAAGTATTTGATTGATATAAAAAGTTATAATATAGTTTATAGCTTTAAAGAGGTTAGAGGATTGATTGATTATTATTTGGGGAATCGTATGAATTATTATCAACAATACAATTGGAAAGAAAAAGACTTAAAGACGGAAGAAAAATTAGATGAACTTTTGACACAAACAATTAAATTAAGTATTCAAGAGGAACTTAAAAAAGAATTGGATGATTTCTATTTGAAAAATAGAACGAATTATTTCCAAGAACACAATCGGAAAGAAAAAGATGCTAAAGCAGAAGAGAAATTAGATGGGCTTTTAACACAAGTAATTAAGTTTAGCCTTCAGGAGGGGCGTTCTAGAAATGAAGGAAACAGACGTTAAGCGTAAGAAGTTCGTTCCATATGAAAAGAGTTCTAAAAAAGGAGCGAAAAGACAGAGATAAGCTAAAAAGAAACGAATGGGATTTTCCACCTATTACAAAGGTAATTCCAGATAAAAGAAAGAAGAAAACTCGTAGAGATGATTACTACTACGATGATGATTATAATGATTAATTTAGGAGGAATTTGTTTATGAGTAAGTATATTTGTCCAGTTTGTAAGAAGTCAGTTGATAGCCTAACAGAACTTTCTAATTGTATCAACAAGCACGAAAAGGAAGAAATCGAAGCTAAGAAGGCGGCAAAGACACAAGAACTAACAGAAAAAGAAAAGAAGATTGATGAGACTTATGAATTGCTAAAGAGATTAATTAAAGAGTATAATGACGATTCAGATTCTAAGACTATCGTTTCCACAATGACAAAGTTGGGTAGTGCTAACAAGAATCGTTCTCCTGTTAAAGAAGATTTTATTGATTCTTTGAGTAATGCTGGTTTTTACAAGCTAATGAATTCTTTATTGGGGTAATAATATCATGAAAGAAAAGAAAAATTTTGAATGCTCAAAGTGCGAAAAATTTATAGAATTATATTTAGATGATAAAAAAGAAGATGTATATTGTCCATATTGTGGAGCTTACCAAAAAATTCCACATATACTTAAAATAACTAATCTTTGTATTTACCTTAAAGATGAAGATGAATAACATTTATTAAAATTTAATATTTTGGAGGTTCTATTATGCTGAATTGGCAAACAATTGATAATCAAATGCCACAAGCTTATAAAACAGTTATTTTACAATTAAAAGAGGTAGATGAACCAACAATAGGATTTTTTGATAAGAAAGAAAATAAGTGGGAATTGTTAGACAAGAATTTAGCCAATTTTGATAAAGAAGATATTCCATACACTATAGTTGCGTGGCATCAAATGCCGCCACAATATAAGGAAGACTTAGATTTAAATCTTCCGTCCGCCGCCTTAGCTGAAAGCCTGACAAAAGCACAAAGCAATAAGTTATTAGAATATACTGATAAAGAATATTCTGTTGCGGCGATTAAAGAAAAATTTAGACACGCTTTTAAAAATGCAAAAAATCATTTCTCAATTAGAGATTCTATTGTTTGTCCAGAAATTATTGAGTATTTAAAAACACAACGATTTCATATAATTCATGATGAAGAAGAAAATGTTTATCATATTAGTTGGTAATCAAAAGAGGTCAAGATGGAGCAAATCTGTCTTGACCTCTTTTGCGTATTATGCTATAATAATTATAGAAAGTTAAGAGAAAAGCTTAAAGTAGAAAGGAAATTCATATGAAAGATATTAAAGAAATTTATGGTGGGGCAGCAACTTATAAATCTACAAGCACCAATACTCTATTAAATTTTTTGGAATTACCAATGGAATCTAAGAATTGGTTAATTACAAAATTTTCTGATGAAAACGGCTCTATTGATGCTTTTGCCCTAAGTGAATATATTAAAAAAATGAGATTAAAGACAAATGATTGGAACATTAAGTTATTGGAAGCACGACACAGCCCAAAAGGTCAGATTAAATTATTAACTAAAATTGTAATTGAATTCGACTATGCCGAAGACCTTATTTGTTTTAGATTGCCGGAATACGGTTTTCCTACAAAAAGAAAAGAAGCACAAGCAGATTGGTCTATTATCTCTGAGAACAAAGAATATTTATTGAAATCTGAAGGAGCTTGGGGAGAAATTACATTAGACTATAACTGCGGTATTATTCAATTGGCTGATTTTAAACCATTGTGTCCCTATACTTATGATTTAAATTCTTACAGAGAAAAAAGAAAAAATTTTACGACAGAAGAATGGATTGATGTACTGCTTGCTGGATTAAATTTTAATGGAAAAAATATGACAAGAGAAGAAAAGCTTACTTTATTACAAAGATTTTTACCTTTTGTCGAAAAAAGACTAAACACCATTGAATTGGCTATCAAGGGTAGTGCCAAAAGTTATTGTTATTCTCAATTATCTTCATATAATTGGCTTGTTGGTGGTGGCAGTGTTTCAAGAGCAACAGCGTTCTTTAATAATACGACTAAAAAGCCGGGCTATTTTTCTAAACATTCTCAGGTAATTTTTGATGAAGTTCAGACAATTAGATGTCAAGCACCAGAAGAAATGTGCGGTGCTTTAAAAACTTATTTAGAATCTGGTGAAATTAGAATTGGAAATTATTCTGGAGTGGCAGATGCCGGATTAAGTTTAATCGGCAATGTTCCTATCGGAAGTATGGACGTTAAGAAAAGTAATATGCTTAAATTTTTGCCGAATTGGTTAAAGGAATCAGCTCTTATTGATAGATTTACTTTTTTAATTGAGGGCAAAAAGATTGGTCGTTTTACCGAAGATAGAAAAATGGAAGGATGGGCGTTATCTACTGACTATTTGACTGGAATTTTACATCAATTAAGAGATGAATTCTATTATAGAGCAATTATTGATGAACTATTATATGTCGATGGAAAGTGTGATGTTAGAAATTTTGAAGCTGTTAAAAAGAACGCCACAGCTTTCTTGAAACTTTTGTTTCCGCATATCACCAATATTAAAGAAATCAACATTAAAGATTTTAAGGAGTATTGCTTAAAGCCAGCAATAGAAGGACGTGAAAACATTCTTTCTCAATTAAGAATTATTGATGAAGAGTATATGAATGTTAAAATGCCAGTCATTAAAGTGAAAGGGGAATAATTTATGTATAGAGTTCTTTTTGAAGGTGTATTAATTTTCTTGGGCTTAGCGTGTTGCGGCGGCTCTCTGTTTTTAGACCGAAAAGACTGGCAAAGAAACGCCCTACTTTTTGTAGCTAATTTTTTCTTTGTCTTTAGCATAATCTACGGTCTTATCACACTTTTTAAGGTCTTTACAAGCTAATTTGTAAAAAATAGTAGCAATTTGCCGTAAAATGATGTATAATTATTATAGAAAAAAAAGAGAGGAAAGATGATTATGGAAAATAGAAAGAAAATTATGACAAAGGCTGAATTAGATGAAATATTTAAGAGTCGAAACTTTTATGATACAATCAAAATTGAAAATTGTAAAATTACAGACATGAATTTGAGTGATTATGAACTTCATAACCCAATTTTAAAAAATGTTGTTTTAAAAAATGTTGTTTTTAGAAATGTTGAATTTTATTATACGATTATTTCTAATTGGAATGTAAAAAATGTTACATTCATAGGATGTACAGTAGATAAAACAACAATTGAAAATTCATCTTTTAAAGATTGTGTATTTATTCGTAATAGTTTTACAAATGGTTCAATTAAAAATAGCGATTTTTTTTGTTGTGATATAAATAATTCAAATGTCCCAACAACAGACTTTGAAAAAGTATTAATTATTAATTCTACTATTGTCGCAACCAATTTTATTAAGTCAGGTTTTTATAATTCTTTTATTAAGGGAACACGAATTAGTTCTTGTTGTTTTTTTAGAGCACATTTTAATAATACAAACACAGACGAAATTCCAACGTCTTCAAATGCTGGTTTGTCTTTGGCTTGTCCAGAAGTTGGTTCTTTTATTGGTTATAAAAAGGTTAGAATTAGCAAGGATGGATATACGTCAGATGACATTGAATATGGCATCGCAAAATTAATGATAACCGAGGATGCTAGACGTTTATCAGCAACAAGTCTGAAGTGTCGCTGTAATAAAGCTAAAGTGTTAGAAATTCTTGACTTTAAAGGCAACAAACTTTCAATTAACAAAGGATACTCAGTTTACGACTATACCTTTGAGTATGAAGTTGGTAAAATGGTTTCCGTTGATAATTTTAATGAAGATAGATGGAAAGAATGTGCCACAGGAATTCATTTCTTTACATCATTCCGAGATGCAGTAGAATATGTTATTTAATCAAAAAGAGATAATTTAAGATACTGATGATTTTTTTGAAAATCGCTAAGATTTATGATTGGAAGAGATTTTTCGTAATAAAATTTGAGAGGAGAAAAAAAAGAATGGTACATGGATATAAAGCTTTTGAAAAGGATTGGACTTGTTTAGATAAGCAATATACTTGTCCGGGACTTTTTGAGGAAGAGGGGAAATTAGAGATATGCAGAAATGGAATACACTTTTGCCGCAATCTGATTGATTGCTTTAATTACTATCCTTTTTCCGATTGCAGAGTTGCTGAAGTAATTGCTCATGGTGATGTTATTGATAGTATAGATAGAAGTAAGAGTTGTACAAATAAGCTGGAAATTATTCGGGAAATTCCGATGGAAAAAATTATAAAAATGGCTAATATTGGAACAAAATGCCTTGGATACGGTAATATAGGTAGTAGTAATAATGGAATTCATAATAGTGGACATAATAACTACGGAATAGGAAATGCAGGTTCTTATAATAGCGGCTCTTGTAACGCAGGCTCTTATAATATTGGAGATTTTAATACTGGTAATGACAATATTGGTATTAGGAATACTGGAGATGGGAACCATGGAAATTGGAATAGTGGAAATTATAATATTGGACATGTGAATACGGGAGACTGGAATAAAAGTGATTACTCTGCTGGGTGTTTTAATACAGAAAAACAATATATTTACCTATTTAATAAATTAAGTAATTGGACAATGGAGGATTGGTTACGTTCAAGAGCAAGATGCGTTTTGAATTCGATGAATGGTATTACTAACGAAAGTTTTATTAATATTGTTCCTTATGAGAGAATGACACCTGATGAAATAGCAAAACATCCAGAATCGGAAGTTACTGGATTCTTTTTAGAGGTAAACTACAGGGGAAATTGTGAACGCCAAGAATGGTGGAACTGTCTTGATGAAGAGGACAAGGAAGAAGTTATGTTGATTCCAAACTTTGACCCTGAAATTTTTAAGGAGATTACTGGAATTAATACTATTTTTGATTTTGAGAGAAGAAAGAGAGATGTAAATAAATGAGATATGATAAATTTACTTGTGATAATTGTAAATATTGTTCTTACAACAGAAATTCTGAACCGTGCTGCAATTGTACTGAAAATCCAGAAAGAGAAGAACGAGCACCATATGATGTTCCTCTAAAATTCTATTTTGAATCAAGATTTAAAGTTTATGACGGTAAACTTATAGAACAGATACCATCATTCAATGTTTTCTTTTAAAGCGGCAGTCCACAATTATTAAATTATTTGCTAAATAGCAGTGTGCTGCCATGTTAATTACTATTGATTTTTTCTATAAAGTATAGTATAATTATCATAGTAAATGAGAGAGAGGTGAAAATATGGGACTTGATATGTGGCTGAAGGGAGAAGCAAAGAACGGCAACGACCTCGGTTATGAGCTATGCTATTGGAGAAAAGCGAATCAAATTAGAAACTTTTTTGTAAATAATATAGATGATTTCAACTATGAAGATAATTTCGGCGATTATGTTGTTTCAAAAGAATTGTTGGAAAAGCTTTTGAAGACTATTGATGAAGTGCTTAATAATCATAGTAAGGCAGCAGAACTATTACCAACATCAGAGGGATTCTTCTTTGGTAGTCAAGATTACGATGAATGGTATTTTAGAGAACTAGAAGATACCAAAAACAATATTCAAAAGATATTAAATAATTTTGATTTTGAAAAGGAAAAGGTGGTATATTATGAATGGTATTAAGGTTTATTTATTTCTTATTGTAGATGATAGTAATGGTAGTGTTGTTGATAACAGAGTTTTTAAAACAAAAGAATTGGCTTTAGCCTGCTTACACAAAAATATTTGTGAGACGCTTCAAGACGAATTAGAAATGGGTAATAAAATTACTCCTGATGAGATGAATGTTTTTGAACCAAAAGACGAAGATATAGTAGATGAAAACTATTATTATTCAATTGAGTTTTGCGGCTTTACTTATTCAGTAGAGGAAATGGAACTAGAAGAATAAGGGTTAATTGAAAAATCGTCTGTTTTATGCTATAATTATTATAGAAAGTTAAGGAGGAATGCGTAAATGGTTATTAATATTATGAAAAAGATTTATGTTTATCCTGACTTAAAGAAAGAGATTGAAAAAGAGTATGAAAAAATAGAAGCAAAAAGTCTTATAGATGAAATTTGGAATTTGTTAGACGGCAATAAATGGGACTACCTAAAGTATAAAGAAAATAAATATGCTGAAACTGCCTATAACGAATTTGATGATTGCGGCGAACCATGGAAGAAAATTGTTATTGAGATTGAGGTGGTTTGAATGGGATATATTGTAAAAAGAACAAATGTCAATAGTGATAAGGGAATCTATTATGATTCATTAACATCTTTCTTTAAAAAACTTTATCCACTTAATGCTTTTGAAATAGATTTAAGAGATGAAAATTCATTACTTTATGATAAGGACGAAATTCTTTATCAGGCTGATTCTTATGAAAAAGCAATTCATTTATGGATGGACGCTTTTAGAAAAGAAAAGATTTATAAAAGAGATAGAAATTGTTGGGATTGGTGGGGCTACTCATTTTACAAAATTGATTATTGAAAGGAGTATATTGAATGTTATATTATATCTTTGGAACAATAAGTTTAATTCTAGGGCTTATTTTCCTAAAAGTAGCAATTCAAGATAAAAAGGATGGAAGCATTTTTGGAACAATTTTGTGGAGTATTGTTTCAACAACATTTTTATGGTATTCAATAATGACTTACTCTTATAATTTGTTTGCTTAAAGGAGAAAAAAAATATGTATACAGTTGGAATCATGGTTAATTATTATAATAGTAAAAACATTTTATCTGGACTACAGTATCTTGAAGTTCCAGAAGAATTCATGAAAAATAGAAATCCTGACCCGTATATCAGAAATTGGACAGCTAAAAATAGACCGAAGAATGTAGGAGATAGTTTTACTTGGAATTACTATAAGGAGAGCCAATTGTAATGAACATCGAATATTTTAATTGCGGCGGCTATGCTTTAGAAACTTATGAATGGTTTGAATTTTACACAAAAGAAGATAATGAAGAAGTTAAATCAATTTTTGAAGAACTAAAATTAAACAAAAACGATGAAGGACTAAGAGAAAGAATTATTTATCAAGTGGAGGGCGGCTATTTTTCTGATATAAACATTCAAAAATATTGTGTTATGGAATTGTTAAAAAGAACACCACGATTAAGACCAATTCTAAATTATCACGAATTAAGAAAAAACGAATACGGTGTGGCTTTAAGATTTGGAGAAGATGATTTTCATTTTGTTAAATATAAAAACCACAAGTTTTCCCATAAAAGAGGAGAATTAAAACCAATTGAATTACCGGATGAGTATAAAGGCTGGTTGGGTGAAAGGGCAAATGACCAACGATATTATAGTAAAATCTATAGGTTTGCTATGAGGACGGCATAATGAATAAAAAATTAATCAGCAAATTAATAATGCTTTATGATGATATTTATACTGAAAGACCTTATAGACTTAAAATGGTTTGTTTCATTGTTTATAAGGGCAAAATTCTTAGTTGGGGAGTAAATTCAGATAAAACATCAACTGCTCAACATTATTGGAGAACAAAAACAAAAGGAACAGAAAATTACATTTATGATAAACGACACGCTGAGGTAGATGCAATAAACAAATTGCCGCATGACTTTAAAGATTTCAAGAAAGCGGAATTATTTATTGTTTCAAAGAAAAAAGACGGCAATTTTCGGCTAGCAAAACCTTGTCCTATATGTCAAACAATGCTTGCCACTTACAATTTTAAAGCAATTTATTATACGACCTATGAAAATAAGATAAGAAAGGAGTTTAAATGCTAAGAGTTATTGAATTATTTGGTGGAATTGGTGCTTTTAGTTCTGCTCTAGATAGGCTTAAAAAGGATTATGAAATAGTCGATTATGTTGATAAAGATTCGGCGGCGGTTCAATCTTATAATGCTATTCATAATACAAATTTGCCGCCGCTGAATATGTTAGTACAAATAGTCAACTTATTAAACAGGCAGGCAACTCAATTGTAGTTAATTGCTTAGTTTATATATTAGAAATGTTGGAGGGGTTCTAATGGCAGAGACACTTTATGCTCGTAGTTCTCAAATTATTAAAACAATAAACAAGTATAACGAACGTGAAAATTCCATTGAAGACCGGAAAGAGCTAACAAAAGAACTAAATTCCTATGATTTTACGGGGCTTACCTTTTGGAATGTCAATTTTTCTAATTTAGATTTACGCTTTAAAGATTTTTCCTATTCAAATTTTCACAATTGTTTCTTTGGTAATACTCAACTTGATGAAGCAGTTTTTAATGGTTGTCTTTTCTGGAATAGTTATTTTTATAATTGCTCTTTAAGAAAAGCGCAATTTACTCATTCCATTTTAAGTAATTGTGAAATTGCCTATGGAACAATGTTTGGGATTACTATTGATACTGAATGTGATTATGATTCTCTAAGAATTAGAGATACAGTTATGAGCGATGCTAGTGTGCCGCCAGACTTTTTAGATAAGACTTTATTGTTTAGCATTCCAAAAACTTATAATGGATTTATCGGAAAAATGGAATTGGAAAATGATTTGATTGCCACGGTTATTATCAAACCAGAATATAGATGTTATAGAAATACTACAATAAACAATTCTCTTGTGTGTGAAACAGTTTATATTCAAAGTATTGAAGATAAAAACGGCAGTTTATATGACTATGGGGAGGTCAAAAGTTTTGGTACGGTATCTATAAACAAGACGTATACGAATGAAAATTTTGAAATGAACATTTTTAATTTTCATGTGGCAGGCAATGGATTTTTAGTTTATATTTAAAATAGGGGGTATTATTATTTCTACTTATTATATAGAAATTTACAAGAATTATGAAGCGGCAATACGTGTTAAAGAAGCTTTAATTACCATGGCAAAAGAATTAAATGCTTTTGATAAAGAATGGTATAAAGATGCTATTTATGACATTAATGAAATTATTTCCTATTTTTATAGGGGGTAGGTTCTTTTCCTAATAGAGGGGTATAAATTTTTTAAAGAGGGGCTATTATTTTTTAGGAAATAGGGGCTTGAAAAATTTTAAGAGGGCTTAAAAAATTTTTAGAAAAAAGGAGCAGGAACATGATTGATTTTGATTTTACAGATTCTACTTTAACTAAGCAGGCGGCAACCAACAAGATGAGAGAAATTGTTCTTTCAGAATTGGTTGAATGCTTTAGAACAAAGTATGGTGATGAAGCAGTTAGCATTGTAGGAAACAACGAAATTAGTATTGGACATTTTACTATTAAAGATAGTGATGGTTTTTTACAAGAAGTAAATATTAACTTATCACCAGTAGTTAAACCATGGGAAGACAATAGTCGCTTTCATAAATATGATAGATTAACTGAAGAAGAGTGTTATCTAAGCTACAAGAAACTTAAAGAATAAAGAAATAAGGCGTTATCTATAAAATGTAGATAACGCTTTTCTTAATATCTATTTTTAAAAGGAGTGAGTACAACAGAATGGAAAAATTATATTACTACTTAAATGGTGAATTCCCTGAAAATAGACCTTATATATTAAAAGAATTCTTAAAGTCTAATCCAACTAACAATAAAATTTTTACACCAACACTTTATTCAAGTTATGCAAAAATTAAACCGTTGCCGGGCGTATATTTATTGTGTTTTTCTAATAACAAAAACTATTTAGGCTACAGTGATGACATTCTTAAAGACCTAACACTTATCTATCTTTATCTCAAAGACCCAAACAAAGAAGATAAACTATTCGATATGCTCATAGATAATAAAGACGGCTGGCAGGACCAATATTTATTAGCATCGTATAAAAAGAATTTTTTCAAAGAGCTAAATACTTATTTATTGAATTCTGATAGCTCTATTAAGGGGCTAAAATATGCATTCGCCGCCAATACTTTGTTTTATATCAATTATACCACTGATGTGGCGGCGGCAAAGGTTTTATTTAATGACTACTGGTCGCAATTAGTCTATAACAACGAGTGTAGCAGTTTTTATAATTCTTATAGTAGTGTTAATGGACTTGGCGGCAATACTTTATATAAAAGAAAAGATAGTGTCAATGATAAAAAAGAATTAAGTTCTACTATTAATGAAATTTTAAATGAACTGCCGCCAGAAGCATTCAATGACCCCAATAATACCTATTTTATTGTTTTACCTGATGGAGACAAACTTTCTTTTAAATCTAAAAATCCCAAATCTTATTTTAAGAAAATTCTTTGTGCTATAGGAAGTGAAAATGCAGCTTTTTTACAGCTTTCTAATAAAAAAATAAGAGACCTATTATCAACTAAAAAATTGCCGCTTTGTGTGTGTGATACCACCCTTGAAGTCAATGAAAACTTTTATCCATTAAAAAATTACTCGCCGCAAAAAAACATAAAAAAAGACGACAAGATTGCCGCCAACAAATTTTTTTATAATTTTCCACAAAAGAAAAAAGAAGAAAAAGTTTTAGAAATTGAAAATGAAATGAAGAAAGTCAAAACCCAGCTTTTTTCGGACTTTTTGTCGAAATATGGGATAGACGAAAATTAAATGGTAAATTTTGGCTTTTGATAGTTTACCTCTCCCTACGCAATTTGTGCGGCGATTAACTTTTAAAAAAGGAGAAATGCCGGCAAATTTTGAGAATATTTTGTGCCGAAAAGTATTGAGAAGAAAAAAATCCAGATACTATTTATATGTTAACGGAAATAATTTATATATATAGGAAATGCAATAACGAAAAAAAAGTATTAGAAAAAAAAGTATTAGAAAAAAAAATATTAGAAAAAAAAGTATTAGAAAAAA